TTTGTTAGTTGGACCTCAAGGACCAGCAGGACCAGCAGGTTCAGCAGGAGTAGCAGGAGTAGCAGGAGTAGCAGGAGTAGCAGGAGTAGCAGGAACAGTAGGACCAGCAGGAACATCAATCACTGGACCTCAAGGAGTAGCAGGACAATCCGCATTTGATTACTCAACTTACGGGCAAAAGTGGATTTCTACTGCTGTTGTTGGAACTAATATGACAAGCGTAGCAATGTCAGGAACTGGGCAATATCAGGTTCTTACTAATGGAACAAGTACACAATATACCTCAAACGATTATGGAGTTACTTGGACTACTCGTATTACTACAGCACCAGGTGCTATGTCTATTGGAATGGATGCTACAGGACAATATCAAACTGTTACGACTGGTGGTGGTGGTTTTTATTATAGTTCCAATTCTGGTGTTACTTGGACAAATATTATTCCATACGGTGGTTCAAATGTGGGCAGTGTATGTGTTTCGCCTAATGGGAAAAATCAATATGCTATTGGTTTTTATTCAATGGGATATTATTCAACAGACTATGGTGTTACTTGGGCTTATACAGAAGCGGTGCCATATGTTGCTAAATGGCCATTCGTTTGTAATTGTAATGATAAATATGTAACTCGTTGCGTTCAAGGTGGTTTAATGTATTATTCAACGGATTTCGGTGCTACTTGGACGGCATCGACTATTTTAGCAAGTGCTATTACAAATTATGCTTGGCAAGGTTGTGCGATGAGTTCTTTAGGACAATATCAAGTTGCTTGTGTTAATGGTGGCGGTATTTATTATAGTTCAAATTACGGTGTAAATTTTGTTTTATCAAATGCTCCTTCTCTTGCTTGGGGTAATGGCTCAAATGGAACTACTGGTATTAGAATGTCTGCAAACGGTCAATTTGCAACTGTCATTATACCAAATGTGGGGATGTATTCCAGTATGGATTACGGACATACTTGGGCAAAAACTCCAGCAACTAATCTAAACTGGCAGTCTATTAGTATGAGTTCAACAGGACAATTTATGTCTGCTACAAATTCAACCAGTGTTTATTACAGTTCAGGGGCAGGTTCGATACTAAATTCTACTCCAGCCGTTTTATATAATTCAATTACAACCGCATCAGGAACTGCTTATACATTAGATTATAATGTGGGTGCTACGAATATTTTAGCAAATGCTCCTACTGCTAATTTTAGTATAAGATTAAATAATTGTGTTGCTTCTACTACATCAGGCGTATTTACAATTACTTATAATACAGTAAATAAATATTATTGTAATAGCATTACTTGCTACGATACATCAGGCGTTCAAATTGTATTAGCGTCATCAGTACCATTATTCGTAGGAGGAACGCCATCGCTAACAAGTTCAACGGTGATAGTTCAAACATTTAGTCTAATTAGAAATTTTGCGTCAAATTATGTTTTGAGTTCAGTTGCAAGTTATTATTAAACATTTTGTTCACTTACAGTTGTATTAAATAAAATTATATTTACAATTTGACTCGTTATTATAATGTATTGATGGCACTAAATGTTGGTTTATTTGTAATTAATATTAGACAATTCTTGGTCTCTTCTTCTCTGTAAAGATTCAACGCTTGTTTCGCCCTCCTTTAGTTTATCAGCCTTATATTCAACATCATCTGTTGGTAAATGCATTGACAAATTGGACGAGTCATTTAAAGTAACATAACTATGCATTTGCCTTAATCCTCCATTTCCCTTTACTCCCATTTCATCGTCTGATTGATCAAGAAAACTGAAGTTATCTGAAACAATGCCTCCTCCAAATCCTCCAAACATTCCAAAACCATCTTGAAAAGCATTGGGTTCCATATTATTTTTTGTAGCCTGTTTTATTTGTTGTTGCTGCTGTGGTTTAAAATGTTGGTATATTTCATCTCCGTATACAACCTTATAATTTTGATTTAATAAAAGAAGTGCTGGAACACGGGTAACGTTATCTGGCATAATAATTTGCTGTTCATTTGGTAAAATAATAAATACTTTCCCATTAGCATCCTTAATTCTTTTATCAATGCATATAAAATGAATATCTTTTGCGTTTTGCGTTTTGGTTACACTTTGAAGTAACTTTTTGGAAGGTTCGCAAAAATTGCTATAATATAAAATGCAACTCATTAATTTATCTTAAGTTATTTCCTATCACTTTTTAACTAATTAGTTATTAGTTAAAAATTAATTAGTAAAAATTAATTGAATTATTATAAAAAATTGAAATATTTATAATATAATATTAAATATACAATATTATATAGATATACAATGAGCAATAAATCTAAACTGACTGATTTAATTGAAGAAAATGGCATTATGCGTTTTACGATATTCAATACGGATGTTAGTTATGTTAATGCTTTGAGGCGAACAATTATATCAGACATTCCAATTAATGTATTTAAAACATCTCCTTATACAGAAAATAAATCAACCATTATTGCTAATACAAGTAGATTAAATAATGAAATTATTAAACAACGATTAAGTTGTATACCCATTTGCATTCCTGATTTAGACAAAACAATCGTTAAAAATTATTTGTTAGATGTAGATGTAGAAAATACTACAGATACTGTTATGTATGTTACCACAAAAGATTTTCGAATTAGAGATATAACTACAAATAATTTCTTAGAACAAGGTGTTGTAAAAAAAATATTTCCTCCCTACATTCCTCCAAGTGGAAATGGAGAATATTACATTGACTTTTTAAGGTTGCGACCAAAAATATCAGATAAAATTCCAGGAGAAAAAATAAAATTAACATGTGAATTTTCTATAAAAACAGCAAGAGATGATAGTGCGTTTAATGTAGCAGGAACATGTTCATATGGATGTACTCCAAATGTAGAGGAAATTGAAACGCAACTAGAAATTCGTAAGCAAAAATGGAAGGATGAAGGTAAAACGGCATCGGAAATAGATTTTGAAGCAAAAAATTGGAAATTATTGGAAGCGTTGCGGTATGTTAAGGCAAGAAGTTTTGATTTTGTGTTGGAATCCGTAGGAATTTATGAAAATGCTGATATTATTGTAAAGGCTTGTGATATTTTATTACATAAATTTGATGTATTAAATGCTAGTTTGGAACAAGATGAAGTAGAAATTAAGGTTTCCGAAAACACAATGGAAAATAGTTATGATATTATATTAGTTAACGAAGATTACACAGTTGGCAATATATTAAATCATATTTTATACACCGTATTTTATACGGACATGAAGATAATAGATTATGTAGGATTTAAAAAGTTTCATCCACATGATACTGAAAGTATTGTAAGAGTTTGTTTAACTAATAAGACCAATGGTAAAGGACAAGTTAAAACAATGTTAAAGGCAACCATAAAAGAGGCAAATGAGAAAATAATATCAATCAAGGAATTATTTAATGGTAGTCGCAAATCGACATAGTTCTTACATACATTTCGTTTCAATCGCTCTTTTTCGCATATTATGATTTAAACAATACATCAATAATGATGGATGTAATTTGTTCACATAATTCATTACTACTGTATTTGATACATACAATTTATTTGGACGCAATTCATTCAAAAATAATTCATGAATTTTAAACATATGTGTTTTATATTGTGCTGGAAATTCATTTAATGGTTTTTCTTTACGAACATAACAAGATACATAATTATTGTGCAATGATGTAGTAAACATATGAACTTGGTCTCGATAACACGACATTTCTTGTTTTTTTTCAGGATAGTACTTTAAAAAATCTGGTATCTTGCCACTGTGTCTTAAACATAGATACTGATATTGTAATTTTGGTTGATTTCCTCTAAGATGTTTTACTTCTTCATAAATCGGGTTACGAATTTTTGTTCTTTCACCCGTAATCTTATTTTTAATAATGATTCCCATAATATCATATGGTGTATTCGGTGACCCAAACTTATTAATTAAATCTGTATAAGATGTAAATTTATATTTTTCGGGGAATAAAATCATTGTATTATCCCATAAACAATTTGTGGTTATATCATGTAATTCCATTTCTTTAACTATAATTTCATCAGTTGATTGAATAATTTCATAAATCCCAACCAAATATAACACAGGTTTCTTAAACGGCACTACAATTCTATTTTCAGGATGTTGTAAAACAAAACTATAACAATAAGTCGGATTTAAACAATCAATATTTAGACCAGTTAACGCACATGCCTCCATAAACATATCATTAAATGTTTTTTTAGAATATTTAAAAAATGATACCTGAGCACCTACTGTATTACGTGTGGATATTTGCCAAGTTTCTAGTGTAATATCATAAAATACATTTATCATTGTTCCCTCTAGAAATTCCTCCACAATAATTTCTTCAAACTTGTTATTATATTTATTCATAAATTCATCACACGCAATAGATTTCTGGGGAGCAAAACAAACAACCTTGGCATTACGTATGATAACAGACCGCAATAATCCATACGTTGGAATTAAATCATATGCCAGCATTTCTTTGTTGTATTTTATAATTGTATATATATCATTTGCTTTAGTAGAATAGTGAGTTGATGAATAATATTTTTCACATTCTGTAACCAAATCATTATTATTTACACGGGTAACAAAACCAGGAATAGCAGTTAAATTATACTTCATTATTAGTATTATTATATCATTTGTCTTTAAATGAATTAATTATATTTACTTTGTCAAAAAGGTTTATAATTATATTATTTTGACAATTAATGACTTATAAAAATTTCTATAATAAATATAAGATGTCGGAACAAAAACCTATTATAGACATTGAAGAATTAACACAACCGAAGCAAATAATAGATATAGATTTAGACGAAGAAGATTTAAAACCCGACATTGAGTCGATTGACTCTATTAATTTACCAGACGAGCAACCAGTAGAAGAAAATGATATACCAAAAATAGTTACCGAAGTTTTATTAAAACTTGGAGACATTATTTTAATTACTGACCCTACAAATGAAATACTTAATAATAATGTATTCATTATTAATTATATTGACCCCAAAAAAATAAAACTTATTAATTCGGAAAGTTTTGAAAAAACAACTTTATATATAAGTGATACTGGAATTATAGGGGATGGTTCCATTACAGGACTTAAAGTTATAAGCAGTAATTCAAAAGATGGATATGCTAGACAAAATGAACTTTTACCAGGAACGTGGATAAATGTGTATTTTTCTGGAGACATTCCAGTAATTATAACAGGACAAATTACTAATTTAGAAGAAGATATGATTGAATTAAAAACAACTGATGGAGATACTCTATTTATTAATTTTAATTATCAAGGAATTCCTGAAGATTTACCAATTGAAACATTTGAAATTAGACCAGCACCAGAAATATTTAAAAAGAAAGAAGAAGAAGGGAAAAAAGAAGGAGAAGAAGAAGGAGAAGAAGAAAGAAAAAAAGAAGAAGAAGAAGGAGACTTTGGCGACTTTGGCGAAGAAGAAGAAGTTGGAGAACCAATTCCTACAAAAACTGTAAAAGATAGGATATCTCGTTTAATAACTACTGACATTGAATTCGGTGAAATAATAGATGTTAAAGAATATGTTAATATTGGTAAGGAAAAATATAGATTTAGTATTGAAACTCAAACAAATGATTTATTAGAAGAAATGATTTCAAATATCCCAAATTCTAAAAGAACTAACAATGTGTTAAATAGCATTCACATAATGATTACCAGATTTATACAATTGAGAAGTTTAGCATCCACATTTGATTTTAATAAAAATATTACAGGAACTATACGAAAAACAGCAGAGGATAAACCGTTAGCCGATTATTTATGTGATTTTAAAAATAACCTGTATTGGATTTTAATGGTTGCTTCAAATGTAAAAAAAATATATCCTAGTAATGAAAATGCTGAATATAAACAATTCGGGGACTATGAAACAATTGATGAAAATACCAATATGTTACAATTAACCAAATTATTTAAAGATTATAAATCCAATACATCAATTGAAGGACAAAATAAATATTCACATTTGTATTCCTCATTAGATACATTTATGACACCCTTTTATTCGGTAAATCCAGATATGTCGGAAAATATATTTAATAGTCGCAATGGAACAATTATTGAAGCAGATGTATCAACAAACATAAATGCTATAGTAAATAATTTAGGTAATTTATATTCTACGGTTGTAGGAAGGTCTGAAATTACAAACAGACGTTTTGTTGTTCAACGATACAATATGGGTTTAGATAAATTAGAAGCCGCAAACTTTAAAGGAAGTAAATTAATAGCACATAGAGTTAAACTAACAAATAATGACCCTATTTCAATTAATTCTATTTTAACACTTCCAGAACCAGCAGTTAAATTTTCACAAATTAATTTACCAGGAACAGATTTGTTAGTTAAGGCAAATTTAAATCTGCATTTTTTAAATTATTGGCAAATGTTGAAACAAAAAACGTCCACTACAAATATTGTTATTGATGGATTAGATAATGAAATAGATTATGATGACACAAATTTTGTAGATAACATAAAACAATATATGTTGGATTTATCTGAATATGACCGTCCAGAAGGGTTAACAAATTTGCAAATTTATAAAACATTTTTACGCACGATTATACCAAAAATTAAGGTTCTATTTACGCTCGTAAAAAAATATATCAAGGGGAAATTATCATTAGTTGATGTTGTAAATTATTTAGAACCCTTTTTAATTTATCCAGTTGATTTAACGTTTATGCAATATAAAGAAATTAATAATTTTATTAAAGAAAAAATCAGAGACTACAATATTGCCTTTAAAAAATATTCAATGGCGTTTTCTGAATTAAAAAATATTAGCAGAAAAGATAAATTTGGGAAAATACAGTTGAATGATAAAAATAAATATATATATACAAATCCATTATTTAATTTACTAGATAGTAATAAATTTATTGAATTTAACAATGTTAATTTAGGAAATGATATATTTGAAGAATATGGATTTCAAAATAATCAAGAATTTACTGTTTCAGGTTCTGAATTTTTAAAAGCAATTACACTAGATGATTATGGTAATTTATTTAATACGGGTGTTTCCATCACAAATTTACGTCTAATGTTTCCAAAAGAATTACAACAGATTTTAGAAGGTGATAAAAGCGGAATTGTGAATGCGATTGAAAAGGATAAGGAGGACAATAAATGCACTTCATACATTATTGCCAAAAAATATAACTCGATAGAAGAATTAACACAAGATAATGGGAAAACAATATATTATGATAAGAATTACGACACAACTAATTATGATTTATTAAATAATTATAAAAAGGATATACGAGACCTTGATAAATCAGATGTAGAACTATATATTTCAGAAGATTTAAAAACAAAATATAAATTGAACCAGGATAAAGCAGATTATTTAGCAGAAACATTAATAAATCAATCAAAACGCGTTATAAACGGCGAATATGCCATATTAACTCTTGGTGATGAAAAAGATGAAGCAATGGGTTTGGATTATTATATTAGAAATAACGATGAATGGGCTATAGCAACAGAAATTGACCCTACTTGGTTTATAAAAGAGGACGATGTATTATGTAACATTCAATACGATTGTTTATTTAATCCAATATCAAAAGAGGATGAAAAATGTGAATCTATTAAATTAACACAAGATACAATTGCGAATAATGCTTTAAAACAGATAATTGACCAATTTGATAAAAATTACAACATCACACAACAAGAATTAGAGAGCAATTTAAGCAGGAATTTAAAGCACTACATCACAATATTTACTAAATTGAAAGAATTAAAAAAGAATCAATTGTATAAATATAATGATGTTCAATACAAACTAGGGTTAAGTGTCAAGGAAATGGCTGCTAAACAGGTTGTATCTCCATATACAAAATTAATAAATTTAATTGTTGGTCAAAATGACCTTATTAAACGGCAATTAGACATTATTAGTTTTTCATCAAAATATTGTAGACCAGGCGACCCATCTAGTCCAAACATTCATGATGGACAAATGGAAGATGAGTGGTGGATGTATTGTATAGAAACAAATACCAAGTTATTGCCTAAATTTAGACTACTATTAGCAAATGCGTTTATTTCAAATAAATCAAATTACGATAATGTGTTGGCAACAATAATCGCCGAAATTGGTAAATTGGGTGATAACGGTGATGCTATTGTTGATAAACATAGTGGTGAAATAATTTCTTACATTAATTTCGATGTAAGCGAAGGTTATAAAGATGGATTTGTAGATAAAAGTAGGTCTATTTTAGAGAAGGATGTTGCGACAACTATTTTAGAAAATCAACAATTACAACAAAAACGATTAAGTCCGGAAGCACAAATTGTTAATAATATGATAACCGCATTATCCAGCAATATGGGCATTAATATAGAAAAATTGAGAGACGTTATAATTAAAATAGTGACGGAAATGATGAATGATATAAAAATTATCGAAAAGGAACCAGCATATAAAAAACGTGAACAAGAAGCGGCTAAAAAAGGGAAGAAAATACCAGATTACTCTTTTGTATATAGTTCTACACTCTTATATCTTACATTAGGAATGTATTTAATCGCAATTCAAACAAGCGTTCCTTCCATTAAAACACGTAAAACATTTCCTGGATGTATTCGTTCATTTACTGGTTTTCCATTTGAAGGTGAAGGAGACGATACTGGTCTAAAATATATGGCTTGTGTTGCTATTAAATTAAAAGACCCGAAAACAATTCCTTGGAATTCCATACCAAAGACTGAGGAAAAATTTTATTCGACAATAAAAGCATTTATAATAAGATATTTGTTGCCTATAACAGAAATACAAAATATGATTAAGGAAAAAATAGAATATTTATCGTATGATACATCGAGATACGACATTCCAGAAGAACACGATTTATCGTTATGGGTTAACTTTTTACCTCCTTTAAAGAAGTTTCACGTTCCAAACCTAAATAATATAACAAATGGGTTTTCTGAATCATTGCAACACGAAATACAAACAGGTAGTCATAAACAACTGGAAAAATTGTTAGTTATTGAGTCTAAAATAATATCTTATTCAATGGCTATACAAGAGTTGATACAAAAAATAGTTGAAAAGAAGGAGTTATTATTGAGGGCTGGTTCAAAACCATTCATGGATAATGCTTGCTGTAATGAACGTGGACCGAATGCAATGACAACCTTACAATATTTTATACACGAAAACCAAGATATTGATAATTATAATCAAATAGTAAAAAATTTATCGACTGTAATGAGAGATATTAAATTATTAACTCAAGGGGCAATTATGTTGGCAGATGTTAACACAAAACGCATTTTTCCCTCGGCGTCAACTGAATTAAGTGAAGAAACCATTTATGAATCATTTATACAATTATGTAAATTTCAATCGTCGTTGCCATTAACTGAAGAAATTGCGTCTATTTGTAAAGATAAACCAGATTATATTAAAAAAACAGACAGCATTCAAGAAAAAATAGAAAAATTAAAACGCGATGATAGAAAATACACATTAGAATCATTTTTACATTTATTTCAAATTATAAGCAGAAATAATATTATACATATATCTTTAAATAAATCATATGAAAATGGCTTGAGAACGGTATTGGATGAATTAAACGTAACAGATAATGAAGACGTTCCGAAATCTTTAACGCAAAAATTAGAAGGATTGCTCGACAATTATGACGTAATGATTGAAGAAGATACAAGGGATATGCGGGCGCTTAAAAATTATCTTGAGAATTCAAACACATTAATGAAAACAGAACTATTGGATTTTATTAAAAGAAAGGCGAAAATATCTGGTACTGAATTGTCAAAGATAACCAAATTTATTAAAAATCTTGCTGTTTGGAGGTTTGATTTAAATCCTAGAAATGTTGGTTTAAAAGTGTCAGATGATGGCATGTATAATTATATTAATTTTTTTAAGAATTTTATTTCATTATTTTCATCAGTGTTTCCAACTATGATTTCAAATCAAAACATACAACAGATTAATCCTCCCAAATATTGGGGTCTATCTAAGCAACACGAAGATATGATAAAGGAAATGGTAGACTCATTTTATAAACCACTAGAAACATTTTATGGACAATCCAACATCGCAAATATTCTATACGAAATACAAAATAAAAGCCGTGGAATACTTTTATTATCAAATCAAACTCCAGCATTAACAAATATAAAAATAGGAGATAAAGAATTGTATTCTGTATTTGATAAAACAACTGTTACATTACTTTATGAATATTATATATTAAGCATATTTAGCGATTATATTAGTTTAACACAAAATCCTACAATGGTAACCAAAATGTTGAATGTTCCCGAAAAGGCCGACGATACTGATTTATTTAATGCGGATTTTTTAATAGAACAACAACTTCGTTTTACAGAGACGGAACAAGAATTCGTTCAAGGCGATGTTAGCAATTTACAACAAGGAGTTGCAAAGTTGTTAGTTGCTTATATAACTATTATGATGAAATCAAAGAAAACAGTTGACATCTCTTTTGAAGATATAGAAGATAGAGTGTTTAAATTAAAGGAAGCCGAAAAATATACGTTTACAGATAGATTGCGTTCAATGAATGATGAAGAAAAAGACATAGATACTATTTTAAAAAAAAATAAATTAGGCGCATTATATAGCATTGGCTTATCAAAAGGACTTAAAGAATATGACCCAGATAATTTTGACCACGATAAACAAGTTGCTGAAATAATCGCTGGAATACAAAATAGAATAAAACGAACTACTGGGGTTACTGATGATATGGAAATGGATATGGACGTAGAAGATGCTTTAGAAGGTCAAGATTTAGACGCTGACATACAGCGTGAAAATGATATGGATATAATACACGAATATGATGACGACGATGATGCTTTTGGAGAACTTGATGAGGAATATTAGTTAAACCTTTTAAACCTTTAAGAAAGGTTTATCCAAACATTAAACCAAACATTAAACCAAACATTAAACCAAACATTAAACCAAACATTAAACCAAACCAAATAAACATTAAACCAAACAGTCCATATATTATATAACAACTAACAAATTTGTATTTAATAATTTTTCAAATAGACAAAATTATTAAACAGAGTTGTATTTTACTTTTAAAAAAAGATATAATATATATGTTACGAACATTTACAAGAAATAATATAACATTAGTATCTATCATTATTTTTATTATATTTTTTGGAATTATTCAAATGCTTAAGCCAGCATTTTTTTATAATTTAGACGGAAGCATACGGGAATTTGGCATAGGATATAAAAATAAAACAATTTTGCCAATATGGTTATTTTCAATCCTTTTAGGAATTATGTGCTATTTATTTGTATTATATTACTTGGCACATCCAAGAATGTATTTGTAACAACCTTTTATTCAACAAAGTCTTTACATATTTATTTTTGTGTTTCTCTTTCGATTTGTTCCATTACTCCATTTATAGCTATTTCTACACCATCTGCTTTATCTTTTAAATATTTTATATTATAATCACGAAAAAGGTCTTCCCAACTATCACATCCATGAAACCTATAAATTAAATTAAATATATGGTTTTCTTTTTTAGAAATGATAAAATATAAATTTAACAATTGTTTTATCTCGTCCAAAGACCAATCGTTAAAAGGATTTTTATTATCCTTCATTTTATCTAATTTTTCGATTAAATTTTCCATTATAATATAAAATACATTAATATTTCAATTTTGTTGTTGTTTGTTGTTTGTTGTTTGTTGTTTGTTGTTTGATAGTTGTTAGTTTGGTTAAACCTTTTCAAAGGTTTACGGTTTAGTTTGTATAAACCGTAGTATTATTAACCGCTGCTTGTGCTGCTACCTCATCTTGTTGTTTAAGATATTCATCGTGTTGAATTTTAATAGAATCAATGTCTTTTACACATCCTCTAGTTGCTAAATTATAATAAACAATAGAAGATATTAAAATAGCCGTGTATATGTACCATAATCCTTCCCCAATATTATCTTTAAGAACAACCAGACCTAACAGTGCTGATTTTTTAACCCTGTCTGTAGCCGCTCCAGGAACCATCAGGGGCGTTAAAATATCCCATATTTCAGTAAAATTTTCAGGATTCATTTGATTAATTAATAATGAATTATTCCCCCATATTTTCATAACGGCTTCAGCCGCTCCAGTAAGTTTTTGTTTATCGATATCACTTGTAGTTTGATTAAGTTTATCCCTAATGTCTGCGGGCATAATAATAGTTGATAATAAGTTATTTGCTTGAAATGAAACAGCATAATATCCTATAACATCTGTGAATGCTGATTTAAAACCAGGAAAAATAATAAGCACAGCAATCATTACTCCAAAAATTAGGAGCCAAGGAATAAATGTAAATAGCGCAGCAACACCTATATTTTTACCGACATCACCACCACATTTATCAATAAGATACCAGCAATTTAATCCAAATTGGGATACAACAACTAACAAAATATATACTGCTAACCAAACAAGAGTTGAAGAATAATAATTCGTTATGCCATTTGGCTGTTCTAACATATTAAGAGTTAATGTTGGTTTAATTCCTACAAAATATATAACTGTACATATTAAAAACCAAATCAATGATTTAAAAGAGATATCCATATATAGATAATTGGTATAAAATTTTTTTGTTTTTTAAAGGTATTTAATATAATATGCAACTATCAGAAACTGCTAAACCAATGTTAACAGAACCTGGCGTGAAGTATTTCTTAAATGAAACACTAAAGCAATGTCATAAAATTAAGGAAATATATTATAATTACATTTTTAATGTAGGTATGACGTGTAGTTTTTTTATAATTTTAGGAATATTATTGATTTATAAATATAAGGGCAAACTAACACCAACAGAAATAGAACAAAAAGAAACGGAAAAAAAACATTACGTGTTGTCTAAAATACGAAATTATCAACAAGCCAAGATTAAATCACAACAAGAATTAATAACTGGGTTGCCTCACTGGGAAAATGAATTTGACATTATAAATAATAATCCAATAAAAATATTAGAAAAGGGTTTAGAATAAATATATAGGTATAAATTATAATGACAGATAAACCATCCATAAATGAATCTATAAATGAATTTTATAAATTAAAAGACAGTTACGAACAGGGGTATAAAGATAAATATATAACGCCAATAATTAAATCAAACAAATCATTTAAAGAAAAACGTACAGATTATTCTAGATTGCCTAAGCAAGAATGCATAAATTGTAAAAGAAATGTGGGAACTATATTTTCGATTACGTATGATGAAGAAGAACTAAGTAGAAAATTTATTGTAAAATGCGGAGATTTTAAAGACCCTTGTCCTCTAGACATACAATTAATGTATTCTGAAAGAACTCAATTAGATTATGAAACAACTGTTTGTATGGATAAAATAAAGCAAATAAAATTTGATATTATTAAGCAAAAAAATAATTCACTCTTTTTTTTAAACGAGTATCAAAGAAATAAAAGTTCTGTAGTTATAGCAAATTTTGAAAAACTTACAGATGAATTAAAAAACGAGTCGACATATTGTGGTTCATTATTAGAAACTAAAATGCTAAAAACATACAATCCAGTAAAAAATGATTTATTAAAAAGAAATTTGGATGAATTTGGTAAGGGGTTTTTATTGCCATTTAAAAGCATGGTTAAAGATTATATGACAACCCGCAATGATATTGTAATAAATAATGCTGCGTCGTTTTATGTTAATGAAATGTTGCCGAAATTAAACAAAATCCAAAATTTAAAATATCAGGTGAATTTTGTTGAAAAAGATGAAAATACTAAAAAATATACATTATTTCAAAACAGAAATTCTATACAAAGCACCGAACATTTTACTGAGACAGATGATAAAGTTATTAGTTTTGTAAAGGGTGTTAAACAGGCAATCAAAACAGGTAGCAACGTAACTATGAAAGTAAATCCAATAGAACCAAAAGAACCAGTAAATGCTAAAAAGACTAAACTTAAACCCAAGACGCAGAAAATAAAAAGGAAATTTGTAATAGACGAAGACGCATCTGTAGAAGAACTGTTTACGCGTGCACCCGTTGTAGTAGAAGAACCCGTTGTAGTAGAATCACCCGTTGTAGTAGAATCACCCGTTGTAGTAGAATCACCCGTTGTAGTAGAATCACCCGTTGTAGTAGAAGCGGAAGAGTAATTTTCAACTTTAAGGTTGTTTGTTTGTTTGTTTGTTTGGTTAAACCTTTTTTAAAGGTTTATATATATATGTTTGGTCAATATATTTCGATACCTATATTTTTGGCTAGTTTTATAATAGGATTATTTTTTGTATATTTTTTAGGTCCAGAACAAAAAATAGTATACATTTATCCAACCCTTGATAATTATACAAAATTACAATACAAAGATAAGGCAAGTCAATGTTTTGAACTTAAACCTGTGGCAACCGATTGTCCTATAAATCCATTATCTATTACAACAATGCCAATTCAATAATATATATATTATTATTTTTTTTCGTTACAAAAAGTATAACATAAATGCATTTGAGTAAATTTGTTCATAGTTCAACAGGTAAATATATTATGTCTATTATATTAGGCATAGGATTAGCAACTTTATTTAGGCAAGCATGTAAGGGTTCCAATTGTATGGTTAAACAGGCCCCCCCATTAGAAGAAATACAAAACAAAACATATAAAATAGATGGAAAATGTTATAAAATAGAAACAAATGCTGTTAGTTGCAATTTAAATAAGCAAATTGTTGAATTTGCGTAAATATTAAAATAGCAGAATCTTTAGACAATATAGCAATAAATGACTGATATAAATACAACTAGTATAAACGATTTGCCAACAGACCCTTCTGCTGGAGGAAGCATTGGAGGAAACATACATGATAATGCGTTATCAAATGGTAAACAAATGTCTTTAGACCAAACAACAATAAGTCAAATAGTCAATGGATTGCAACAAGCAACATTGTCTGGAGCAACTCAATTACCTAGCAGAGATATACCGTTAAATACTGAACAACTAACACATGACGCACATGTTCAGCCTAATTTTATTCCACCACCAAAAACAAGTGATTATATTAATGACACGGATGACGATATACAAAATTATTATAAAACGGAAAATATAAATAATTCATTAGATTCGCTGTATGATGAGATACAAACGCCCTTGTTGTTAGTTGTTTTATATTTTATTTTTCAATTGCCCATATTTAAAAAAACAATATTTAAGTATATTTCTTTTTTATGTAACACAGACGGGAATTATAATATTAATGGTTTATTATTTACATGTATATTATTTGGCCTAATATATTATTTACTATCAAAATCAGTTAAACAATTTAGTTAAACAATTTATTACATTTAATATCTTATAATTATTAAATGTAATTATATCTAAAAAAATAAACCTCGCTTCTTTTTAGTCTTTCGCGATTTATGTTGTTTGTTTCCTTTAAATGTATTTTTTAACGGTTTTTTATTTTTTTCATTTTTTTCATTTTTTTTGTCAAGTGGTCTATATCGTAAAAAATATTCTTCATATTCTGCGGAATTTTGTTTGTTTTTTAATTCTATAAATTTGTCAGATTTTTTTGCCCGCATTTCTTCAATTGTTTCTTGGTGTCCAATACAGTTAATATTGAAACGTTTTAATAAGCCCTTTTGAGATAATCTATTTTTTTCTTGTACCTTAAATAAATAAGTTGACATGCATAATATTCGTTCTTTATCATAATATGGTCGATTTACATATAAAAATGCCAAATAAAAACTAAGCATTGTGTCGATTGTTGCAATGTTCACCGAATATCCAGATTCTTTAACAATATTATAACTATGACATGCTAATGGCTCATAAATAAATAACACCGTGTCATTGTTTACTTTAATTTCATAATTTGGGGCAATAATTTCCCCGATTCCTGGCCGTTTAATAATTTTAACATCCTTGACACCAATATCAGTTAAACGTTCTTTAACAATTTGAGCAGTAAGTAATGGTTCTTCCGATAAAACATCAAAATCTGGGATTTTTTCTAAATAGTGTCTTATCTTTGTAGGCATATATTTAGAATATAATGACATAGCATAACCTCCAAAAAATACAACTCCTTGGTCTATTAATGTATGTTGTATAGTATCATAAATTTGGTCAGACTGTTCTTTATTTGCCATTTTACGTTGAAATTTTGATGTGTCGCAATGTTGTCCAGTTAACGGATAGTGTTTATTTAATAATATTAATCTTTTTAATACCTTTTCCCATCTACTAACATCACCAGATGGCCTAGATAATTCTAAATACATTCCCATTCTAAGTAAATTGGGAGGTGCATAAAGTATTCCAGAAATTTTAATAGAGTCTACTTTAATTTCTTTAAATAATTCTTTGGGCATATAACTAATATCGGCAACTGGGATAAAATTCACAAATACCTTATACGTTCCATGATGTTGTCCTGATTTTGCCTCAACTTCAATAAAACCGTCTTTAACATACAAGTCAACTAATTCTTTGGCATCCTTTAACGCATTAAAACTATAAAAATCATAATCAGGAATTTCAATATCTTTGTTGTAAAACTGGTCTTGTTTTGGCAATATATTATTAATAGCAGTTCCACCATAACAAATTAATTTTTTATTCCTTAAAAAGGTTTCAACAACAGAAATTATTTTTTTTACTTCTTGTGAATTTGCTGTTCTTTTTCCTTGTTGTTCTTCTGCTTTATCAACTGCTTGACGCAGAATTGCTAACTCACAATCGCTAAATGTTAAACCTTTACATATGTCGTTTTTTGGCATCTTATATATTAAACCTTTAAAAAAGGTTTAGCTAAACCGCTATGCGAAAATGTATTTACTATTACAATTAAAGGTTAAAAATAATCTAACTAACAAATAGCATACACTGTTAACTGGGAGTGCACTTATTTAAAAATTTTATATTTTGTTCTAGATATCCCAGTTAAACTGATAACTTTCCATTAAGTCACTAGAACGTTATTATAGAAACAAAAATAATTCAAAATAATAAATGAGAAAAGCTTGTAAAGGTTTAAACAGGGTTCTGCCACAGGGAGCAGTTTGGTACAACCTTTTCTAAAGGTTGTAAAGGTTGTAAAGGTTTATTTTATATGTCAAATTTATAAAAATCTGATTCTATTGTTCTTGTAGCATAAGATACTGCTGGATCTTGTGGAGGCGGTAAAGGAATAGTAATAGGAATGTATCGTAGACGGTCTGGCTTTAAAACAAAAGCAGTTCTATTTTGATTAAAAAATAAATCATTTTCTTCAACATTGATATCAGCTAATTGATACCTCATTGCTAATAGTTGGCATCCAGCCTCTCTTAATACAACAGAACTAGGATTTTGTGGATTAGAACCTTTATCAGGCATGCCAATTGTCATTGATAATTTATTAAATTCTATTAACTCATTCAAGTCTGGAGTATATTTAATATCATAATACTGAAGTGCTCTCATAAATACAGAATTACTTGTCATATTAACATATTCATAAAATTCAGGGGATTCTAAAAACGAATTATTAATTTTATCAACAATAATTATAACCTTTCCCATTAATAATGGCAAATCAACATTCCCCAAATTTTCTCCGTGATTTTCAAAACTATATGTTTTACTTAATAAAATGGAATTATACGACTCTAAAATTTTAGCAAAGTTTTTATACATTGCCTGATTAGTGCTTTTAATGCGTAAATGTATAATAATAGGGTCTCTTGGATTTGGAGCAGTAGAACCAGAAAAAGCATAATCTCGTATAATTGGCATAATATCGGAAAAATTTATATAATTAAATGTCTCTTTAATGTAGTAACTGTCTGATGTCGATGTTGCCACAACTGGTTGGTCATCTATAGAAAATATTTCAAAATCTAATCCTCGAGTGCCTTGTTTTAACAAGGCTTTTAATACACATGTATCTACAAAATCATTTTTATATTCTCCTCCACTACAACAATTATATGCTGATTTAATATAGTAATCTTTTAATGTGTATTTAAAATTTTGTAATATTGGTTTAATAGATGTTATATTTCCATTTAATGTTCCATACTCTAAATTCATTGAAATGCATTCATTGTTTTTTAAATTATTATAATAAATAATATAATAAATAACAATACCACAAATTATTAATGATAAAATTGTGAGAATTAAGACAACCGTTGAGTCCTTTATATTAGCAATCGCTGTTTTTACATTTTGTATAGGCTCAGACATATTATAATATATACATAAAAATAATATAATATAATTAATTAGTCTTTATAAAGAATTAAAAATTATTTTTATATATATATAAAATGCCAGGTGGTCTAATGAATCTTGTAACCGCAGGACAACAAAACATTGTCCTTAATGGTAACCCCTCGAAAACATTTTTTAAATCAACATATAGACAATATACCAACTTTGGACTACAAAAATTTCGTGTTGATTTTGAAGGTTCTAAAACATTGCGTTTATCAGAAGAATCCGCATTTACATTTAAAATACCTCGATATGCTGACTTATTAATGGATTGTTATTTATCGGTTGCTCTACCAAATATTTGGAGTCCTATATTACCTCCACAACAGGTAACCGACCAAACAACATCACAGGGTTTAGGTAATGTTGAACAATGGGCACCATATGAATTTAAATGGATTGAAAATATTGGAGCAAAAATGATATCCAAAATTAGCATAACGTGTGGTAATTATACATTACAAGAATATTCGGGTGATTATTTATTAGCCGCAGTTCAACGTGATTTTACAGCAGAAAAAAAAGACTTATTTAATCGAATGACTGGACAAGTTCCAGAACTTGTAGATCCTGGAAATTCAGAATCTCGTGTAAATTCCTATCCAAATGCGTATTTTGATAATACAATTGCTGGACCAGAACCATCTATACGTGGAAGAATATTATACATTCCATTAAATAATTGGTTCAGTTTAACATCTCAAATGGCTTTTCCGTTAACATCTTTACAATATAACGAATTGCACATTAATGTAACATTTCGTCCAATTAACCAATTATTTGTTATACGTGATGTATTTGATGCAACTAATAATTATCCATACATTTCTCCCAATTTTAATTTATGGTATATGCAATTTTATCGGTTTTTACATCCGCCACCAGATATATCTATTGGATATGATTCGTATGCCGACCAAAGAAGCATATGGAACACAGACATACATTTAAATTGCACCTATTGTTTTTTATCTAACGAAGAAGAAAGATTGTTTGCTTTACAAGAACAAAAATACATTATTAAACAAGTTCATGAAAGAATATTTCCAAATGTAACAGGGCCAAATAAGGTAGAGTTGGATTCACTTGGTATGATTGCCAACTGGCTATTTTATTTTCAAAGAAGTGATGCCAATTTAAGAAATGAATGGTCGAATTATACCAATTGGCCATATAATTATTTACCATTAAATGTAATTCAAGCACCTACTGCTGGTTCATATACAGTATATCGCACAGATTCTTCTGGTTCTTTTATACCTGTAAATATCGGTCCTGGAGTAAATCCAGATGGCAATTTAACAGGACTATTAATAAATCAAACATATAATCCTCAAAATACTAAATTAATTCTAGTTGCTATGGGCATTTTATTAGATGGTTCTTATAGAGAAAACATACAAGTTGCTGGTGTATTTGATTATATTGAAAAATATACAAGAACGTCTGGAAATGCCCCTTCGGGACTATATTGTTATAACTTTTCTATTAATTCAAACAACTCAGACATACAGCCATCTGGCGCAATAAATATGAGCCGATTTACTCAAATTGAATTAGAGTTTACAACTATTATACCTCCTTTAGACCCATTGGCCCAAAGTTTAACAATTTGCGACCCTGAATCTGGAAGCATAATAGGCATCAATAAACCAACGTGGCGTATATATGATTATAATTTTGATATGCATTTATTCGAAGAAAGAATTAATGTTATACATTTTATTGGTGGAAATGTTGGAATGGTTTATGCTACTTAATATGTGTCTGCGTTTGAAGGGGTTGGTCCTGTATTATAAAATACACCAGTTGTTGTAACTGTTGTTGGATATGTTGGCAATTCTATCATTTGTTCTTCACTTGGGCCATGGTTATACATTCTTTTATTGTTATATAATTTTAGTCCTGCGTTAAAACTTTGGGTCCATATATCAAGACCTTCATATGGTCGTTTTACAGAAACTTGTTTAAAAACTGGTTCAAATGTTGAGCCAAAGCCATTGGTTAAAGAACTATAATGTAAACCTTGGTTTGAACTTAATTTACCACTATCTTCATATGGCTCCACATCTGGGGCTGGTTGTTTATTTGGGTTTGGAGGTGTGCAACCATCACAGTCTATATCAGCCGTACATTGGTCGCGGGTTATTGCGCATTGTGATTTAGGCCCACAAAAATTGTCACAACTATATATATTATTTATTGGCATATCTACTGTATGACTGTAGTCTTGTGTGTTAAATCCTTCTTTAGAATAATTTATTGATATAATCCATATAACAAATAATAACAAACACATTATTGATATATATTGATTTTTCATATAATATACATCAATATTATTAATAATTTTATTAATAATTTTATTAATAATTTTATTAATAAAATTTAATATACATTTACTATAACAAATGTCTACACCAGAAGATACGAGCGCGATTGATGAAAAAAAAGAACCTGACACTAGCCCAACAAACTCAAATTTTAAAGGATTTTTAACTAATTATTTGAGCAGCATTATATTTACTATAGGAATATCTGTGTTTGTAATTGGCACTTTGGGATTATATACAACAAAAGTAGCCCAATCCAATATTTTACCAGACAATATTGGATTGGCTCCTTACACTGATATTAAAAGAGACGTTCAAGAAATGGCAATTGATATAAACATTATTAAAGACCTTTCTTGGAATTTAAAAGTTAATAATGTAGTCTCTCAAAAGGTATATTTTAACGAAAAACAATTTTTAGAAAATTTTAATCATACATTAACTGGTAAGGTATTAGATTCTTTTAAAAGTATATCAAGTCCATCTAGCGGAATTATTGGCAATGCTGGATTATACATTTCTAGCATATACGAATCAATGATGTCAGCAAATTTTGGATTTATTAATTCCATATTTTTGTATTTAAGTTACCTACCAGAATCGGCTATAATGTTAGTATATGGGTTTTTTGGGATGTTTATTTGGGTTGGTCTATATATATTTAATTTTTTTACTAGCATTATGTATCATATTTTATATATATTACATTTTTTTAGAACTAGTTTACCTGATGACGCTACTAAATGGGAGGCTTCTGCTGATGTATCATTGTTTGGTTTTAAAAGTATATTAAAATGGATATTATTTATTTATTTTTGGTGGTGGATTGCCGTGATTTCTATGTTTGTTACACCAGTAATAACAACATTTTTAACGCTTATTGCTCCTTTACAAACTAAATATGGAGTAGACAAGGATAAAAAAAACACTTTAGGCATTGGCAGTTTTATACGTAATACAATTGTATATAAAAAATCGTTTATTTTAATTCTAGCAACTATAAGTTTATTGTATAATGCGACTACCCAATTAGGAGCACAGTCATTAATTGGTGTTATTACTGCTATTATAATTTTATATTTTGTAGGCTTTTATTCTCAACAAATGCCTGATATAAATGATACAACACATTTTTCCAAAAATTTAAGCAATCCAAAATGCGTTCAGGCAATAAATAACCTATCAGGTGGTTCAAAAAAACATAAAATAAAATCTTAAAAACAATTTAAATGTAAAATGTTATATTCAAATTAAGGATGAAAAATATTAAAAATTCTACTATTCATAAAACCAAATCCCAAAGACAAACATCTCACATTTTTCCATTTGTAAGTGTATGTACTCCAACGTTTAACAGGAGACCTTTTATACAATTTATGATTCAATGTTTTGAACACCAAACATACCCAAAGGATAAGATTGAATGGATTATTATTGACGATGGAACCGACCCAATCAAAGACTTGGTTTCACACATACCCCAAGTAAAATATTTTTATTATAATGAAAAAATGTTGTTAGGTAAAAAACGTAATCTGATGCATACAAAATGTTCTGGAGATATTATAATTTATATGGATGATGACGATTATTATCCTCCTGAACGCATTTATCACGCAGTAGAAACATTACAACAAAATCCTATGTTTCTAATTGCTGGAAGTAGCGAAATGCATATCTATTTTGAATCAGAAAATAAAATATATAAATTTGGTCCATATAAAGAGTTTCATTCAACTGCCGCAACGTTTGCCTTTAAAAAAGAATTATTAAATAATACAAATTATGATGATGATGTGGCATTAGCAGAAGAAAGACAGTTTTTAAAAAATTACACAATACCTTTAAAACAATTAGACCCTTTAAAATCTATATTAGTATTTTCTCATAAACATAATTCATTGAATAAGGAAAAACTATTAACTAACAAGCAGTCAAGCAAATGTTCTGAATCGAAGTATACAGTGGACGATTTTATTAAAGAACCAGAATTAAAACAATTTTTTATGAATGATATGAATAAATTGTTAGTTCATTATGAACCAGGTAGACCAGAAAATAAGCCACAACTATTGGAACAAATACAACAAATGGAAGAAGACCGTGAAAAACGCATCAAAATGATTGAATTGAATCAAAAAAAAGACACAATTTCTTCAACCAATTTTCCACCAACTAATGAATTAGCGATGTACATTCAAACCATAAAAAATGATTATGAAAAACAACTATCAGATAAAACATATCTAATTAGTGAACTTTTTAAAAAAATTAAACTACTTACAAATGAATTGGCCGAATATAAAATATAAACATTTTAACTAAAACCAATTTAAAGGCAATATACACAATAATGTATATAAGTGAAAAAATGTACTTCCATGATTATATGAATAACAATGCCAATGAGAATGATTGTATGTCATTAGATTCAAAGTTAAAGGCATCTAACGGTTTTAAAATAGAAGATAAAAATAGAGTAAAAATTGTAAAAACGGTCAACACAAAATGGAATGGAAAGCATTACAAAAATGTAGAGATTGAATTGTTTGGAACTGGTTATATTGGTTCTAGAATTCGAAACGCCGTATCTGGTGCTAGAACCAGGTCGTTAGTTGGTAGCAAAGATGAAAATATGTTTTTTCAAGTTGCCGACTGCACTGGTTTAAATGGACGAAGAGAGCCGTTAAATTTATATTACGATAGTCCAGAACAATATGAAAATCATTTTTTTGTAAATTTGGAACAATCTGTAAAGGATGCTTGGCATAGAAGATTTGTTCAATAGTTAAAATTGACATTACAGATTATTATTACCCAATTATTGTACATTTGTGAATTTATAAAACATCCAACAATTATAAACTGCCCATTCAGACGAAACACAAAATAATTTAGTAAATTAATTAAATTATTTTGAAATTACATATATATATATATATATATATATATCTACATGCTACTTGCTAATAATGAAAAAATAATAATTCCAGATGCTCCTTGACCTAATCCAGATGTTTCCGTTATACCATCGTGTTTACCAGATGCTCCCCCAGAACCACTATTAGCAGCACTTGGACCAGTATACAAACCTGTCGCTGTAGACCCATCATTAGTAATTCCATTTGTACCAGCATTATCTGTTGCTCCGTATCCTGACGATGTGCCTACTCTTGAACTAGTTAATGTACAACCAGTACCCGCAGCACCACCTTTCCCTGTTGTTCCTATATATTGACCTAAACATCCACCTGCTGGACCACCCGCATAATAATAATGTGTTGATATACCGTATCCAGCAGGAACTGTCATTCCATTGCCTCCGTCTCCTCCAGAGCCGTATATTTGTCCAGGAGGGCTTAATACATTTGAAGCTATAGAACCAGCACCACTTCCTCCACCGGATAGGTTCTGATTTCCGTTTTCCATTATACAGCCAGCGTTAGAATAACATGTATAAATTGAATTTAATGATGAAACCGGTTGGTTGGATATTGTATTAGCATACGCGTAACGTCCACATCCTCCGACCGACCCATTGCCATTTGTCAAACCCTGCTGATTTGACCCATTATGATGTCCATAACTGCCACCATTAGCAGTTAAATTATTTGATGGATTATTAACCCATGTTACAGTTGAGTCTGAACCATTTATACCGATATCTCCTATTCCAATTGCTGTTCCTTTACTAAATGGTGTCATTCCAGCAACATTATAACTTACAGTATCGGTAACATTTGTTAAATTATAAGTTGCAAGTAATAAAGCACCCGCACCTCCACTTCCTGAAGATCCTTTGTTATAAGTATTTCCGCCACCCCCGCCAATACATAAACAATATATTGTTCCTGTAAAATTGCGAAGTTTAAAAGCTGTTCCACTTCCGTCTAAATAATTGTAATTTTTAAAAAGACTTGTTGTTTCATCAGTATAATCATTAGTTTTTCCAAAATTGTAAAATTTTACGTTTTCGCAATGTGTTAAACCATTGACGTATGAACCTGTTGTGTTAAATGTACAAAACATTTTTATTTATATATAATTATTATAATTATTATAATTATAATAATTTAAAATTTATAATAATTTTTAAATTAACATTCTTCCAAATCGCTATCAATTATAATATCTTCAGTTTCAAGTGCGTCTTCCTTAGTATATTTTTCTAAATATCTATAAATTCGATTTATGTCTAATTTTGTTATTTCATAATTTTCAAATAATGCCAATATTTCAATATCAGTATGTTTATTTTTTAGGTCTAAAAAGAAGGCATACATATCTTTCTTATCCATACCTAATTGCTGGCATAAATGTTGAATGAATGTTGAGTTATTATATTCTGTTGAATATTTTGTTAGTACCTTTGTAAATCTTACTTCAGTTGGATTGAATGTTACTTTCTTTTTTGAAAAATGTGTATGATATATTTTATTATTTTTAAACGTTTTTATTAATGAGCTCATCTCGTTAAATTGCCATATTTGTTTTTGAAATGTAATTCTATCTATATAATCCGAAAAACACATATTATCAAGAATATTTAAATAAAATGGAATAGATTCAGTTTTATTCATTTTACCAAGAACATCTATTATATTTTCATGCCATAATAATCCTACAATTGTTCTATCTGTTTCATTCATAATTGTTACATGGTCGTCTATATTATAATTATTATTTATTAATTTTTTTGTTATCTTTCGTGTATCATCATTATATGATTTCATTAAAAAAATATTTTGAATAATGTTGGTTTGTAATATGTTTTTCTTTTTTTGATACAACTGATAAATTGTTCCAAGTTTTCTTAAGTCCCCTTGAATAAACGTGATTACATGTTCCTTTATATTTTCATCTAATTCTGGAATCATTTCACCAATGATAGAACTCATTTGGATTCTTGTGGGAGGTTTTAACTCTATAACGTGACATACCTTCATAAGTTCTTTAATTTTTTTATCAATGTGATAATTGCCTATACATATTATTGGATTTAATGTTATTTCTTCAACCCGTTGTTTTTTAGTCTTTTTTGGTCTAATTATTTTAATTAATGAGTTTATACCGCCTTTATCTCCATTATTCATTCCATCAATTTCATCCATTATAATTGCTATTCGTTTTATCTTTTTATTAAACATACTCATAATATTTTTATCTGACATGTTGTGTTTAGTTATAGTATCGATGATTGATTTATTTCTAATGTCTCCAGCGTCATATTTAATAATATCATAATCCATTTCTGTAAGAATATTTGTAATAAATGCGGTTTTACCGCATCCTGGTTCACCATATATATATATACCCTTTTTGATATTTAAGTTATGCTTGTTTTGTTCAAAATCTGCCAAAATTGTTTTTATACAATCAACTTCTTTCTGGCGTTGTAATAAATTATTTATATTAATGTTCTCCATTTATCTTTATATTATACACTGTTCTAAGTTCTTTTTAAGTTTTAATTAAGGGTTAAAAAATTTAAAATGATTGTTCTACACCGAATAGATTCATGTTCTATACAATATGATTCTAAAAAATCAATGTAATTACTATAAATGTATCCTTTATAATAATATTGTTCCATTTTTAACCATCTGTTATAATTTTCAAATAATATATTTGAAAACACAAATTCATTGTCTTGACGTATCATACAACGAATATACACTTCACTATTTTTTTTATTAATAGATGATTTTAGCAATACATGTTTCTCCAAATAACATTTTTTTGTTAACATAATTAATGTTATTGTTGGAATGTATGTTTTAATAATGTCAATCAAACAAACAGGTAACTCGCATATTCTTTTAAATAATTTTTTTTCTTTCATCTTAAAATACATTATAAAATGATTTTAATACATTTTAATTCATTCATTTATAAACTAGTATCGCATGGATTTTTAACGCCTGATGTAATGCCATCCCATGTAACTTTACATTCTTTAGACCATTTATATTTAGAACAGTTACCAGTTGTTCCATTAAATGGTGCTTGATTAAAATTCATTGTGTTTTTATTTTTATCACTTGGTAAATTGCAAGTTCCTAAATTATGCGAATTAAGACATTCCGCACCATTTCCTGAAAGGTCAACCCAATAATCTGGACAGGCTCCAATAATTGGAGGCCAAACCTCTGTTTCTGTAGTTTTTGATAAAGTTACTCCTATTATAACTAACATAATTATTAAAATAATAATCGCTATTGTTAATATTATTTGTTGAAAATTCATTGGCTATATAAAACAAATATATATTTTTTTTATAGGTACATTATAAATTAAAATATAATATATTTTTTTATGAGTGTATTATAATATGAATAGCACTAAAAGTTCTAATGGCAGAATTGATATAATTGATAAAAAGCAAGGACCTGATATATCCAGCCTATTTAAGTTATATGATAAAATTCCTGCGAATCAATGTGTTACATTTAGAGAACCTACATTAGGACAATGGGACGAAACTGATTTGTCATCGTCGTATTTTTCTAAAGAAAATATACAAATTGTTCAAAATGGAATTAGAGCAGGAGTATATAAAAAATCCAATGGACAATATACTATTGGACAACAAGATTGTGATTCATTAAAAGTTATTATGCGAAGTGTATTTTTACAACACGCAATTAATTTACCAGATAATGTTTCTGGACAAGTTGACGCACTAAATCAAATTGTATTGGATTATTGTATTCACAGTGTGTATTCAGAGGCGCAGGGATATATGAAATACTTATATGATGTTAGCACATTGGCCGTTCCAATGGCAACCCCAATATTGGCAAAACAATATGACCGTCGTGATTCTAAATTGCCTAAATGGTTTTAAATACAACAACCTTTAGAAAAGGTTGTGCCAAATACAATAACACCGACAATAACACCGACAATAACAACAATAACAACAACAATAACACCGACAATAACACCGACAATAACAACAATAACAACAATTTAACTTATGGGGTTCAAATGATATATAAGTCATTATACAAATTTCCTAGTTTATTCAATTCGCAAAAACCCAATAAATCTTGCTTAGTGTGAATGTTGTATTTTTTAGCAAAATATTTCTTCCAATATCCAACCGCATTTTCCGAAATAATAAATGGTAAAATTATGTTTTCTTTAAATTTCAATTCAACATTACTTATCATGTACTCGGCAATCCCATAACCGTTTACACGACAATCCATAATATCTATGAACCTACATTTTTTAAATAGGTCTTCAATTTTATAACAATCAAACAAATTTTCATAAAAACAATTGTCACAAAGCACAATATAGCCAATCACACAAAACTCTTGGTATGCTATGCTACATTCAAAATGTTTAGTTAAATTCGGTTTACCAATCATAACATATACCAATGATGGACAATTGTGAATTCTATCAGTTATAATTCGCACAGCATTCTCCCCCCAAACTTTTTGTATAAATGCGATAAAATTCGCCTCAACAATGCTATTGTAATTTTTATGTTTTTGTATAATGTCCAGACTGTTAAATAAATAGTGGTGCTTCAATAATTTGTCCATTTAGTATATATAGAATTATCTTTTTTGAATCAATTTTATAATCCAGTAAAAAAATATTATTATTATTATTATTATTATTATTATTATTATTATTATTGTATAAACTTATTTGGTAACCTTTTTAACTATTTTTGTGGCGTTTGCGTTTGATACAACCTTTTTTCTTACTATGTTGACAGGTTGTTTTTTTATTTCTCCTAATTGAGATTTTTCACGTTCTTTTTGGTATTCAGTATATTCATTCTCCAACATTTTTAATTCTGATAACCACATTTGTTGAATTGTAGTTGATTTTAGCACATCAAGTTCTGACAACTTGTTAGCGCGTTCTTTATTTAATCTTTCAATATTTTCTTCTGATACTGAATCCATCGGCATCTTAACTAAATATTTAAAATCATCGTCTTTATCAATTGTATCATAATCATTTTCTATCAACATATCAATAATTTCCTGCTTCTTTTTATTTCTTAAATCAATAGTTCCATTCAACAATTCTTGAATATATTTTGTTTTGTTAGACAAAACCATTAGTTCTTGCTCCACATTTTCAATTAAATAATCTCTTCGATTGTCATAATATTCCAGTCTAATATCAAAATAATCATCAATAATTTCTTCGACATTGCTATACTTTTTTAATTTATCTTCCGAATTAAATAGATTCATATTTGTTGTAGAAGAACTTGTACATAATTTTAATATTTTTTCTAATCCATTACACCCATGTTCTCCTTTAATTGATTCCAACTCTATCATCTTGCCCTTACTAAATGTTATAATAAATTCAACTGTTGTATCCTTACTTTTATCATCATATTCCTTAATAATTGGCACAATTTTTTTCCCATCTTTATCTTTATCATTTTGTAGTTCTTCTAAAAGTTCCTTAAAATCTTCTGTCCAATAACCGATTGGCAATTCTGTTACTACCAGTTTATCTTCTGATATCTTTTCATATAAACCTTTAAACAGAAATTTTGTATCTCCAATTTTTGTTATTGTTCCATTAAAGCCTTCGTAATATGGCAAGAATGTAATTGCGTCATTTGTTACACTTTGTAATTTATTTTTTAAATAAGCAATAATGTCTATTGGGTTATAACACATAATTTCAGTGCTAAATCCTGTTCCAATGCCTTTAGAACCATTTACTAAAACCATTGGTATAATTGGAACGTAAAATTGTGGCTCAACGGGCGTTCCATCATCATTTAAATATTTTAAAATATGGTCATCTTGTTCTGGAAAGATTAATCTAGTCAGACTTTCTAACCGTGTAAAGATATATCTTGGAGATGACGCATCTTTGCCTCCTTTAATGCGAGAACCAAATTGCCCACCTGGAACCAATAAATTAATATTATTTGAACCTACAAAATTTTGAGCCATGCCAACAATTGCCTGATTCAAACTCTCTTCACCATGATGATAACAGGAATGTTCTGATACATAACCACTAAATTGAGCCACTTTAATTTCAACAGTCAACCGTTTTTTAAAAGAACTAAATAAAATCTTTCTTAAACTAATTTTAAGTCCATCCATTAAATTGGGAATGCTTCTATCGCAATCATATTTTGAATAATGTATTAATTCCTTGTTGATAAAATCTTCGTAACTAATCATATGTTTACTCGTATCAGCATAACTATGTCTATTATATACTGTTTCTAACCATATCTTTCTATCGTCCGCACGTTTTTTATTAAAAACCATATCTATCGCATCATCACTTGTTGTCCCACTATATTCAAACCCAACAAACTTTTTTTCTTCAAAATATTCTACAAATTCGGTCTTTGTTGAAGTGCCTAACCCTTTATAATATTTCACATTCCACCCTTTTGTATCATTTTGCTTTTTCCAATCTTCATATTCACCCTCATTATAAAACTTTAATTCTTGTCCACCTTTTTTTGCCTTTAAAATGGGAGTATTCATTGAACCAATAAACCCTGGAATGTGAGTTAAAGATGCCCATTCATTTTGAAATAAATTAATACATAATCCTTTAATATGCGAACCATCTAAATCCTGATCTGTCATAAATACAACTTTACTATATCGCAAATGTTTGTTTACATCTTCAATTGAAGTATATTCTTTACCTGCTTCTAACCCTAAAATTTTTTTTATTTCAGCAATTTCCTTATTCTCAGAAATGCGCTTTACCGCCTCACCTCTTACATTCATAACTTTGCCCTTTAAAGGATACACTCCAATTGTGTTTCTATCTTCAGACGACAAACCCGAAATCACACCCGTTTTTGCCGAATCTCCCTCGCAAAGAATAAGAGTTGTTATATTTGATTTATCGGTTCCTGCCCAATTAGCATCTGTTAATTTTGGAATGCCTCTTATTGATTTACTTTTTGTTCCATCTGTTTTTTTAATAGCCTTGTTTTCTTTCACTTCAGTTAACGCACACGCCGCGTCCATTACTCCCATCTTTGCGATTTTTTCAATAAATTTATCACTTACATCACATTTAGACCCAAATTTAACCATTGGTGTATTCATAAAATCCTTGGTTTGACTGTCAAATGCTGGATTTTCAATATCGCATCTAATAAATAATATTAATTGCTCCTTAATACTATTCAAATTCACTTTTATCTTTTTCTTTTTCTCAATAAAATCAGCCAATTTTCTAGTAATTTGATTTAAAATATACTCAACATGTTTTCCACCCTTTGAAGTATAAATTCCGTTCACAAATGAAACCTGAATAAATTCGTTGGATGGAGTTAGTGCCACAGCATATTCCCATCGTTCATTTGCAACTTCATATACCCTCGGCGATGTTGTTTTATCGCCAATATATAAGTCAACATAATTCTGAAAATTCTTAATAGGAATAATAGAACTATTGTATTTCACCTTAATGGTTTTATCTGTGATTGCTGAAATATCATATACCCGTTTCTTTAATAATGAAATCATATCAGCAGTTAACCCTGTAATCCCGAGTCGTTGATAATCTGGCTTAAAAGTAATTTTTGTATATGGTTTGGCAGTTGATGCCTTTGTGATTTTAGGAGGACAAATTACATCCAAATTATCTTTAAATTCTTGGCAATATTTTAGTCCTCTAATATGGTCGACTGTTTCAATATATCCATAAGTCGACCAAATTAAAACCAATTTAAACCCGAACCCATTCTTTCCACCAACAATTTTTTTTTCATCTTTATTGTAATTAGTGGATGTTCTGAGATGTCCAAATATCAATTCAGGAACCCACGTTTTATATTCTGGATGCTGAACTACATCTATCCCATTTCCATCATTTATCATAACAATAGTTCCATCATCTTGAATTGCTATATCAATATAAGTTACAGGCAATGAATTCTCCACGTTTGCGTCGAGTTTTGTCTGCATTCTTACAACATGGTCTCTACAATTCACAATGCCTTCGTCAAATAATTTAAATAGACCAGGAATATAACTAATATTTTTCTCAATAATTTTATCATTTGTGTCGTTCATAATCCATACATCTGAATCTACATTCTCAACTGAACCAATATATGTATCAGGATTATCCAAAATATGTTGCTTATCTGTTTTTTGTTGAACATCAAAGAATAATTGGGTAGGTAAAGTTGCACTCATTGTTTTGTTATATTTAATTTACACAATTATGTTTAAATTGTTTCAATTTTTTTAATAATAAAATGTTTTTCAGTGAAAACATTTTTAAAGGTTTATATTAGATGTCAACATACAATAATAACAGATTTACACCAGGAAATAAATCAAATTTAAGAAAATACATCGCTCAATCATATTTAACACAATATTATGGTATAAATAATATAGAACAAAAAGCGATTAATAGTTGTTGCATTCAACCGCAAGTTAAATTATTAAAACAAGGATATACAGATTCTACACAAACTGAAAACGCGAGATTTTCCAGAATATTAACTGGACCTTTAGGAGGAAAAACTACATATGGAAATGCGAATCACCCAGTTATATTAAATTATTTAGGAGGTTCGCCAGGACAACCTGGCGGAATACCTAGACCTCCCAGAAACACATTTTAACAACCTTTTTAATAGTAAATTAAGGAATTATTTTTTCTTCTATATGTTATTTAAAAGGTTGTTAAAATGTTATTAAAATGTTATTAAAATGTTATTAAAATGTTATTAAAATGTTGTTAAAATGTTATTAAAAGGTTGTTAAAAGGTTGTTAAAAGGTTATTAAAAGGTTATTAAAATGTTTGGCACAACCTTTTAAAAGGTTGTTAATATTTTTTTTCTTACATTATATTATATAATGAGTGGAAAAATACAACGTATTGGAACCCGTGCCCAAGTGTGGCATCAAACAGCACAACAAACGCCAGGAGGGCTTAAAAAATCCGATTTAATTATGAATAAACACGGACGAATTGTTTCTCGTGAAAAACATAATACTGCTAAAAAGGAAATGCGTTTATTAAAGTTTGGTTATGGAACAAAGAAGGGAAAATTTGGATTTGTTAAGATAAGAAAAGGGTCTAGGTCTCAATCTACAAAAATGAAAGGTGGAAAAATGACACATGCGTCTGCTAGTAAAATGTTGAGAGTCTCTGGGGGAATGGGTCATTTAAGCCCATCGAATGTTAATTGGCATGAATCTAATTCTAATGAAAGTGACAGCCCTCTTACCAGAGCGTTGACTGCTGGAGGCAAACGAAGAAAACATACTCATAGAGGAGGAACTATTAAATACAGCAATCTAAGCCCGTCAACCATTGAAGATTCAATTAACGTCCAACTTAGAGCAGGAGAAGGAAATTAAAATAAATCTACTTTTCTAAAAAGTAGAGCAAAACCTTTTAAAAATATTATACTAAATATAATATTATTTATTTGAATTCTACTTTTGAAAAAGTAGAACAAAACATAAATCTACTTTTTCAAAAGTAGAACACATTTAATTTTGCAACCACTCAGAACTAACAAATTTTTCAAATCTAATGTATTCAGATAATTTATAAGACACAAATTTTTCAAAAAATTGTTTACTAACAATTGGTAAATTTCTTTGTTCTACTACATTTTTTGCCTTGAAATATTTTTTATAATTTTGATATAATTCATCAAATGAAATTAAATCTAAATCCGCATTTATTTCAACCTTTAGCAAATTATTTTTATAATGTGTCAAAAATTCAGTTGAATCATCTTGTTTTGACCATAAATTACAAGAAATATTTGTAACGTATTTATTATCTATCACTTCAACTTGGGGAGAAAAATAATGACAAATCATTTTGATAATTTCTGTGTCAGAAATTGTTGTTTGACTTCCAGATTGTTTAAATAACGATGATAATTCATCTATTTCAAATTCATCATCAAAATTCTCATTTCCATTTCCTGTTGAAATAGAAATGTATTTTTCCCAAAAATTTAAAAAAGAACTAACGTGAGGTAAAAATTTGCTAGTTATGTTTGTAAAACTTATGATTCCATTTTCATTTACATTTTCCAACCGCTGGGCTAATAATTGTTGTAAATTTGCAACATAAATCATATTAGGAATATTTATGCTGGTTAAATATAGTTTCCATATATAATGCATATTTTTCCAGCAAATCTGTAAATGGTTAACTGTATCAGTAACAGTAACTGGTTCAATGCATTGCTTAATAAATTCTGTGATTATAGTATCTATTGAATTATTTTCAAAATATAATATATGCGTTTTTACACTATCTTCTGCCTTTGTACACAAATATATATCTGAATGGGTATATCTGTCTGAATAATGGAACGCAACACATAATAAATCAATACCTATATTGTTCAACATATCTTTCACAATATCAAATGAAAATGTATTTGACGTTTCATTTGTTTTAATTAATCTATATGAACCCAGTTTATGACTGTCGTGATATTTTGATATAAAATTATTCATGATGGAAACTCCTGTAGTAATATAGGCAATAGAATCAATTAAACTAATCAACTTTTTTGTATGACTGTTAACAAAAAATAATAAATTATCATTGTTTTTTTTTAATATACAATCACCTATAACCGTTAAAAAATACTTTGCTTCTGTTTTACATTGAAAAATTGTTCCCAAAAATCCCAACACATTTTGAATGGTATATGTTTCGGGTACAGATTTGAATAAACTTCGGTCCTTTATTTTTTTTATAATGTTTTGCTTTGTTTTATGCTTCCATTGTACTAATTTCCCTTCTTCAGTAATTGTAGATAATAAATGATAGTGTATATCATCATCCTTTATTATTCTATAATTTTTACCATCATATTCATAATAAATATTATTAAAAGGCATGTAATAATATTGGTGTTTACTTAAAAACACCTTATTAAAATTATGCTGCTCTGATAACAACCCGTTGATTCTAGTAACTCTGTCTTCGTGACGTTTATTTTCTTGTTCTAACATAGTAGGCAAATTGGTTAAATACATTTGTAAGCGATTTGATATATATGAATTATCTTTATATGTAAAAAACAATTCATTTAATGATACAACAATTGTTTCAATATTATTCATTTACAATTATATGTAAGATATTCTTTAAATTCATTACTATATGTATATATCAGCCTTTTATAACTTTTTGGCATTTATTGTATTATAATATACAAAATACAAAATACAAAATACAAAATACAAAATACAATATACAATATATAAAATACTTTAGTTGCGTATAAGTATTTAAAGAATTTGCGTTTAATTTTAAATATAATGTCCCAATTTAATAATAATAAAAATACATCAACTGAAGGAAATGTGTTAACCATTAAAACTGTTCAAATAGCACCTTTTAGAACTCTCATGACCGCTCTTAAAGATATTCTTTTAGAAACTAATATTTCATTTCAACCTGATGGCATTAGAATTATTAGTATGGATAAATCGCATACCATTTTAGTTCATCTGTATCTTGCCGCTTCGAATTTTGAATTCTTTGAATGTAAAAAAGAAAAAATTATTATTGGGGTTAATATGTTTCATTTGTTTAAACTCATTAACTCTATCGATAATGATGATACATTAACCATTTATATTGAAAATGCCGACTATTTTGATGGAATCGTGTCTCATTTAGGATTAAAATTTGAAAATGGAGATATTAAGCAATGTAAGACACAAAAACTTAAATTAATTGAACCTGACCAAGATGAACTTGAAGTTCCCGATGTCACATTTTCATCCATTATTAATCTGCCGTCTTCCGATTTTCAAAAGATTATTCGTGACCTATCTTGTATTTCTGAAAAATTAGAAATTAAATCTGTCGGAAATGAACTCATTTTTAAATGTCAAGGGCAATTCGCTTCAGCCGAAATTCATAGAGCAGAATCTGACGGTTCTATGGGATTTGTTGTTAAACAGGATGCTTCTAAAATTATTCAAGGTGAATTCTCACTAAAAAATCTAGGATATTTCATAAAATGCACTAATCTTTGTTCGCAAATTGAACTTTATTTGGAGAACGACTTGCCTTTTGTTGTAAAATATGATGTAGCCAGTTTGGGAGCCATCAAATTAGCATTAGTCCCCCTTCCTTCTAATTAGACCAAAATACAATATAATATAATAATATAATAATATAAAATGTCAAGATATTCCAGAAATTATACAGAGTATTTAGGTTCAAAACGTTGTTGTAATTCTTCCAATTCACAAATTCCCATTCCTGGACCCCAAGGGGCTCCTGGTCCTATAGGACCAATGGGTTATATTGGTGCTACAGGTGCGACAGGTGCGACAGGTGCGACAGGTGCGACAGGTGCTACAGGTGCTACAGGCGCTACAGGTGCTACAGGTGCTACAGGTGCTACAGGTGCTACAGGTGCTACAGGTGCTACAGGTGCTACAGGTGCTACAGGTGCTACAGGTGCTACAGGTGCTACAGGTGCTACAGGTGCTACAGGTGCTACAGGCGCTACAGGTGCTACAGGCGCTACAGGCGCTACAGGTGCTACAGGCGCTACAGGTGCTACAGGCGCTACAGGTGCTACAGGCGCTACAGGTGCTACAGGTGCATATGTCCCAGCATTGTTTTATGCTACCACTCCTTATACGCCTTATACGGTATCAATTACAGACGCATTTACCCCAATAACAGATCAACAGGTTACGATTGTAAATGATGCATCTGGTTCCAGTCCTGGTTTTTATACATCGCCAAATAATGTCATTTCTGGAAATGTGTATGCTTTAGAGACAGATGAAGTTAATAATTATGTTGGAGGAACATTTACTAGCCTAGGACAAAATGTGTTAGGAATCACGATTGATACAAACGCAGAATTTCCTTTAGATAAGGGATTAAAAGACACAGTATCTGCTCTTTGTTATACATCAAACACACATAGACTTTATGCTGGTGGTGATTTTACAGAAGATGGACACGGAACAATAATGAATTACATTAGTTTTTATAGCACAATTACATCTACTTGGTATCCTATTGGTTTTGGTTCTGGTCCTCAACCAGGACTTCAAGAATCAGTGTTCGCGTTAGCGAACTTATCTGATGACATTTATGTTGGTGGGAGGTTTAAGGCTGATACAAATGGTAATGTTTTTAATAGAATTACACAATACAATTCTATAAATGATACATTTAACCCTTTACAAGGAATTACATATGGCGTTAATGGAACAGTATTTTCTGTTGTATATGATGGGTTAACATATATTTATTGTGGTGGAGATTTTCAAAGTGCTGGAGGGCAACAGGCAAATAATATAGCAAGATACAATATTTCAACTAATGTATGGGAACCGCTACAAGATTCAGGTACTTTACAAAATGGTGTAGTTGGCATAGTTAATACAATATTTTATGCACCATCTGGAGAGGTGTACGTTGGAGGACAATTTTTATCAGTTTCTGGAAAATCACTATATAATATAGCATTTTGGTCAGGAGGAACTTGGCATTATGTTGGAACAAGTGATACAGTTAATGGAACAAATGGAACAGTTGAGTCAATAATTTATGATAGTGGAACTACATATTATATAGCAGGAAATTTTACAGGAACTGATTTTAATGGTGTAATTTCGACAAACGCATCAACTTATAATATAGCAACTTGGAATGGTAGTAGTTGGGGGTATATTGGCACATCTCAATCACAAAATGGCACAAATAATAATGTTCATTCTCTATATTTTGATACAATTAATTCGCGGTTATATGTTGGAGGTAATTTTACATCAGTTGACTATTTAACAACTCCCGCGAATTATGTAGCATATTGGAGTAGTGGCACTTGGACCACATTGTCGGGTTCTATAGGCAATGGAACAAATGGTTCTGTAAATTCAATTACAACAGATGGAACTTTAATTTATATTGGAGGAAATTTTACATTAACTGATTATAATGGTACTACTGGAACTACAACATATTATATAGCTTATTGGGACACATCTGGGTCAACATGGAATACATTATATAGTTCTGTTCCAACTAAAAATGGAACTAATGGTCAAGTTAGAACATTATTTTACGATAGTAGCAATAGTAATTTATATATCGGTGGAAGTTTTACTGGAACAGACTTTGACGGTACAACAGTTTCATCAGGGCCTTATTATAATTCAGTTATGTGGAAATCTCCAGCGTGGAGTCAAGTCGGCGATAATGCTACAACTCAAAATGGAACAAATAGCGATGTTTATTCGATATATTATGATACAACTAATATATATCTAGGAGGTAGTTTTAGTTTAGGAGGATATAATCCAGTAGACAGTTATATAAATACAAATAATATAACTTATTATGATGGTGGCACAAAATGGTTTAATTTACTAAATAATAATACAAATGTAGGAGTATCTGGTTTTGTATATGCGATAACTGTAATTGGTTTAGATATTTATGTTGGTGGTGATTTTCAATATACTGGTCCAATTTTTACAGGTCCAACCTTAGTTAATAATATTGCCAGATGGAATACAACGCATAAAGTATGGTATCCTTTAAATTATAATAATTCAGGAGTTGGCGATATAGGTGTCGGCGGTATTGTAAGAGCGTTAGCCACAAACGGAACATTATTATTTGTTGGTGGAGATTTTACAACAACAACAAACGGATTTGTATTAAATTATATTGGAATGTGGGACCCAATATTAAATGTATGGACGCAAATAATTTCAACTGATATAGGATTAAACGCATCCGTTCTTTGCTTAAATTGTCGCACACCATTTACAAATTTATACATTGGTGGGAGTTTTACAAAAACAACAAACGGAATTGTATTAAATTATATAGGAAATTTAGCATTAAATCAATTGTCTATTGGAATACAACCAATACAAGATACAATTTTGAATGTTGGAACAAATAACCCAGTATATGCTGCATTATATAATTATCCTCGTATTAATTTTGGAGGTTCATTTTCAGTTACTGGTGGGACAGGCAGCATACCAATGCATAATTTAGGGTTTTATTTGTATATTTATATATCTCCACCTATTATTCTTAATACTCCTTCTCCATCTACTATTCAATTTTTGGATACAATAACTGGTGAAATTGCAGACACATATACACTATCAACCCGTTTTAAGTCTGTAACATTAATATATTATACTAATTTAAATCCACAATATTATTGGTTGATAATGTTTCGTTCATAATTATTATATAGCATTTATTTATTTAAATATATAAATACTATAATACTATAATACTATGGCATTTACAAGATTTCACGATGACCCTGCTAGAATAACAAAACAGTTACAACAACAAACTGACCAAGGGCGATATGCTTTAGATGTTCCAGGAAATGGGGCTAAACCGTGTTTTATGTTGGATCCACAAATTATTCCTCAAAAATGGGGCGGTAATTTATGGACTCATTCAACAGACATCCAAAGTTCACTTTTAGGAATTGATAGACAATTAAACAGAGATTGCTTATTCGGTGCAAGCTTAGTTCAGGATAAATATAAAAGACAAACAGTCCATGCTTCCCCCATTGATTATCCTGTATGCGACAGTTTTTTAACAACAGAGCAAACACGTGTAACAATGCCTGCTTGGACGGCTAGAGATTTAACTCAAAATCACGCATACATTTTATCAGAGAACCCTCAAACTCATGCTGAAATACCATTTCAAAGTTTCGCAAGTTCGCGAATTTTAGAAAAAGACCATTTTAGGAGACAATACGATTGTTTACCACCAACTAACAACCAGTTGTACACAGTTCCTGTTAGAATTGAAAAAGGCGTTAACTTGCCTATAAATAATAATCAAAAAATGTAGATACATGATACTTGTTACAATTTTCTTTTATTTGTTTATATTATTATAGTTTTTTTAAAAGTATATATATATATATTATGGAATTGGCTATACCTTTAATTGCCTTAGGCGGAATGTATGTTATTTCAAATCAAAATAATAACAATAATGCAACTAAAAACAATAATACAAATAAAAAGGAAAACAACAACCCAATTAAAGAAAATTTCAATAATATGGGCATTCGAACAAATCTTCAATCCAGCAATTTAGAATCAAAATTTAATAACTATTTACCAAATACAAATATCCCACCTCAAAATTACCCAATTATGAATAATAAAGAACTAGTAGATACTATTCAAGAATATCCCAACCCAAACGCAGCAACAGATAAGTATTTTAATCAAAACGTATATGAACAGAAAGAACGCTCTGGGACACAAATTGACAGCAATATACAACAAATTTATTCATTAAGTGGCGATTATATGGCATCTTCCGAATTTAAACACAATAATATGGTGCCTTTTGATGGAGGAAAACCAAAAGGGCAGACGTATAAGGTAAATAATACTGAGGTTATTTTAGATAATTATGTAGGCAATGGGTCTCAAGTTATTAAAAAAATAGAACAAGCACCATTATTTAAACCTCAAGATAATGTTCAATGGACATATGGCACTCCTGATATGAGCGATTTTTTCCAATCTAGACAAAACCCAGCAAACAAAAATAATATGGTTAAACCATTTGAATCTGTTATGGTTGGACCTGGATTAAACAAAGGCTTTAGTGCTTCAGGAAGTGAAGGATTTAATTCTGGCATGGAAGCCAGAGATAAATGGTTACCTAAAACAGTTGATGAACTTCGTGTCACTACTAACCCCAAAGAAGAATACTCTTTATCCAATCATGAAGGTCCTGCCTCATCTGTTATTAAAAATGTAGGAATATTAGGAAAAGTAGAAAAATATAGACCTGATTCATTTTTCATCAATACACAAGACCGTTGGTTGACTACTACTGGAGCAGAAAAAGCGGGACGTTATGTGTCCCAAGAAGTTCTTAAAACCTCAAATAGAAATGAAACAACGACGTATCAAACTGGCACTCCAAACGCTACATTAAAGACGGCCAGTTATGTTCCCAAAAAATATGAAGAATCCAAAAGAATTCAATTAGAAGGGTTTGATGTCGGGCCTTCGCACGCAGGCCGGGCTACACCACACGATGCTGACCATACTAGTCTAAAAAGTCACACAAATTATACAAATAATCGAGTAATTAATCAGCAACCTGAATCATTCGGGTCTGGTTTTGCCAGTGCTATTGGTGCTGTTATTGCCCCCATAATGGATATTTTAAAACCCTCTAAAAAAGAGGAATATAGTTGTAATATGAGAATTTATGGCAATCTTGGCAACACAATTCCTGGAAATTATATTGTTAATGCTGGAGATACCCCTAATACAACCATTAAAGAAACCACTTTATATAGACCTAATGGGTTTATCGGAAATCAAAGCAACGACGCATATATGATTTCAGACCAACAACCTATTACTAATCAGCGAGATACCACAACAGGATGTTCTCAATTAAATGCTATGAGTTCAAAATATGGTAGCCGACAATATGACGCAGATTATAGACAAACTAACAATGAATCAAAAGAAAAAACTATTGTTGGGCGTACTAATGCGGGAAATACAAATGTATTTAATTCTCAAGTAAATGTTACAATGTCTAAATTGGATGCTGACCGAGAAAATAATAGGTTATGGGCTCCTCAATCAGTTATTCAAAATGGTCCATCTGTACAAACACACGGTAAAGCAAGTATGCCTCAATATTATAATGAAGATCAAAGTAGTAACCGTCTGGATGCTGGTTTGCTTGATGCTTTCAAGGCTAATCCTTTTACACATAGTTTACACAGTGCCGTATAATTATTAAATACGTAATATTAAAATATAAAAACACTATTTTAATATTAGATAACGTTTAAATGACATTACAAATTCATCAACAAATAAAAGATAAATTAAAATACTTTCACGACATTCATAAAATACCTAATATTATTTTTAATGGACCATCTGGCTCAGGCAAAAGCACCATAGTTAATGAATTTATTTCACTCATTTATAATGACGATGCTGAAAAAATAAAAAACATGGTAATGTATGTTAATTGTGCGCACGGGAAAGGTATTAAATTCATTCGGGAAGAATTAAAATTCTTTGCTAAAACAAATATAAATACAAATGGCGGAGATATATTTAAAAGCATTATACTGTTAAATGGTGATAAACTAACAATGGACGCACAATCCGCGTTACGAAGATGTATTGAATTATTCAGTCACAACACACGATTCTTTATTATTGTTGAAGATAAATATAAATTATTGAAACCCATTTTATCTCGTTTTTGTGAAATGTATATTTCAGAACCAGAATATAACGGGCAAACTATTAATCTGTATAAATGGAATATAGAGCAAACGTATAAACTAACAGATATATCTACCCAACGCAACGAATTTCTTAAAAAGGAATTAAATAAATTGGTTAAAACAACAATGAGCGAATTAAATGTATTAACATTTGTAACTAAATTATACGAAAAAGCATATAATGCTTTAGACATTATTAAATTGTTAGAAGATGGGTTATTTGACATTTCTCAAGAAAAAAGATATGAATTGTTAATTGCATTTAATAAGGTTAGGAAGGAATTTAGAAACGAAAAATTATTGTTATTATTTATCATTAATTTTACATTTTTAGATAATAAAATAACCTTGGAAAATATTTCGTTTATGTAATGTGTTTTAAGTTCTCTTTCGTTTGTTAGTTTTCCTTCGTTTAATGCTTCTCTTCCGTTTGATAGTTCTTAGCCGTTTGATAGTTCTCTTTCGTTTAATGCTTCTCTTTCGTTTGATAGTTCTCTTTGTTCTCCCTCCAAGTGGAGGTGGAGGTCCGTCAGGCGAATTAGGCCGATAGGCTGGCGAATTAGGTCGATAGTCAGGTGGAGGTCCATCTGGCGAATTAGGTCGAAAGTCAGGTGAAACTCGTATTCTATTGGGTGGAGGTGGAGGTGGAGGTGGAGGTGGAATTTGGGCTTGTGCTGTTTCACTAAATGGAACTAACATATATGTATCTTGTGGCCCAGTTTGATTACAATGGTTTGCACCTAATGCATTAAACCCAGGTATCATAGTTGGGATTAAATCTGATGTTACAAATTTAAATATTGGTTGTTGTTTAACAAATACAAATATGCGTGGTTCGGGAACTGGTCCATCCCATATCCATCTTGGTTTTTCAATATATAATTGCGATCCTACAAAATCAATTGAAATTAGGTTTCTCCCTCCAGGTTTTAAAAAACCAACATAAGAGTTACCTTGCCAATTAACAGGCGCATTATCATTACATTCATAAATTGATTTATTTTTATTCATTTGGTTCATATATTGTAAAGAATTGCAACTATATTTATATGTTTTATCTGATAATTGCATTGCAGTTATAAAATTCTCACGGTGTTCTGCCAAAAAAATAGAAATTTGCGGGTCATCTAAACTTACCACATCATAACAATGTTGAGTTCTTATATCTTCTGGCATTTGAATATTTACTGGAGCAACTGGAGCAACTATTTGTGAGTTATTTTGTTCGCTTAATAGCCTAAATAAATAACTTATCCAATCTGTAATTTCTCGTGTGTTATTTATACTAGATCTTACCCAAATTTTGTCTAATTGTTCTTGCGTTGGAAACGTATTATTTTTTTTATATATATGAAATAACCACTTGGCTACCTTTAAATGCCCGTTTTTACACGCAAGTGTAAATGCAGTTTTATCGGTATCATATGTTGTTACTATTTCTGGTTCCAATTCATACAACCATTTTACTATATTTAAATGTCCGTTTTCACAAGCAGATTTAAATGCATCATCATCGTGTGCATCAATATGGATACCTGGTTCTTTGTCCAACAACCATTTGGCTAATTTAATATAGCCGTTTTTACAAGCAGTTCTAAAAATTATATTATCGTTTGCTGTAATATCTACTAAATCTGGGTTTGCGTCTAATAATAATTGTAAAATTTCAATGTGAGAATTATTAGACGCACTTAAAAACGCATTAAAATAATCTTCATCTGTAATTCCAGTTTCAGGTTGATAATCATTTAATATTTCTTCAACCTCGTCTATATTTCCTTCATCACAATACTGAATAAATTGGGTAGCTATAGCAGATGACATATAATATAAATATATTTTATTTATATTTTTTCCTTATCTATTACTACTTCCTTAGACACATTTTTAATTATTTTTTGATAATTTCGTGTCTGTTCGTCCTTAGTAGAACCACTCATTACTTCACATAACATTTTCATATATCTATCATTTTGTTTTGAACTTGGGTCTAAATAATCTTTATTCATCTTTTGCCATTCTACAATTTGTTTAATATTTTTGTTAGCAATATATTTAATTGCCTTTGTTATTTTATCATTAGTTTCATTATCTTTTGACCACTGGTCTTCATCTTTGATATAAATGATATCTCGTTTTAAATCACTACAGTGAACTGGGCGTTTACATATATCTAATTGATTTAAACCATTTATAAAAATTTTAGATATACCTTCAACATACCCTAGCCTCGACGTGTCTTCTAAATCTTGAACACTTAATACAAGCGAATTAATGAACTCAGTAATGTTTATTGCGTCTTTACATTGCTCGTTTAAAAACACTTGAAGATTAAATGTTTTATTGTTGTTATGTATTACAGTATTAGTACTAGAGGTTTGTGTTTGTATTAATTTATTGTTTTGTTCAATTAGTTTATTATTTTGTTCCGTAAGTTGTTCAATAAGTTGTTTATTTTGTTCCATAAGAAATTCTTTTACTTGGTCATCTTTTTGAATAACATTTAATAACATGTTACATACACACATTTTACGATGTTTCCATAAACCACTCTTGGTAGCATATTGGTGCCCACATTTATTACACATATAATTTAAAGCATTTATACTTGCCGAATTAACGTGTTTTTTTGACAATAAATGTTTTTTATAATTACTATTTATATACGTAAAATAGTCACATGTTTTACAACAAAAAGTTTCCTTATTTTTAACTTGATACTTTTGGGTTTCCAAAAGTATCAGTGTAGCAGGCAAATCATTTATTATTGTGTCAATTATCGTATGGGTATAGTCTGGTGGCTGATAATTATTTAATTGTTGATACTTTTGAGTTTCCAAAAGTTCCATATTGGATACCTTAAAGTATCAGTAGATAAAATTTTAAGTCATTTTCAATAAAATATAAAAATATTATCGTAACAACATTGTTATCTCATTTATAATTAGACAGTTCATTCTGCCCGCACATAAATATCCAAAAACCGTTTAACTCATTTAATACAATGAATGCTGATACTTTGGGTTTCCAAAAGTATCGGTGTAGCGAACATTTAAATGGGATATTATTATTTATAGATGACGTTGGGTCTTAACGATGACATATTTTTTTAACGCGATACTTTTTCATTTCCATTTTGGAAACCCAAAAGTATCTGCACATTATTTTAAAGGTTTGTCTATAAAATGTAAAAATATTATCATAACAACATTTTTCAACTCATTTTGAAAAAGAGAGCATTATGGTCACACCTCATTTTAAACAATTTTTTTTCAAACCTATCTTCCATTTCCTGAAATTGGACATTTATAAATGTCCAAAATCCACTTTTCGAAATCCCCTTTAACTCATTTTATTTGATTTTCCAACAATGGTTACTGATACTTTGGGTTTCCAAAAGTATCGATGTAGTGAACATTTAAATGGTATTTTTTTATTTATAGATGTTAATTGGTCTTAACGATGACATATTTGTTTAAGGCGATACTTTTTCATTTCCATTTTGGAAACCCAAAAGTATCAGCACATTATTTTGAAGATATTTCTATAAAATGAAAAAATAGTATGGTAACAACATTTTTCAACTCATTTTTAAAAAGAGAGCATTATGGTCACACCTCATTTTAAACAATTTTTTTTCAAATCTATCTTCCATTTCCTGAAATTGGACATTTATAAATGTCCAAAATCAATTTTTCGAAATCCCCTTTAACTCAATTTATTTGATTTTTCAACAATGGTTCATTTATTACATTATTTTAAATACTGATACTTTGGGTTTCCAAAAGTATCGATGTAGGAGACTTTTAAACTATTTTTTATAATTTATAGATGTTATTGTGTCTTTAAAAATTCAATTATTTTTAACGTGATACTTTTTCATTTCCATTTTGGAAACCCAAAAGTATCAGCACATTATTTTAAAGGTTTGTCTATAAACTGTAAAAATAGTATGATAACAATATTTTTCAACTCATTTTGAAAAAGAGAGCATTATGGTCACAACTCATTTTTAACATTCTTTTTTCAAACCTTCCCTCCGTTTTCTGAAATTGGACATTTATAAATGTCCAAAATCCACTTTTCGAAATCCCCTTTAACTCATTTTAATTGATTTTCCAACATTTATATAGGTTGTAAACATTTATAAAAAATATATACAATTGTTATACCATTTATCAAGTAATCATTTTAGTATACTAACAAATACTAGGAAATTATAATAAATGAGTTAAAATAGCCATTTTTTAACATATGTTAAATACATTATGGATGATTTTAATGTTAGTTCGTTACACGAATCAAAGAATGAATGGGGAGCACGTTTATTAGTTATTTTAACACCTTTAGTAATTGAGGGTTTAAAATCTATTTTTGATGAATCTTATAAATTATGTAAAGACAATGGTGAATTAGATAAGTATTTAATGACATTTCAAAATTTTACTGCCAGAATTCCAAAGTGGAACGCAAATATTATTGAGCAAGAACGTAAAAGAATTATTGAAAGAAGTGGGTGCGGTTATTTAGAAGAATTAGTAACATGTATACATATAATTCAATTGAAACTGCTAACAGCAATGCGAGTTGGACAACGACAGAAAAAAATAGACATTAATATACCCAAATTAGATGATTTTATACATAAAATGTATATTAATGTAGCCAGAAAAGTATATAAAAATGTATATTTATTTGAAATAAATCTACCTCCTTTACAAGTTCAAAAACATAATAGAGAACTTGAAATTATTGTGCAAGAATGTATTTTAAATTCAGTGAGAGAAAGCATCCCAGTTGAGAATATTTTAAGAGCATATATGGATGAAACTGTTGAAGAAGATGTTGTTGAAGAAATAAAAGAACAAATTGTGGAAACCGTTGATAAAGTAGAACCAGTTGTTATAACAGAAGAACTAAATATAAATAATAAACTAAAGTTTAACGACATTGACCAAGTAATGACTAAAAATGGAACAGAAGAATTTATAAACGCTCCAAAATCAATTGATAGATTGGAAGAAATTAGCGCGATAAGAAACAAGCAACGAAAAATGGAAGAAGAATCTGATGATGAAACACTTGTTATATCTAACGAGGATATATCATTAGATACTTTAGATATTCATAATTTTGGCACCGCAGATATAAAAATAGACTCTGATTTATTTTTGGATGATATAGAGATTTTAGCATAATTGCGTTTATTAATAATTGAAAATGTAAAAATATATTGTAATATGGATAATATATTTTTAGTAGCAGGATTTATATCTGTCATCTTTTTTATTGGCAAGTTTTTAGAAATGAGATACATCGAAAAAGAAAGTAAGCCTCTTAAATTTTTAATTCGCGATTCTTTGTTAGTTTATATTAGTGTTGTATCTGGTAGTTTTATTATTGAACAATTAAATCCTGTAATAAACGAAACCATACACAATGTAAACCCAATCGCATTTACAGATAATCCTCCGTTTTAATTACAAAATGTAGTAATTTATAATTTATAATTTACTACATTTATAATTTACTACATTTATAATTTACTACATTTATAATATATAATGAATCATTTACAACAAAGATTTTTGATGTTTTTAATTGGTTGCATTGGAATTCGTTCACTATTTGTTATTATTGCTAAATATATAAATGCGAAATATTTAAAATATTTAGGTTATTTGGCTTTAGTGCCTGCTATAGGTTTTATGTATATATATTTAACAGGAACCAGAAAAACAGGTGCGGAAGTATTTGGAGAGAAAATATGGTGGAATAATTTAAGACCTATACATTCTATTTTATATTTTTTATTTGCTTATAATGCGATTATAGGTAATAAACAATCTTGGATATATTTATTGGTAGATGTGTTAATTGGTTTAATAAGTTTTTTAATACATCATTACGTAAATGGTGATATTTTAACGCTATTGAATATGTAGCCCATTTAAAATCTTCAATTGCTTATCTCCCAGTCCACACTTTAACAAATGCTCCAGGAACTACTTTATTATTATGTAAATCTTGCATATAATTGTTATAATTATACCCAAATGCTTTTGGAAAATTATGTATTGACCCAAATAGCGATTTATTGTTTAATAAATTAGGATATTCTAAACAAAACAATGCACCAAATATTCGTTCTAATCCACAACGGTCAGTTCTATTATGTATAACGTTTACTAAATTTGTAATTCGATATTTTTGTTGAATTAAATCTAAAAATCGCAAGTTTATAAATGATTGAACCCCAAAACATAATATTAATTGGTCTACATTCATGCCTAATACAGGCGTTGCCGTCAGTTTATTTATTAAAGAACCTGAATTATTTAATGCTGAAGCAATGCGTGTTAAATTTGATAAATTGTCCTTATCATATGGATGATGCCACAATGGCAATACAGGAACAGTCAATAATTCAAATGGTATTCGTTTATGAATAAATACACTGTCGTGTAGTATTACCGCATTGTTAAACCATCTATATTTTAAAAAATAAATATAAGGCAACAGTTCACCTCTTCCAGGATACTCAGACTGAATAATTATTATATTTTGATAATCAAAATCAGGTTTAACATATAATTTATTGCTATTATCATCAATAATCACAATTTGTTTATGCGGGTAATATGTGCGTATAAGTTTTATACTTTGATTCCAATATTTATTTGTAATCACTGATTTTACATGTCTTGTAATTATAAACCCAAAATGACTACTCATAATATTTATATATTGGTTTAACATATAAATATTCTATTATATACTAACAACCCGAAGATTTACAGATTTATAGATTTACAGATTTAACAATATGACGGAAATGCATCAATATTAATGATTGATTCGCCCTTTGGAACATTTTTTTGTAATATCATAAATTTACTAAATTCGGGTCTCTGTAATTGCGAATGGGGAGTATGTTTATGTACACATCGGGCAATCATTTTATATAATTTAAAATCTGGGTATCTTTCTACCCCATTATTTTTATATAATACATTAATGCCATTATCATCAATACACCAATCTACCATTAATTTAACAATTGGTTCACAATCATTAATATTTTTGATTATTTCAAAATCATCAACAACATAATCAAATATAGAGCAAGCCAATCTACATAAATCAAAACTAAAATTAGGTTCTAATCTTGGTTTTTTATCGTTAAAGTATGGTTCTGTATTATACTGAGACGAAGCATCTCCATTATTATGAAAACTATCACTACAAAATATTTTTCCATTGAATCGATATATTGCCCGCCCAAAATCAATGATTTTAAATATTTTGCCAAAGGTAGGAACCTTGTATGTTTTATCTTTATACACATAATATAAGAATTTTTTGTTAGTTGAAATATACATAATGTTACTAGTATGAAGGTCATTGTGTGTAAATGAAAACATTTTTTGATATGTTATTAAAGTCATTATAATTTGCATTAATGCCGAAAACCATTCGTCATGTGACAGTTTTTTGGAAAGAATTAAATTATCAAATGTATATTCGCAATGTTCTGTACAAATCACTTGAACTGGAAATTTGGGAAAGGTTAGCCATAAGGTTTCTTCTTCATCGGTTAAATTTTCTTCACTTTCGCAAGATTCCCAATCTTCGTTTTTAGTTACAACATCATCGTCGCAATCATTACATTCATCGCAATTGTCAATAGAACTGTCATCTGTTTCAGAGTCCAATATATCTCCATCATTCGTGTGTGATGTTCTAGACGAACATGTAGAACCAGATTTTAAACTTTCAGATTGTTTTTGAGTATTAATATAAAACTCGTTAGAATTAGTAATGTCAACTAAATCTTTTACATCATTCAATGTAATCAAATTGTCTGAAAAAATGTCTTCAAAAATATCATTATTAATTGAATCCATTGATTTATTAGATATATTTTTAATGCTTTGTGATATAGTAAGAGCAGGCAATGGTTTGGATTCTTGATTGCTCATTAAATGCGAATAGTCGTCTACTGTAAATAATACATTTTGTTGTTTATTAAAAAACTCTGATTGCATAAGATAGTCAATGTCGTCAATGATGTTGATTTTATGGTTATTTTTTATAGCCAAGAATGAACCATAATAATCAATTCCATGAACAAATTTATGTTCGTGAAGCACTTTACTAGTTAAAAAAGAAAAAAATCCATCAACATATGATAAATTATTTGTATCTGCTAATTTAGGGTGTATTTTTGTAGTCTTGTCAAAAGAAGGAAGATTGAACAATTGGTTATCTGTATAATCATATTTGCCAACTAAATATTTACATGGGTCTAATAAAGGAGCCATTTTGATGAATACTTTTTGCGTTATATTAAAGGTATCGTTGTCATCCATTGTTTTAAGTTTACACATAAATGTATGTTCTGGGTCATCTACATCATTTGGTTTTGTTTCTTTTATATCAGACATAACCCAGTAATGATTTAAATTTACAGAATTAAAGTTTGTTTCATTCAAAGAAAAAAACTTGTCGTAAATAGGAATGTAGTTTTGGATATTGCTTAAATTGAGATTTTTGTTAGTTTGAAATTTTGTAAATAGGTTAATATTCTTTCTTTTTTGGTAATTAATTGAGATTGCCATTTAGCAAATAAAAAGATTAATATATATACATTTTAACTCATTTATTTCTAAACTATTTTATTCTTTTATTCTTTATTCCTTAATTCATTAATTTAATGCGTAACTTATTTTTATTTATCTTTACTGATAAGTATAATGAATTTAGAATTAAAAAGATTTGACATGAAAAGTATCAGTTTTAAACCAAATGAATCTAAAGGCCCCGTTATCGTATTAATTGGACGGCGTGATACTGGTAAATCATATCTCGTCCGGGATTTGCTTTTTTATCATCAAGATATTCCCATTGGAACAGTGATTTCAGGCACAGAAGAGGGGAACGGATTTTACGGCAAATTGGTGCCGAAATTGTTTATTCATAATGAATATAATACAGCCATCATTGAAAACATTTTGAAGCGACAGCGTCAGGTATTAAAGCAAATTAAAAAGGAAATGGAACAATTCAAACGAAGCACGATTGACCCACGCACCTTTGTGATTTTGGATGATTGCTTGTATGACAACACTTGGGCGCGGGATAAGATGATGCGTTTGTTGTTTATGAACGGCAGGCATTGGAAGGTCATGTTAGTGATCACGATGCAATATCCTTTGGGCATCCCCCCAACCCTTAGAACTAACATTGATTATGTGTTTATTCTCAGAGAACCATATATCGCCAACAGAAAACGCATTTATGAAAATTATGCTGGTATGTTTCCCACATTTGAGTCGTTTTGTCAGGTGATGGACCAGTGTACTGAAAATTATGAGTGTTTAGTCATCAATAATAACTCAAAATCCAACAAATTACAAGACCAAGTGTTCTGGTATAAGGCAGATTCACACAATGACTTCAGGTTAGGGTCAAAAGAATTCTGGGAATTATCCAAACAAATCAACGATGACGACGATGAGGAGCAATATGACCCTAATAATGTGAAAAAACGAGGCGCTGGACCTAAAATAGCAGTAAAAAAAAGCACCAAATGGTAAAAGTGCTTTTATTTGCGGAAACGCTTTTAACATAATCGCTTTAAATGATATAAGCGATAAACTACTTAAAGACAACACTCCATTATATAGTATAACCAGCATGCAAGAGTTAAACATCGTTGAACTAATTGAAAATAACCCTATTACCAAGTTGTCGAGTGATTATAATGGTAAATTATTAAACAAAATAAAGGAAAATTTTAGTGGTTTCGAACAACAATTGTTTTTATCCAGTTTTTATTGCTATTTAAACCATCATCCAACAAATGATTTTGTGATTGATTTGGATAATGTATGGAAATGGTTGGGATTTAGTCAGAAAGTAAATGCCAAATCATTATTAGAAAAACAATTTTTATTAAATAACGATTACACTAAATCGCTTTTGTTGCAACAAAAGGGACCAACTTGCCCTGTTAAGGGAGGACAGAACAAGGACATTTTTATGTTAAATGTAAAAACATTTAAGTCATTGTGTTTAAAAGCAGGAACCAAAAAGGCGGACGAAATTCATGAATATTATATGAAAATGGAAGAAATATTACAAGAATTGGTAGAAGAAGAAAGTGATGAATTAAAATTACAACTGGAACAAAAAGATAATATCATTTTAGAAATAAAACAAACAACTGAAAATGAAAAACTACAACTAACAAAAGAAAACTTACAACTAACAAAAGACAAACAAAAAGAAGTAGAAAAAGCAACCATCGTTCAGTTCCCATTAAACACCGAATGTATTTATATCGGCACTATTGACAACACCAATGAGGCAAATGAAAAATTAATTAAATTCGGTCATACCAACGATTTAAATACAAGAGTGTTAGACCATCATAAACAATACGACAACTTTGTTTTACTCACTGCTTTCCGTGTTCAGAATAAAGTGGAAATAGAAAATTTAATAAAAACATACCCAAAAATTAAAAGACAAATTCGTAGCATACAAGTAAATGGAAAAAATAAAACCGAATTAATAGCATACGATACTACTTTTACAATTGATAAATTAATAAAATACATTAAAGACATTATACATTCAAAGACATATAGCATTGACAATTTCAATAGAGTAATGCTACAAAATGAAACATTAACTGCTGAACTAACAGAAATGAAACTTCAATTGGAACAGGATAAAATAATAATGATGAAACAAGCAATTGAAATCAATGAACTAAAAGAATTATTACAAACGCAAAAATCTACATTAGATGCTGTAAAAATTGATAATCAATCTGTATATCAAAATGTATTAATCCCAGAAGACGAATTAACACAAAAATTTAATGAATTTATTACTACACAGTGCATTGTAAGACCAGATGTAGAGGAAGGTTCAACAACTTTAGAAGGAGCATATCGTATTTGGAGCGGTATAAAACCCCAAAAAGAAGTGTTCCATGCTTTAAAACATTATTTGGATACCAGATTTAAACCATCACGACTTACAAAACAAGACAAAGACCAAGTGGTTCACGGATATATCGGAGTAAAATTATTGCCGATTGAATATAAAAAAACATCCGTTGGAAGCAATGTGGAAACATTTTTATTTCAAGTGTGTAAATTCTCACCCAATGGTAAAATATTAAATTCAACATTGTTAGATGAGTACCAACGATGGAAAAAGAGCGTTGGAAAAGATACAAGCGATAAAGACATTGTAGAAATCAAAGAGTATTTAAATTCTTGTGAATATGTGTTAAAAGCGACCGTTTGGACGGAACGAGGTTCAAATGAGGGGTATTATGGAATATCTTTAAAACAAGACGAGTTCAAGTATAAAACAACTTCTTCAACTGGAAAAAATGTTGAAAAAATTGAAGTAATTTCTGGAAATATATTGGGAACATGGACTACTATTGTTAAAGCATCGGTTGCCGAAAACATTTCGGCGGCAAAAATGTCAAGGAGTATTAAAAACAAAACCATTTTTAACGATTATTTTTATTCCATTAAGAATTAATTTATGTAATTTTAATTTGGATAAATTTGATTCAAATACTTATTTTAAGGTTTAGAAATTTTATATGATAATGGTTTTCTATTTCTTCTTGTAAGATTTTTAGTAGAATTATATCTTTGTATCCATCTTTGTAAAGTAGATTTCTTACAATCAAATATTTTACATGTTTTTCTTATGTTGTCTTTATTTTTCAAATAATATTTTACGGCAGAAATTTTATAATCATCACTTTTATGCGTCATTACTATAATAAAAACAGAAAAAACTTACTCATAATTTGTCCCATTTTAAATCTTCAAGGGTGTAAATCAATTTTATATCAATTTTAATAAACATAAAAGACGCAATTGTAGTAAAACCAAATTTAAGGGCATAGACCATTTTTATTATAAAATTTATTGAACATTAAATGAAATAATACAAAATCCACCACCTCCATTACCGCCTTTCACAGGCAGCCCCCCAGCAGTATAGGCACCACCACCACCACCACCATTTGAACCATTGCCCGCGGCATCTAGGTTACTTGAACCTCCTCCAATTCCACCACCATATTGTCCTCCAGCACGAGTACCATTACCACCATTGCCACCGTATCCCCCAGATTGACCCACGCCAGTTATATCAAAAGCAACTCCTCCTCCTCCTCCTCCGTTTACGTATAAGTATTCTGTTATGGAATATTCTCCATACTGCCCTCCTCCTCCTCCCCCTCCCCCTCTATATGAAGGATTTACTCCAAGTGAAATTCCATTGCCTCCATTGCCTCCATTATTACCTCCTGCTCCACCATATACACTGCCTCCTGCCCCACCAGTTGGATTAGTTGGATTAGATAAACCTCCGTTTCCACCAGATGAAGCAAATGATGAGTTTAACACAAATGATGATGCTGAACCAGGTGCTCCATTATTATATACTGTTCCACCGGACCCTCCAGCCCCAATACTAACATGATACTGTGTATTTAGACTGAAACCAGGATTAGCAACTGACAATGATTCAGCGCCTCCGCCTCCGCCCCCGCCATATATATAAAAGGTAATCGGAACTGTTACCGTTTGCGAATAATTTCCACCCCCCCCCCCTCCTCCTCCTCCAACTATTATACAATGTAACTGTGTAATTGCAGAAGAATAAAACGTTATGGTTCCGTTTGATGTATATGTAATTGTATAAGTTCCAGATGAATAACTTATAGTATACCCCCCTGTTGCGAGAAAAATGAACGGTTGAAATATAGCATTTAAATCTTGTGTCCCAACCATATAACCTGTAGTGGATGCTATTGTAGTCCCAATTAACGGTTGAAATATAGCATTTAAATCTTGTGTTCCAACCATATAACCTGTAGTGGGTGCCATTGTAGTCCCAATTAACGGTTGAAATATAGCATTTAAATCTTGTGTCCCAACCATATAACCTGTTGCGGATGCGCTCATTTATATAATTCAAAAATATAAAAAAATTGAATTAAAATATTATATATTATTATAATGGAAAATTTAATATTATAATGGAAAATTTAATCGAAAATTTAATCGAAAAATTAGATAAAATAAAGGATAATAAAAATCCGTTTGATGATTGGTCGTTGGATGAGATAAAACAATTGTTAGATTTATATTTTATTATTTCTAAAAAAGAAAACCATATATTTAATTTAATTTATAGATTTCATGGATGTGATAGTTGGGAAAACATGTTTCGTGATTATAATATAAAATATTTGGAAGATAAAGCAGATGGCGTAGAAATAGCTATAAATGGAGTAATGGAACAAATTGATAGAGAAAAACAAAAATAAATAGACATTTTAAATTTGTCAAAATGTGTAATAAAATAGTTAAATAATTTATGAATGTTTATTTTTTATTGTTAGTTTATAATGAGTTCGACTTTTTAACATTTTTTAAAAAATTAGAATAACATTGACAGAATTGTGATAATATAATCAGGTTAGCAGGTTTTGTAATATTTTGCTTTTGTAAAAACGGTAATTGGGTAGTTGAATCAAATTCTGATAATAGTTGATATATTACAGGAAATTTACTATTTACCTTAATTGTAGTATCATATTTGTTATAGAAATCGTGTTGGTTGATTGTTATAATGTCCTCATTGCCAATTAGAATAACTAATGTTAATATAAGATTTTCACCTCCAATAGTTTTTACTTTAGCCATAAATTCCCCACTTGGATTAGCAACTCGTGATATAAAGTTCTCAAAAGTTGCAATGGTTGTATCTATCACTTTAGAGTATCCGTATGTATACTGATAATTTTGTAAAGCACTATGTAAATAACCTGATATTCCTGCTGTGAAATGTCTATAAATAAAATCATAATCAATATCTAATGAAGTTTTATATTCTACTATTTGATTTGGCGTTAAAGTGTTAGACATATCTTCAATAATATCAACAAATTTATGTTCTTTACATAATTGTAATACCCCATCAATACATTCTTTCTTACAATTGTCTATCATTTGTATTCCGTTCAAATGCTTACCCATTTTATGACATTTGTTAGTTACTTGTAGTAAATTTGCTTTTACAGTATCTAATTCTGTATTTACATTTATATTTTCTAATTCCGCATTTTCTTCTAATTGATTTATCTGTATCATTAGTTGATTAATTGTTTTACAATCTAATTCCGCATTATCTTCTAGTCGAGTTATCTGTATCATTAGTTGATTGATTGTTTTACAATTTAATTCCGCATTATCTTTCATTTCTGTAATTTGTTTGCCATAACTAACAAGTATGTCTGTTGTATCCTGTAATGTATTTACTAATAATTCATTACGAGTTTCAACCGCTTTGTTATATATTTCATTTGATGTTTTATAATCATTTAACTCATTAATAAAATCCATCATTTTTGCATTATTGAATTTTATTATAACTATAAATATGCCTATTAATTGAATGCCCACAATAATTACAAATGCACCCAGAATAATATAATCAGAATAATTTGTTAGTTGCATGTTGTTTTGGTTGCTTGTTGCTTGTTACTTATTACTTATTACTTATTATTGATACATAATTAATATATCAATTTTTTTTTAAATGATTTAAAGTTATTAAATTTAAAAACTAATTATAGAAGAGTAAAGAAAAAAGGTAAATATTATATTAAATACTTTTATATAATTTACAACTGTATAGTTAACTCTCGGCAATTTGTATTTCCAATTGCATTCTGTTGTTCTATAATTAAATCATTATTATCTTTATCATTGGAACAAACTGCGGTTAAAGAACATATACAGCAAAACCGTGGATTAGATATTGTTATATTGCTATCAACTAACAAATCCTGTAATTTATTTATAATTATATAATCCGCATTTTTACCAAGACTGTATTCTTCATAATTATTGTAGTTTGGGTCCAAATGAATATCGCATATTGTCAACGAATAATTAATTATATTTTTTTGAGAAGTAGTTGCTATTGTGGCAGTTATTATTTCATTCATTTGCTGTTTAAATGCGTTATCAATACAGTTTTGATTTATTCCTCGTAAATATTTTTTTGCATTAGTATCATTGCTATTGACAATAGTAGTAATGATAAAGACACCAAATATGCATAGAATGAGTGTAGACAAATACATTGCTTATTATAATTATTGAATATAATGTATAGTATATTTTATATTCAATTTTATTTAGAAACAATAATAAATGTTTAATAAAAAATAACTTATGGTTCGTAATCATTAATAATGTTAATTATTTCATTATACACATTATTTTTAAAACTAGAATCAGTTGTATCCTCCAAATAAACAAAAGTAGAATATCCTTTAATAAATTCTGCCTGATAGGTTTTGTTAGTTGGAACAAGAGACATTGAAATCATTGCTCCAAATAAATGCCAAGCAAACTTTGATACAGTAGACAATGTTTTTTCAATAATTGTCCGTTCATCTATTTTACGATAAGATTTATAACCAATTTTCCATTCAAAATGTGCTATTTTATCAAAATCAATCAAACAAAACATTGTGTTATTTTTAATTACCCCATATAATAATTCACAATCATATCCATCTTGGTTTAATACAAAATGTAATTTAGAAAACATTTTACCTATATTAAAAGACAACTGAGATACATCAACATTATATTTTATTAATGTATTTATTCCAACCTCCAATGCTGTTTTTGAATGACTGAAATTTGTATATATGTTATCATTTGCCATATTTATTACGAAATAATGAGGCAATTCGTTTAACGGAAATATTCTTTCCATTTTATAATAACATTCGGTTGCTATTTCAGTGAAGCAACAACAATTTGGAACATAAATGTTATAACATTCGTTGTATAAATGTTGTTGTATATTAAATTCATTCTGTAATTTGTCACAATTATTAATAGTTAACTTTGAAAATTTTTTTAATACCCAATCTGTGTTAGTTTCATCTATTTCAATAATTCCATGTGTTCCGGTTCCTATAATAGTTCCTCCATTTATTTTAGTTTGTTTATTGGTTTTTCTCATTTTATATTTTCGCGATTTATATTTTCGTTATTTATATTTTCGTGATTTATATTTTATTTTTTTAGTCTTCATATAAATGTATAGTATATTTTATATTCAATTTTATTTAGAAACAATAATAAATGTTAAAGACTTTGTTGTAAAAAATAATTATTAATTAGTATTTCCGTCTATTAGTTCGTCTAACTGGATTGTCTTGTTTTGCGGTTTCTCTTTCTTGATTTATTGTGTCTTGGCGTTCCGTCATATTGCGTATAATTTGTTTTAAATCGCTCATTTTGTTATCAAATGAGATAATCATTTGCGTTCCATCTTCAGCGGATTGTTTGAAATAAGTATTGGATTTTTGTAATTCAATATTTTGTTTTTCTAATGTAGCAATTTTATCGGATAACAATTGTAGTTTTTGTTCTGATTGATTATATAGGGTTTCCCAGTCTAAAGTGTTCTGTTCCATAATTATATATATTTATTAGTTTATAATTATGGAAAAACGAATTAAATTTTTTGTAAAATATTAAATAAACATACGTTTTAAATTTTAAATTTTTATATATATATATATATATATAATGAAAACTATCATATTTCAAACTTCGCCAACACATACAGCAAGCACATTTCTTATAAACGCATTATATGGATTGATTCCTCATTTAAGCGACACATCAATTGTTGGTGTTTGGGACAACGAATTTCTTAAAAAGTTTGATAATAGTCCTGATAATACAATAGTAATAAAAACTCACAACACAAATATTGACGACTTAATTTTAAAATATTCGGGTAAATATAAGTTATATTTTATATGTTCACAACGTCCTCTCTTAAAAAAATTTATTGATGTGAAATATCATTCATACCCGAATGTTGTTATATTTAACTTTATTGAAATAAACGAAACCTTAAATTATACAGTTCCTCAAATAATAAAGCACATTCATAATAAAATAAAAAAAATGTTAAATATTGAATTAAATATAAACAGTGGTATAAATAGAATAGTAAATATGAATAACCGTTATACAGAAATACGCACAAAACCATTTAAGTATATTGATGATTTTTTTGAAATTCATGGTTCTCACCGAAATAGAAAATAATTTATACCTTCTTTTCAGCAAATGGACCACTAATAAGTTGCGAGCGTCCATTATCAGTTTTTCCAGAAACAATATTATCTCCATCAAATAATTCTGTTCGAATATCGGCAACCGAAATGGCTTCTTGGTCTTTAGTGCCAAATGAACTATTTTCATGGCCAACTCCAACCAAGTTACCTTCAGCATCAATATCTTGAGTAATTGTATTGCCGTGCTTCTCCGCATTTTTCTTATTGTCTTCAATCGCCTTTTGTTTAGTTTCCTTGACACGTTGTTCAAACGCATTTTTAGCGGCATGTTCATTATTTGTCTTCTCATGTGCCAATTGATTTAACTCTTCCTCCATGTATTCAACGCGTCCAGTCTTATATGCCTCTGGTTCCCAAGGTAACCAAGTGCCGATAGGTCCAACAAATACATCAAAATGCGGGTCAGACTCTCTAAGAAGTTTAGCACGCATTTCGGCTTCTTCTTGTGAGCCAAAATTTCCTCGTGCCTTAAATCCTCTTACAGAAGTTTGAAAATTATGTTTGATATTAAATTGCTTTTCAAGTTCGTCCTCTTGTTTATCCAAGAATGTAGCATAATCGTCCTTTAATGAACAATCCTTAATAATATTCTCTCTCTCTTCGGCAACAAATGATTCAAGGTCTTTAATTGTATCCTCAAAATTCAATTTATACTTAAAGGATACAAAATTAAGAAATTGATGAAACTTTTCCATACTTTTGTTCATTTCCCAATTCTTTAGGAATTCTTCAAATAAAAATAAATTCTTTTGCTTTAAAATATTATCTGGAGAAATAAATGAAAAACAGCCGAATGATTGGCACGCAATGGGTTTATCGACTTCTAGCAAATCAACATATTTAGTATTAGGAGCACCATCTTTTTTAATCTTTCTTTCAAAAGGCAGTTTTTTACTTTTAGATTTTTCAGTACTCATTATATATTTAATTGAATAATTGGTTTTAAGTTTTAATTTATAGAAATAATATTATATTATTTTCTTATTATTTTATATAAAAGATGGCTATGTTTGATATTGCTGAACTAATTAAGCGTATTATTAAATACTTGATTGAGGGTTTAATGGTGGCTATTGCGTCATTTGCTATACCAAAGCGAACATTAAATTTGGAGGAGATTGCGTTGATTGCCCTAACTGCTGCTGCAACATTTGCCATTTTAGATACATATATTCCTTCAATGGGTGTGAATGCTAGGAGTGGAGCCGGGCTAGGCATTGGGCTAAATCTAGTTTCTTTTCCTGGGGGTTTTTAATCATAATATGGTAAGATTTGTTTAAATTGTTTATTTACATAATAAAATAAATATATTATATTTTTTATCTAAATATAATATAATAATGGTAAGAACAAGAGCAAACAAGCATCGGGCGCGTTCAAATAAACAACGCGGTGGCCAAATAAGTTATTCGGAAGAAGACAAGGGACAAATGAGATATAATGGATTTACTGAAGACAATATAACAACTCTTGAAGGGTTAAACGCCCCAGCTAATACAGTAATCGATATGATAATTACGAATGAACCATTTGAAATATTAGCATATTTTCGGGCTAATCCAGGACAACCCAATGGGTCACCGGCAACACGAATTGCCACACAAGCATTCACCGCACCCGCATTAACTCTTCAAAATCCCCAAGACCTTGAACAACCAGAATCAACCAGATTAACTATACGCGACTTAGACTTGGAGTCTCCTCGTAGCGTTGCTGAAACCAATTGGGGTGGAAAACGAAGAAAGTCTAAGAAGTCTAAGAAGACAAGAAAATCTAAGAAGGTCAGGAAGACAAGAAAATCTAAGAAGTCCAGAAAACATAGAGGAGGAAATGCCCCAGAAACGGCGGGTGTTATGCCAGCCGAAGAAGACGAATTTTTTCAACAACAAAACCAAACAAACTATCCCCGTTAAACTATATATAAAATGAAACAAAATACATTATTAATGGAATAAATGCTCCAAAAAAACACCATAATTCACCTGCGTTGTAATGAAAATATTTTACACTTAATGCTAAACATAAGTAGGTAATAATAAATAATGTAAGTGCATATTTAAAATCAAATAAGTAAAATATATTAATGGCAAATAAAATCAAATAAAAATATGGATTTGTATATTTAATCCAAGGCCAATGTAAATGCCCGTTGCGTGTTCCAGTAATTAATTTGTTAGTTGATAAGAATTTTATATAAATTGTAATAAAGTAAATCAAATATGCGAAGTTTAAAATCGCAATTGGTAAATTATAATTATAAAGTGTATTAATTGTTGGTCTATAGTAATATAACTTGATTAAATATAATATAGTTGGCTGACATACATTTAATATAGGTCCTAATATAGTTGTAATTTTATTTATTCCAAATGCGTTTTGTAAATCAATCCAAAATAAAAAATCCATAAATTGAATAAATGAAATAAAAATTAAAAATATACCAGATACCTTATTTTCGATTATATATTTTATATTTCCATATTTTATTAATATAATAGAGAATAATGTTCCAATAGTAAATGTAAATAATGAAACTTTATAATTAAAACACATTTTATATAATAATATTAGTTTATTATATTTTTTAGACATTTAAAACGCCGATTTTCTAAACTTTATAATTCTTTAATTTTCTTTTTCTTGTTTTATTTTTGACATATATAGCATCTCTGTTATATGATCCATTAAATATATTTTCATACTTTTCTTTTGACATTCCTCTTATTACACTTGTTATATTTGCTTTTAGTTTTTCGTGTATTAACCCATCTAACTTTTGTAATCTTGACTTTAATATACTAAAATAATTTTCAATACTATTTGTAAAATGTTGATATGGAACTGAATACAATATTTTATTATTTTTATTTACTAATTCTTTTATTTTATTGCTTCTATGACTACTTGCATTGTCTAAAATAATAAGTTTATTCTTGTATTTATTTGTTATATGTGTTTCTAAAAACTCATATAATCTATCTGTATTTATTCCACTTTTTTCATATAATTCCCAACCTAAAACGCCTTCTGTAGAAATAGCAAATATTACTGTATATTTTTTGAATACTTCTTGCGATTGTGTTTTTATTACACAACGCTTTCCAATTTCATTATAACAATGATTTCGTTTTTGTAACGACTTTATGCTTGTTTCATCAATACAAATAATATCATCTAATTTGTATTGATAAAACAAGCATAAAACTCTTTAATTTTTGAATTTATATCAATATCTTTTCCAAATCGTTTAATGGGTTCGTGTCTAATTCTTGTAATTTTTAATGTAATATTATTATCTTTTACAACTCTACTTAATTGTCGTGATGATAAATCAAATAAAGGGTAATTGCTTTTTATTTTTGAAAGTAAATCGTCTATAGTAATAGTTTTATTTTTATTTATTTCTTTCAATGCATACTTTACCTGGTCTTTTGTAATTTTATATGCTACTGGTTTCTTATTATATCTTTTAATTTCACCATTATTATTATATTTTTCAACCCATCTCATTAAACTTCTTGGAGAACATTTGAATATTTTACAAACTTCTTCTTGTGATTTGTCTTCTACTAAATAATATTCAACAGCACTTATTTTATAATCTTCGCTCTTATGTTTCATAATAATTCTATATATTATTTACTAAATAAAAAATAATATATATATATATATGTCAATTCATACCTTTGGAGATAGTCATTCGTATAATGGTTGGAGTGGAGTAGTTCCACATCATTTAGGACCAGTTTTATGTTATAGTTTTGGGAAAGAAAAATTAAATAGATGCGATATTCGCAACTTTAATATTAAAGATGGTGACACTATTGTTTTTTGTTTAGGTGAAATAGATTGTAGATGTCATATCCATAAACACATAACAGAAACAACAAGATATCAAGATATTATAAACAATATTATTGATAATTATTTTGAAGCAATTGAATTAATGTATCCATTTCACAAATTAAACTAAAAAATGTATGTGTTTATAATGTTGTTCCACCTATTCAAAAATATAATACTGCTGAAAATCCTGAATATCCATATTTGGGAACAGATGAAGAACGAAAACAATATGCTTTATATTTTAATGAAAAAATAAAAGAAAAATGTATTGAAAAAGAATATATATTCTTTGATATTTATAATAATTATATAGATGAAAATGGATATTTAAGAAAAGATTTAAGTGATGGCAATGTTCATATTGGTAATGGTATTTATATAAGTAATTTTATAAAAGAAAATAATTTATAAAATAATCGGCGTTTTAAATGTCTAAAGGTGTAATATGGATTGTAAATTATTGTCATATTCCAAGATAATTAACATTTTGTCTTCTGCTGACATATTATAAATAATATTTTTGGTTTCATCATTTAACGGGTATAAATTTTTAATACGTTCTAAACAATCAGTTAACACATTGCGAATATGATAATGTGTGTATTCATCAATTTTATGAAGACGATTAAATCGTTTACAAGTTGTATTTTTCATTATTAATAATGTATAATATACAACATTATTTTAAATAATCCAGATTATTTTATTATGTAATGTGGACTATACAGTGGCTATAAATTCCCAATTTAATTCCACACACATTTTTTTCCATGTTTCGTCTTGTTCAATAAGTTTTTCTCTATCTTTAAGCAGTGGAATGTCGTCTAAAAACGTGGTTTCTTCTAGCAATTCGCATAATTTAAACAGAACATAATAATAGTTTAAAAAATTAACTCTATAATCAGGGCATGTTTTAGCATATGGCGATTGAATCTCCATAAATAAATTACATAAAGTATCTTCTAATTCTTGACTAAACACGGGAGGTTTAATTCCCATTTTATTTTTAATAAACGCAATATGTTCGTAATATTTATTAAATCCTAATTTTTTAAGTATTTCTTTTGTTTTGTGGTGTGTCAGATGTTGAATGCTAATGCGTTCTTTTTTAATTTGTAGTTGTATATGGTCGATTACCTCGTCAGGTATTTGTGTAGTTTCTTTTCCTTGAAATTGTGATAATATTTCTTTAAAATGGTTGATTTTTTTATAAGCATAAAAGCATACTTCTTTGGGAGGTTCTTTATAAGATGGTTTTTCATTTTCAATTAAATATGGTATATTAACAGCACACAAATTACATATTAATACACCTTCATCGTCGAGGGGTATAAGTTCGCCCTTATAACATTCTTGACAAACATCTGTAGACCGTATAAACGAATTCATATCTAGAAATGTTTCATCAATATTTGCTAAATATTTTTGAACAATATTTTTATTTTTATTTTCTGTAGAATGAACTACATTATCTTGAGACTCGTCTTTTTTAATTTTAAAAATATTAAACAGTATAATATTTTTGGAAGTTATCATTTTTGTAGAATCGTCGACATTATTAATATTTTTTTTATTTTCAAAATATTCAAAAATGTATTTTGAATTATCTAAAAAGTAATTATTTTTTTTATTTTTTAAATCTTTAATAAATATTGTAATTTCTTGTATTCTATCTTTTATTTCCATGACTTGTTCAATAGGTAAATTTAATTCGTGTTTTATTTGTGCTTTAAGACAACACATTTCTTCTTTTAATTTAGGGATAGTATCAAATTCATTCTTAGTAAATTCATTTAAAAATTCTTTATGTTTGCCATCTAATGTTGTAGTGTATTTTTTACCAACGCGCATTTTTTTAATAGATTTTGGTTTAAAAGATGGCATATTATATTATATGTATTATTAAGCAAATTTATTTAATTACTAATTTAAATAAATACATTGTTTTAAATTTTAAAATAGTTAAAAAATAGAATTTAGTTTCATTTAGTAAATTAATGGATATGGAAACTAATCAATTGGGTATAGTAGATAAAATAGACATAGATAAGATTACATTTCAAAAAATGTCATTTATATATAATGCTTTAGAAACTGGCTGGACAATTAAAAAGCGAAACGATTCATACATTTTTAAAAAAAATCACGAAGGAAAAAGAGAAATTTTTAATGATTCATATTTATCCATATTTATGAAGGACAATTTAAATATTAATAATATACTTAAATAATTATGTAGGAACTTAGTTAAATTAATTAAAACAATTAATTTAAACATTGTAAATTTTTTTCTTTAGGGAATGTATAAAATGGGAGGTGGATTAATGCAACTCGTGGCTTATGGAGCCCAAGACGTCTATTTGACTGGAAACCCACAGATTACCTTTTGGAAGGTGACTTATCGCAGGTATACTAACTTTGCAATTGAATCAATTGAACAAACATTCAATGGACAGGCAGATTTTGGGCGCAGAGTTCAATGCACAATTAGTCGAAACGGTGATTTGGCTTACAGAACTTATTTACAGGTGACTCTTCCTGAAATCAACCAACTTATGGGCATTGCTTCCTTTGCCGTTGGTGTAGGTTCGGGCGTGTATGCTCGTTGGTTAGATTTCCCCGGAGAACAGTTGATTGCTCAGGTTGAAGTTGAAATTGGTGGTCAACGCATTGATCGTCAATATGGTGATTGGATGCACATTTGGAATCAACTTACTATGACTGCTGAACAACAACGTGGTTACTTTAAAATGATTGGAAATGTTACCCAACTAACATTTATCACTGACCCTTCTTTCTCTGAAGTTGATGGACCTTGTGACTCCATTGCTCCTCGTCAAGTGTGTGCCCCTCGCAATGCTCTTCCTGAGACTACTCTATACATTCCTCTTCAATTTTGGTTTTGCACCAACCCAGGTCTTGCCTTGCCTTTGATTGCTCTTCAATACCATGAAGTCAAGATTAATCTTGATATTAGACCGATTGATGAGTGCTTGTGGGCTGTTACTACTTTGAGTTGCAACAGTGGAGGTGCTAACCCAGTTGGATTAAGTGCCGCTTCTAATGTTGGTTCTCAATATGCCAACAACCAATTTGCCCCAGGCCGTCCTGTTCCTGCCGCAATTGCCTACAACCAATCTTTGGTTGCGGCCTCCTTGTATGTTGACTATGTCTTTTTGGATACTGATGAACGAAGACGTTTTGCCCAAAATCCTCATGAGTATTTGATTACTCAACTTCAATTCACAGGTGATGAATCTGTTGGTTCATCTTCAAACAAGATTAAACTTAACTTTAATCACCCTGTCAAAGAACTAATTTGGGTTGTCCAACCTGATCAAAACGTTGATTATTGCTCTTCCCTTGTATGCGATGCTCTTTTGTTCAAGGTTCTTGGTGCCCAACCCTTCAACTACACTGATGCTATTGATGCCTTGCCTAATGCAATTCATGCCTTCGGTGGACCTCAATCTCTTGCTGCCGACGATAAATCTTATATTGATGCTCGTGGGTTGTTTCAAGATGCAGGTGCCGTTGACTATGAAATTCCCGCTGGTTTCACCAGTTATTGGCACGGACCCGGAAATCCCTACAATGAAGTCAATTTTGGAGGGCCAACTGTTCCTGCTGCCACCGCCCCTGGCGTTGACCCTGCTATTCTTGCTCAACTTCGCGATTTGGCAGCCAATGGCCACAACGAGAACTCAACTGTCTCTGATGCTGGTACATTCGTTCTAACTGAAACCTCTTTGGATATGCATTGTTGGGGACTTAACCCCGTCGTGACTGCCAAGTTGCAGTTGAACGGCCAAGACCGCTTCTCTGAGCGTGAAGGAACTTACTTCTCTTGGGTCCAACCTTACCAGGCACACACTCGTTGCCCCGATGAAGGTATCAATGTGTATTCGTTTGCCCTCCGACCAGAAGAACACCAACCAAGCGGCACTTGCAATTTCTCCAGAATTGACAACGCCACACTCCAACTTGTGCTCTCAAATGCTACAGTTGAAGGCACAAAGACTGCCAAAGTCCGCGTGTATGCCACCAATTATAATGTTTTACGCATAATGTCTGGGATGGGTGGATTAGCATATTCCAATTGAGCGGTTTGGGTAGCATTATTGTCATTAGTTATATACATTATATATAAAACAACTTAAAAACATTCATATTATATAAGTATAATATGAGCGAAAACATACAACAAAAAATTGAAACGCAAATTATTACTAATTATGATGCCAAATTTACTAATACTATGAAGCCGGTTTATTCAACAAATGAAGAATTATTGTGTGGCGAGATTAATTACAATAATAACACATATTTGGTAGATTTAAAGGATAAAGACCGCATAATTAATTTTAATAAACCATTTACATTTATAAATGATACTGATATGTACCCATCATATTGTTATAATTATAAAAAATTCACATATTTAGATTTTATATTTAATTATAATACTGAAAATGTTCATTATACATTTAAAAATAGCAACCCTTTTGATTTACGAAAGCAAAATATTGACATTTTTCATATATATCATAAAACTGTAGTTGCAAATTATAATGTAATTGACTATTACAAGGGGCATTATTTTACAATGGGTCAAGATGCCAACATTATGAAAAATCCAATTTGGAAAATTGAAGAAAATGACAAGGAATATCTATTAATGTATTGTGAAAAAGATACTATTTGTAAATTATGTGCTCAAAGTTATCAAAAATTGTTAAATTATGAAAATACAGTAAATTGTGGAAAAAAGATAACCATGTTTATGCATCAAAATGGGTATATTTGTAGTTCGGCTGGATTATTTATCCATCAAATAATTACAGGATGTTATGGAAATGGTAAAGGAACTAAAAATGTTAGTGTAGACCACATTGACCGCAACCCGTTAAACAATACATTTGACAATTTAAGAATTGCTACCAGAAAAGAACAAGAAGATAATTCAAAGGGTATCTCTTCTGGGACTAAACGAGCCAGAAAAACGGGGGCAATAGAATTGCCAGAAGGAATACACCAAGAAATGATGAAAAAATATGTAGTATATTACCACGAATGGTTAGATAAGGAACATACCAAAGAACGAGAGTTTTTCAAGGTTGAAAAACACCCCAAATTAGATAAAATATGGGTTGGCACGAAATCAAATAAGGTTCCCATAATAGAAAAACTGGTTTATGCTAATAATATTGTAGATGATTTAGAGAATGATATTTACCCAACTAAAGACGATGTGCTACCAAAATATATTTCTTTGATTACAATGAGAGATAAACCCCATTTAGTATTTGAAAAGCGTGACGACGAGGGCAAACGATTAAATCTTAAAATGGTATTGCCTACAGATTATGATTTACACGAGCAAATATGTATATTAAATGAAAAAATAAAGGCTAAATATGATGTCTAATGTAATGTGTTTGTTTTTGGTTATTGTAAGCAAAAACAACTTAAAGACACACCGACTATATATAGTATAACCAGCATGCAGTCTCTAAATATTGTCAACCTAATTGAGTCAAACCCGATCACCAAACTTACAAATGCGTATAATAACAAATTTTTGTTAAAAATTAAAGAAAATTTCACAGAAATGGAGCAACAATTGTTTGTTTCTTCTTGCTATTGTTACTTAAACTATAATCAAACTACCGATTTTGTCATTGATTTAGATAATATATGGAAATGGTTAGGATTTAGTCACAAAGTTAATGCTACGCGTGTTATAGACAAAAATTTTAAGATTAATGTTGATTATATAAGTTTGCTTAGCAAGTTGGCTGAGCAAACAAATGATGAAGTTTTGCCTACTCCGAAACATAAGCAAAAAACAGGTAGCGGAGGACACAATAAGGAAACTATTTTATTAACTGTAAAGACATTTAAACTTTTTTGTATTAAAGCAGGAACAAAAAAGGCAACTGAAATACACGAATATTTTATTAAATTAGAAGACACATTACACCAAATTATTCAAGAAGAAAGCAATGAACTTAAATTACAATTAGAACAACAAAAAGATGAATTACAAACCATCGCAATCAAAACCAAAATAGAGTATGATGCTAAATTAGTAAATGAAAAAGTATTGGAAAGAGAGAAAATATTATTAAAACAATATGGTTCAATCGGTTCAATTGTATATATTATTAAGGTAAAAACATTTGAAAACGGTCAATACATTGTAAAAATTGGAGAAAGTCGTAAAGGAATTACAAATAGATATAATGAACACAAAAGTAAATACGATGAATGTTTATTATTAGATTGTTTTTTAGTTCAAAAAAGCAATGATTTTGAAAATTTTATTCATAATTACGACACTATTAGATTAAATAGAGTAACTGACTTATCTAAACACGAGACAGAATTAGAATTATTTTTAATTGGTAAAAATTTATCTTATCAAATGTTATCAAATGTTATCAATCACAATATTAAATATTTTAATAATGATGATACAACAAAATTAGAACTTGAAAACGAACAATTAAAATTATTAATTGAAATGAATAAATCAAACAATAATGATGGTTCAAATAAAGAATTAATAAACATAGTAAAACAATTATCTAATAAAATTGATAATCTTGAAAAAATAAATATAGATTTATTACACAAATTAAACGCAACTCAAACAAAAGTGGTTACGGGTTTTAATAACCCATTAGTTACATTAGGACCAAGAGTTCAAAAAATTCATCCAGAAACATTACTTCTTATAAAAGTATATGAAAGCGTTAGTGAATTAATAAAAGAAGACAATAATATTAAAAGACCCAGTATAAATAAAGCAGTTGTAGAAAATACAGTATATAATGGTTTTAGATGGTTGCTTATAGATAGAGAATTAGACCCATCAATAATTACACACATAGGGGGTACAAAACTAACAAAAGAACAACACTTGGGATACATCGCCAAATTAAATGTTTCTAAAACCGAAATTGTAAATGTATATTTGGATAGAAAAAGTGCCGCCCAATTAAACGGATTTGAATCATCTTCTGCATTAGATAATCCAGTAAAAAAAATGACTATTGCAAAAGGACATTATTATATGTTATACGATGAATGTGAAGAAGATATAAGAAATAATTTTAATAAACTAACAAATGGTAAGCCGATGTTGTATAAAAATGGAGTAGGGCAATATGATTTACAAAATAATTTAATTCGTGAGTTTCTATGTAAATATGATTGTATTAAAACGCTTTCTATGAGCGATAAAACATTAACTAAAGCATTAACCCAAAATATTCAATATAATGGATACTATTTTAAAGAAATTGGAAGCAAACTTAAATGTTTTTAAATATAAAGAATGTTATTTGTTTAATTCTTTAACAACAACAACCATGTCAAAAAAAAACAATATAAATGTAATTATTTATATTGTTATTATTAATGAAGTGGGTATATATATTAAAATGTGAAGATGATTATTATTATGTTGGTGAAACTACACGATTATATAGAAGATTTTGGGAACATAGTGAGGGTTGTGGTGGATTGAATACATCTATATATAAACCGTTGGGTCCTGTAGCAATTTATAAAGTAAATAATTTGGGTAAGTTTTTTGAATATAATAGTAATATTATAGATACAATTAATAACAATTATACAATATACAATCAAACTGGTTATGATAAATGGTTATTAAAAAAGTTCAATGATGATGTAGAATATGATTATGATAATTTATATGTTGAAAATAATATAACAGAATGTTTAATGATCAATAATAAAGATGGCTGGGAAAAAATAAGAGGTGGTAAATATACAAGATTTGATGTTAAATACAAGCTTCCCTATAATGAATATATAAATGAGTTACCTGTTTGTAAGTGTGGTCTTCCGTGTGATATAAAAAAAAATGAAGATAAAAATTATTTATTTTTTAGATGTGCTAAAAAAAATATGTGGGATAGTTTGAAGGAACAATTTGATATAACTGAAGAACCTTGTAATTTTTATATGGAATATTCAAAGGATAAACAATTTAGGTTAGAAGAAACTAAAAAAGTTGAAGATAGAAGTAAAACTCTAAAAGAATTATTCAAAAAATCATTTTGGTTAAAAAATATACCTGAATGCGATAATGCTGAACCTGATGTTTGTATAGGTGGTTGTAATAAAGGTTATGCTTATAATAAATTATCGTATAGTTATAAAGAACGAAATTTATGTTATGATTGTTTTATTGATAAAAATGAAGAATTATCAAAAAAATATAGTATTATAAGTCAGGGTAAATGTTTATTAAAGTTAAAATAATGGGCGTTTTAAATAAGAAAAGGTGTAAAATATTTAATACCAATCCGCAGTCGCAAATTACTAAAAAAAAGACGGAAACCATTTCAACAGGCAATTGTAAACTATTTGAAACCGAATTGACGCCAGACAGATACGCATATTATCAAATGTTGAGGGAACGAGTTTATAGGAAATATTTGTTAGTTATAGATTAATAACATATTCTACAAATTGTAACATTTCCAAATCATTATAGTCAAAATTATGAATATGAGAGGTAACATTTGTAATTAAACTTTTTTTATAAAATGTCATCATTTTTTTATCCTGGACTGGAAATAATGTTCCGTTATAATACGATAGACATATAGATGTATTATTAATTAATTGTGAATTGTGTTTATTAAATTTATCTATGTTTGAAAATATATAATTTTGTATTTGAAATAAATGTTTAATAAAATTATTTATTTTTTTAGTAATTTTTGATTTATACTTTTGTTTTTCTTGTTCTGTAATAATTCTTTCATTATTACATAAATATTGTGTTTTAATGATTTCTAATTGTGGTTTTATAGTCATTTCATAATCTGCTTTATAAATTTCATTGTTATGTTTATAATCTTTCAGTAATTCAAACAATTGTTTTTCTGCCTGAACTGGTTGTTTAACTTCAAATAGGTCTATACATTCAACATCTGGAAAATATGTTCCGTATCTTTGAATTAAATGTTGTTTTACTAATTCTGGCGTTTGTTTATTTGCAGTATAACCTAATTTATACATATCGTCCATTTTATATAATGAATTTGTTATGCAATATATCCAACCGCTCATTTGTATTATTTTATAACATTATTTTGTGATGTTATTATTTCAATTTTATTAATAATTATATACATTTGGATGACTTTATTTGTATTATTTGTTAGTTATGCTAACAAAAACTTATTTATGGTATTTAAAAATGATATAGCATATGATGATATTGATGCAAATAAATGCGATAGAAAACGATGTGTAAAACATTCGGGTTACATGTAATACAGATGTATCATATAAACAATTATTTTTATTGCAATATAAACTATATTTGGGTATAATTCTATCAAACTCGTATGTTGCGAATACACTGATAATGCAGGATAGCAACATTAATGCGATGGATAACGCAACCGAAATATTTTTGGGAATTTTGGATGTATTGTGATTAGACATAGTATAAAATAAAATGGCAGAGGCAAGCAATAGTAAACTAACACTCAGTTTTGTTACCAGAGCAACAATCGTTTCAGTTGGACTAACGATTGATGTCGCGAGTGCTTTATTAGGGTCGGGTTTCGACATTGTATATAAATATATAACAAAAAAATATATACAATGTTATCTAATCTTTATATTATATAATTTACGCATCTTCTTCTTCTAATTCTAGTTCATTGACAGTATCTTGGTCACTACTCGAGGCCTCAAGTTCTTCATTGTCTGCTACTTCTACTTCTATATCAGGTAACTCTTCAAAATTTGTGCCATTCCATTGTACATTTCGACAATTAAATAGAATATTCATATTAATTACTTCTGGTTTACTGTCCGAGTCAACTTTTTTAAACAGCATTTCGACTTGAGAATCATCTCTAAATCTAGCACTATATTCTTGCTGAATATTATTTCTCCCAATTCGCCCCAATGCTTGAATAATTTTTTCTTGTGTTAATACTAAATCTTTGCTTAGATAACCATGACAAAACTGATAATTTGTTCCATAAATATAATCACTGTCGGCTATGATTAAATATAATTTTTGAGTATCTGCCAACTTTTTCATAATTTCTGTATATGCACTACTTTTATGTTCAGTAAATACTCCAATTCCAAGTAGTAATAAAACTTTCCAACTATCTTCAACATCTTGTAATAACATAATTGACACGATAGTGCCATCATCAATGTCGCTTGTAAATGACCGCGTTGTGTTAATTCCTTTAACCCATTTTTCTAAATGGTGTAATTTATTTGGAATAAACATATCATTTAAAGATGCGCGTTTTATCATAGTTTTAAGAGTGTTGATGCTCTCTCTTAAAGTAGCAATTGTTTTATCATCTGTTTTATTGACTAGATTATTCGCAATTTTGGATTTAGATTTATTATTTTTTTTATCTTGTTTAGATGGTCCTTTTCCTGTATCTCCTGATTGTCCTTCTAACTTTTTAGAAATCTTTTCTTCTTCGAGTTCTAATTGGTCTTCAAACTCATTAATTTTTTCATTAATTTGATTATTGTATACAATTTTTTCATTAATGTCATTCATAACACTTGCTGGAATGTTGGATTGTTGAATGCAAAATTTTGCTATTTTTTGTAAATCAGTTGCTAAGAATATAGTGGGACCATCTGTCAACGTATACGCGTCGTTTGTAGTAACATATATTCCTGCACTTCCTGTATTTTCGATAACGGGACTGATAGTTATAGGAGTGCTATTTAATCTGGATAAAGGTTGTCCTGAACAAGACATGCTACTGCTACTGATGCTATTAGACCCAGGACCAACACTTGCTGATTTAATAATAGGCTTACCCTTTGTATCAACCCAAGAATTCGGTTGAATTCGTTTGACTCGTATAGAGTTACAATAAGAGTAAATAATGCTCCATCTTTCAGGCACAATATTTTTAAGAACTTTAAGATAATGAATTTTAATACTTGTCATATCAATATCGTTTACAGAGGCAAAATTTCGACTAAAATTGGAAGAAGCCCTACAATAGTTATTATCTTCAATGTAATTAATAAAATCAGCAGATTCTTTCAAATCAAAATATCGTAATAATGTCAAATTGTCTTCACAATTAGCAACAACATTTTTTACAATATTATAATCACTGCTGAAATAATGGGGCATAACAACGTATCCATTATTATTAATTAATGGAATTGTTTTGCGACAATCGTGGCTAACAATATTATATACAGTTGAATCTGAGAACTTTTCGTGAAAATCAGAGATAGTTTGAGTTAACTCGTGTATTTTAGGAAGGGTTGCCGAGGATAATACAAAATTAGGTATAATATTTTGTTTCCAATTTTTCTTAATAATCTTATGTAGGTCGTGTGAATCGTAATCCAATGTAATAGTAGGTTCATCCCAGTAGGTAACTATATTTTGTGCCGAATTAAATGCCAGCATATAATACATTGCTGGCAAATAGGAGCGAATGTCACAAATAATAATTTCAACTTTATCTCCAACGCTATTATCAACCTTTCGAATTGAACCGCTTTTTCTGTCACGAGTATATACTTTAGCAGAGAAATAGTGTAAACGAATGTCTTCGGCACTAGAACACCCAAACGCAAACGCAATTTTCTTATTAATAGAAATAGCGGATCTTGCCAATGCTAATCCAACGTGTCTTGCTGCGCAAACAAATATAACCTTATGTGTTTCTGAAATTCCTAAAGGACTAAGTGTTTTTCCTGTTCCAGTAGGGGCAATATACAATATGAGTTTAGATTGTGGAGACTTTACAGCAGTAAATAATTCTTTTTGATGGTCGTATAAATGTAGGTCGCTATATTTAAATAAATTCACATTTCGCTCGATATATGTATACGAATTTTGTAAGATATGTAATAGATTTATATCGTTTTCGTAGTTATGAATAAAGCACTTAATAATATTTAGTAAATGACAATTCACTTTATCCACCGAGTTTTGTAACAATTTGGATAATGTATAATAATAAAACATCCATAACGGGTTTCCTGAATTTTTACAAGTTATCATATCTTCTAGATTTTTATACAGCACATTTTCATAAATATTTGTATTGTTTTCATCTAAATTTTCAAGACGTGATAATCTAATTTGGTCTCCGCTATTAAGTCGAACAATGGGTGATACATTAACATAACATACATCATTTGAAGACGACTGTTGTTTAGACCCAAATACTATAAATTTAATATTATGTTTAGAAACAATAGATTTTATTTTGTCGGCAAAATACTTAGCATATAAGAATTCTTCAATTTGTGTGCTGTATTCTATCTTTAGATATGTAAAGAGAGAATCTGTTTTATTAATCTTAATATTCACATTTGAATATCCATTTTTAATTAACTGTAATATTTCAATTTCATTTTTGGCAACTGGAATTTCAATAGATTCCCATTCAGATTTAGATAGTTTTCTTTGCTTTAGATCCATTTGAAATGTTGTTGTATATTAATCTTATTCTGAATGCTTTAAGTTGTTTTTATAATTCAATTTTTTATTGAATTATAAATTAAAAAATTGAATTGTAAATAATATAAAAATATAGTTATAAGATAAACTATATAATACAATAATGTCATATACTATCGTTTCAATTGAAGGAAATATTGGTTCGGGGAAATCAACTCTTTTGGAAAATTTACGTCATTATTATAAAGATAATGTAAATGTTATATTTTTGAGAGAGCCTGTTGATGAATGGGAAAAAATCAAGGATACAACTGGAGTCACAATGTTACAAAAATTTTACGAAAATCAAGAAAAATATTCATTTGCCTTTCAAATGATGGCTTATATATCTAGATTAAAATTAATGAGACAAGTTATTGCGGATATTATAACAAATAAAACAAATAATGGTGAAAAATATATAATTATAACAGAAAGAAGTTTACATACTGATAAATATGTTTTCGCAAAGATGTTATACGATCAGGGCAAAATAGAAGACATATGTTATCAAATATATTTAAATTGGTTTGATGAATTTGCGAAAGATTTCCCAATTTCTTGCGTAGTATATGTGAATACTTTGCCGATTAAATGTCATGAAAGAATACATCAACGTTCTAGAACAGGTGAAGATATAATACCATTAGAATATTTACAAGAATGTCATAATTATCATGAAGCATTTTTAAATAATACCCCTGAAATCAATAATAAAAAGATTATGTTGGATGGAAATGTAAATGTATATGAAAATGCGGTTGTTTTAAATGATTGGTTAGAACAAATTAATTTATTTATTAATGAATAAAAAATTGATTGTAAATTAATTTATTGTAAACTAATTAATAATAATAAATAATAATAATAATAATAAATAATATACATCATGAATCTAGAACACACTATTCCTAAAAATAAAAACATTATTGTTTGTTGTCCGCATTGTAATGAAAACATATTAATTGAAGAACTTAATTGTTGTATTTTTCGACATGGGGTTTTTACAAAAAATAAACTCCAAATAAATCAACACGCTCCACAACAATTATGCGAGTATTATATAAAACATAATATGATTTTAGGATGTGGCAAACCATTTAAAATTGTAAAAAAAGATGATGTAGAATACATTGCTATAATGTGCGACTACAATTAACGAATTAAATCTACTACTACTGGATAATGGTCTGAATTCATTTTTCCACAATATTCTGAATATCCGTGATAAATAAACGCATTACTTATTTTTTCATTAATCTTTGAAGTAACTAAAATATGGTCAATCATAGAATAATCTTTTTGAGAACTTGTATTGCAGTTATTATCTGAATCCCACCAATCACTGTATCGGTTGTTTTGCTCCATTCTATAAGCAATATTAGTTAACGTATACGTCCCTTTTTTTTGTCCATCCAAACCTTTTAAAATATCCAATGTTCTTGAAGTCGGTTTATCGGAATTTAAATCTAACACTTCACCATCAAAATCATTCATATCGCCAATTAAAATAATTTCATATCCCTTTACAATATATGTGTTAACGACGTTTTGAAGAACTTGGGCTTGTGCTTCACGTTGAACACACCGAGATGGGTCTGTTGGTATGGCTAATAAATGTGTTCCTATAAATGCTACATTCATATTTCCAAAATAAAATTCGGTTATATAATGTTTTGATACGCCTGTAGTCCCTGTTGAAGACGTGTTTCCGCATTTAGTTCCAACAATAGGGTAATTAATTCGTTCTTCACTTCTATATAAACTAACAAATGGATCAACGCGAGTTAGTAATCCAACATTTTGACCAGTGCTTGAATCAGTTCCAAACTTTAAATATGGTTTATAAGAAGAATCATTAATATTATCAATTAACATATTTAATTCATCACAACCTTCTACTTCACATAAATTAATAATGTCTGGCTGTATTTCTTTAATAGTATCAGATACATAATCCAAATGTGTTTTCGCGTCTTCTATTGTTTTCCAAGTACAACCATTGCCTGGGCAATCCATTGACTTATAGTAGTCAACAAATAACCATTCTACGTTATATTGGACCAACCGTAATTTATTTTTATCGGTGCGTCTATCATCAAATGTTGATACAAAGGGACACTCCGCATTTCCATTTATACCCGTAAAAGATAATAACGTTAAAAGTATAAAAACAGCGTAATTCATCTTACTATAATATAGATTAATATAGTTTAAAATAAAAAAATGAATTAAATATTATTACATTATTTTAGTATATAATATTAATAAAATGAAAAGACAAACGTTTATCTCAATGTTGCCGTGTATTAAACAAAAAAGTAATTCAACATGTAATAAAACAATATTTCCTAAATGTGAATATTCCTTATATTTTGACGGTTGTAGTAAAGGCAATCCAGGTCACGCGGGCATTGGTGCGGTTATTTATAAAGATGATGTAGAAATATGGAATTCATTTGAGTATCTTGGCCCGCAAGAAACTAACAATCGTGCCGAATATTCTGCTCTACTAATGGGGTTAACTCAAGCAACAATATTAAATATTACTGAATTATATGTATTTGGAGATAGTTTGTTAGTTATTAATCAAGTAAATGGAGTATACAAGGTAAATAATCTGGGACTACTTGACGTATATAATGAAGTAATAAATCTAAAGCCAAAGTTTAATTATATTGAATTCAAACACATATATAGAGATAAAAATAAAAGGGCTGATAAATTGTCTAATATGGGTGTAAATTTATATTTAGATACAAAACCAATTTTTGATAAAATATTATTCTAATTTTAATATTCTAATAAGGACACATTGAGTATTTGCGATGGTTTATATTTTAAAAAATCTACTTCTTTTTTGTTAGTTGGGAAGAGTTCTTGTCCGTAAATATCTTGCAACATTAACCATTCAAACAATCCACCAGTATATAAAAAGATGTTATAAAATCCAATAGATAACAACTGTTGATATTTTTTTTGAGCGGATTCATCGTTACAGTTTTTTCCATATATAATAATCATTCGGCTCTGATTTTCCTTCATATATTTATTTATAATGGCTTCTTCTTGGTTAATGCCTATTGTATTAATTATTAAACATTGCTGTTCGGTATGCAACAGTGTATTAATGATTAAATATATTTCTGGATTTTTAACAACAGTCTGCATGTCTTCAAAATTTATTTTTCTAATTGATTGAGTATTTCCCATTTAATAATTATTTAAAATAGTTTTAAATATTTATTTTATAATTAATGTATAAAATAAATAGTTATGTGTAATGACTTGATGATTTATCAAAACTCCAATGATGGTCGTGTATATGAACGTGTGTTAAAATGCGTTGTCTTAATGCTGGGGCCGAAATATTCGCATCTCTTGCTGCGGCGGCAATTGTTGCGAATGGTTGTTTTACTCCAGTCGTGCAACATACTTTAATAACTGGTTGGTCGTTAAATTGTTCTTCTTTTGAAATTCCAGAATATCTCCATAAAAATCCTTTACAAACCCTTTTTTCCCGAAGGGCAGTTCCGATTGCCGTACCTGTGGTTAATCCCAGTGCTCTTCCAGCCGCCTCAATGCTTTCAAATGTATTAAGAACTTCTCCTGTTTCTTTGTTAATTTGGTCAATGGAACGCTTTGCCTTTTTTACAGTAGGTTCTTCTGGGTCTACATACATACCACACTCGATGGCAATGGGTTCGTTTTTAATAATGCTTGATAATTTTGATAAATCTTTTGAATTATTAATTAATAACGTTTCCAAGTTAACAGAAATGTCAAGAATGGAATTCACAGTTTCATTCGAGGTTTCAAATTTATTATTACCTAAACAAACACAATGTTGTTTTAATAAAAACATCATATTTTTTTCCGAAAATGGATAATTTACAATAAATTTACACAACATTTCACCTTCGGGATATAACTGTTTTAAATTAGTAGTCACACTTTCAAAATCTTTTTGACGAGATAGTGAACATATAAAACGCATATTTTCGTATTGAAACGCATATAAAAAATAACCATATTTACAAATAGCATAATTGCTTGCTATTTTATTTTTAACAGATTCCGCAATATCACCTTCTCCTGTATAATTTTGAAGTTTAGTTGTCATTTCACTTACCTTTTTTTCTGATTTATCTAGTTCACATTTTAAATTAATAATTTCCTCTTCTTGAGCCGAATTTTTCTTTAATAATAAATTATAATTTTCAATATTATATTCGTTTTCTTTAATAATTTCTTTAATATATTTTTCTATTTTATCAATTGTAAATTGTCCGTCATCTAATGCTAATAATTCGCGATGTGTAATGTCATCGCTTAATGTAATTAATCTCAATCGTTTTTGAAGAATTAAATGTTTTTTTATTGCGTTTTCAATTTCTATTTTATTTTTTACTTTATAAGCCGCATATAATATAAAATTATCATATGTTTTTTTATGGCATTTCACTCTTTCAGATAAATTATTACTTTGGCCGAATTTAATTAAAGTTTCGTGATACATTTTATGGCCTGGGATGCCAAGAGTTTTATTTTCAATTTTACCAATATAAATACATTGTGTATTTAATGGAAACTGTTCCATAATTGTTTGCTCTTTTAATAATTCCTTATCTTTTTCAACATTTGCCAGTTGTTTAGTTTGTGTATCTAATTGTTTAGTTTGTGTATCTAGTTGTAATCTTAATTCATTACTCTCATCATTTATGACCTCTTGTATTAATTCTTCCATTTTCATATAATATTCGTGTATTTCGTCAGCCTTTTTAGTTCCGGCTTTTAAACAAAATTTTTTAAAGGTTTTAATGTTTAACATTATAATTGCTTTATTTTGGCCACCGTGTTGTTTCGCTTTAGGCTCGCCCAAAGCGAGAACAATAATTTTATAATCTATATCATTGCTAAAATATTTCTCTAATAATCTTTTAGCGTCTATTTTCTGACTAAACCCCAACCATTTCCATACATTATCCAAATCAATCGCAAAATCATTTGTTGGATGATGGTTTAAGTAGCAATAAAAACTGGATAAAAATAATTGCTGTTCGAAATCATTAAAGTGGTCTTTCATTTTTACAAGTAATTTTACATTATAATCACTCGACAACTTGGTAATTGGGTTATTTTCAATTAGTTCAATGATGTTTAACTCTTGCATGCTGGTTATACTATATAATGTCGGGTTGTCTTTAAGTTGTTTATGTAGGTATTGCTTTTAATAATGAAAGTGAAAGCGATAACATTTATTTTTCCGTCGTCATAAGTTTATTAGTAATAGAAATAATATTAATTAAAATGAACAACAATCTCAACCTTTTCTTTTTTAATGCTCTTAGTAGCGGAAATTGACAACTCCTCACGCTTTTTTCGTGTCTTGGCGTTATCAACGACAAGTTCCTTATGTTTAGACGTGCTATTTCGATTATTCATATCTTTTTCAATGACATCATAATTGAGTTGGATATATTCAACTACTTTATTTTCTAAGGCCCACTTAAAAAAATTCAATTGGCCAATCGTGGTCTCAATAAAATTTCCGTCTTTATACGGAATGCTGATGCGTTCCCAGCGACAAAATGGGTCAAAACGACGTTTGCTGTAAGCCTTTAGTTTGAGTTTATAATCATCATACACCTTAAATCGTCGGGCAACATTATCAGCACTCTGTTCAATTGTGTATAACGTGTAGTTTTTTTTGGCATAATTAGTGGCAAACCAATCCACAATGCGGAGTGAAATTTTAGATTCCCCTGTAATAATTTTTAGCATTTTATCTAGATTATTATTTGGATTAAATACGTTATCTCTGTTTGTGTTATAAAAAGATATTAAATTTTTTAATAATAAATCGTTTTGAGTAATATATTTTGAATTATTCATATTAATAAGTTTTCAATTTTTATTTAAGTTGTTTACAATGTATATTTACTTTTATAATTTATACCAAATTTATTAAAAAATATAATATAATTGTAATATATATTATGGGTAACAATTTTATGTCAACATATTTTGGTCCTTTGCCTAGAGAATATTGCGTGTATTTTTATATATTGTCAATTATATTTGGCATTATGTTTGCGTTAAGCGTGATATCTATTATTGTCTTTATGGTACTACATTTTAAAAAGGTGAATATTATGTTTTTAGTTAATTCGTCATTATTATTAATTAATTTATTTTTAGCATATATATCAAATAGATTATTACATACAATGTGTGTTAAAGCAATTTAATTTATAACACAATGTAAATATAAATATAATTATTTAGTAAAATATTTATATTTATTATTCGGATTCTTCGTGAATTGTTTTTAGTTTGCCCTGCGTTGTATTAACAGGCTTTAAAAACATATCGCGTGTCACAATATCATTTACATAACTGGTTTGCTGTAAAAATGGGTTACCACCTCGTTGTGGTAACAATTGTCTATCTGAAATTTTATTATCTAATGCTTCGCGACGATTTTCTCCATTATTTCTTGAAAAGACATCATCCTCGAGTGACTGATTAATCGCATTTTGTTTAGAATCGTAGTCTAATGCCGATTCTGTATTTTCCTGTTTTTCAGGTCGAGCGCTTTTATAATATGCTTCTCCTGTGCTCCATTTCCAAGAAATCATTATAATTATATTCTTTTAAATAATAAAATATTAAACTATTTGTTTTTTATTATTTAAAATTTGATTCATAATATTTACAATAACAATTGCATTATGAATCAAATTTTAGATAATATAAAACTTGTCATTTATTCCTACAGAAATAAAAAAGAATAAAATGAAGGACCTTTTGATTGATGAACGATTTATGATAAAAGATATTATACTATAACTAAACGTTTGCGTATTGAAATTATTGAGATTAACAATGATTATAATGCATCTGAAATAATTTAATAAATATTAATATGTATATATATAATGACAAAAATAAAATTATATATAATTGCCATTATCATAGTTATTATCATAGTTATTTTGTACTATGCAAATGCTAACATTAGACATGTAATACAAAATATGAAATTTTTATTTATAACGTGTAAAAAAGGAATATGCAATGAGGATATACATAAATGCTATTCTGTAAATGGGCATATACATTCTTCATCTTTCGGTAACAAAATAGAACGAAACACATTAAAGTGTGTATTAGACACTACCGATAAGCATAAATTATTAAAATTAGAAAATATATTTGTCCCGTCTTTAATGAATGGCACATTTTGCGATATAGTATATACAACATATTATGATTACAATGATTTAACTGTGTTAAAAAATAGAATTAATAATTTAAATATGCCAATAACAAAATGTATAAGAATTCGTAAATATTATTTTGAACCAGGAACTTATTTTGAAGTTAAATATACAGGTGGAACAAAAATACGCACATTAATCGATGATGAATATAATTTGGTAGACACCGATTTAATTGATGAAGACAATAAAGAAATGATTGTTAGCATTTTGAATAAAATAAAATCAAATGATATAACCCCTATATTTAGCAATTCATACAAAAGAATGTCTTTTATTTATAAAAATAATCCGTCTTTACGCATTACCATAGATTCAAATATAGAATTTTTTCATAATAACATTTATAATAAAATGGATAATGATATTTTAGAATTTAAAATGCCGACTAGCATTAAAATTAATGATGCTATACAATATATCGATGAAATAAATAGAATGGCTGGACTTTCTCTAAAATATGATGAATTTTCAAAATTTGAGTATTATTATTATAAAGTAATAATGAATCAAACATACTAACAAATATATTATAATCGACTTTATAATATTAATTTATACCTTCCCTAATAATTTTCATATTTTTTGTAAACATAAACTTGTCTTTGTTAGTTCGTCTTCTTTTTAAATTACATTCTAAACAAGCAATCACTAAATTATTTTTGTTATGGCCTATGTCATTATCTATTCTATCTAGCGACCATTGTTTTGTTTCGCGAACTATTTCATATAATATATATATGTCAGTTGAACAATAATGACATTGTAGATTACTATCATACAACAATGTAATGACTTCTCTTAAATTGACAAAATTTGTTTCATCAAGTTTTTTTTTAAGAATGTCTTGTTGTTTATATCCAGATATTTTTGTTTTTATGTGATTTATAAACATAATAATATTTTTATCTTTTATATCTTTTATTTCGTTATTTAAATTAAATAATATAGCATTTAAAATAGTTACTTGAATTGGGTGAGATAGTTCTTCTTGAGATAACCCCCATGTATGTGTCTCAACTCTCATTTTTTTTTCTTTTTCACAATTAACACGTTTTAAAGTGTTTTGAGGTGGTTTCTCAATAATGAAAATATGTTTTATATCCATTTACTAATATTTTTATATATATATATATATATATATAAATGTTTCATACTTTGTCCAGTATGGGTAGCGTAATAATGACACCCCCCCCCCTCCCCCTAAGTTTAAAATTACCGGTGGAACTAAAACTTCAGTCACAGGTTACGATGTATATACATTTACAAGTAGCGGGTCAATTATTTGTAGTGCAAATGCTACTATTAGTGTGTTGGTTTGTGCAGGAGGAGGTGGGGGAGGAGGTGGGTCCGATCGTAACATGTATGTTGGTGGTGGGGGAGCAGGTGGGATGATCTCTAAAGAAATTATATTGTCATCAGTTGAAGAAACAATGTATATTGCTGTAGGAACCGGTGGTGCGGGGGGGAAACCATGGGCGTATGGGTGGTCCATAGCCAACTCGGTATTAGCAGATGGAAAAAATGGTGCAAATTCTTCAGTAACATTTAGTATAAATGTATCACAGAATTTAACAGCAATCGGGGGAGGTTTTGGAATTGGAGGTTTGTCAACGGATGCTCTTGGTTCAGGAGGTAGCGGTGGTGGTGCTCATGGTGGTACTCAAGGTACTAACAGACCGGGCACCGGTACTATAGGACAAGGAAATAATGGGGTTAAGTCATATTCTTCCCTTGCCGCAGGAGTCCAATGCGGTGGAGGAGGAGGAGGAGGTGCTGGGGGTGAAGGGGGAGAAATCGCAACATCCAATCAATATAATTCTGGTTCTATAGCAAACAAACGATATGGTTCGAGTGCTGGACCTGGTTTAACGTGTAGTCTTAATGGAATAAATGCCGTAACTACAACCAAATTGTTTTGTGCTGGGGGGGGGCAGGTAAATATATAGATGCGCAGACAGCAACTAGTAATAGTGGTAATGGTGGAAATTCTGCGTATCCTAATAATTCTTCAGGCACTGCAGGGGCATCCGGCGTAGTGTACATTGCTATTCCAACGTCGTATTCCCAAAAACATAATTAATAAAATCAATATAAATAGTATATGCAATATTAATATTTTTACATAATAATATGTTATATAAAACTGAGTTAAACTCTATTTGCTTATATATATATATATATATATGAATACAGAAATAATACATACCGAATGTAATGAACTTAAAACATTAAAATATAATACTATGGTTTTGAATAAAGTTTCTTGGCCTGAATGTAAATCATCCACAAATCTTGTAAATTTAGATAAATTTCTAGAAGATGAAAAAATTACAAACTCTAATGAGCCTTGGAGTAAACTTGACAAAACAGCGAAAATTAAAAAATTTTCTGTATTCGCAGATACTTATAAAATAACTAACAATTTATCAGACGAAGAATATACTACACTGATTGCGTTTTTAAGAGATTGTTTAGATAGGAAAAAATTACAAAGAGTAAAAGATGTAAATTATAATAAGGAAACAGGAGAAGTAAAAGAGATTCCTTCGTTACATCATACAAAACCAACAAATCATTTTACATTAAAAAATATTGACAAACGCGTTTCAGTAACCAGAAGTTTAGCACCTAAAAAGATTAAAAAAACCATTAAAAATGTTAGCAATAACGATTGTGATTCTGACCAAGACTAAGACCAAATTAAAGAACAAGACCAAATTAAAGAACAAGACCAAGAATTCCTATAAGATAATAAAAATAGGCGGAAAAAATTGAATCATAATATTAATATAAAAACAATTTTATAATAATATTAAAGAATGAATATATCAGATTTGCCAGAGTTAATAGATGTGTTTAATCAAATTGTACCAGAAGACAATAAAGAATTTTTCAGCATCGATGAAGCATTTGAGTTGTATATTACGTGCGTTCATCTTATGGAAGATTTTATTGAAAATAACCCAAAATTGATTACAGACCCAGATTTTGATGAAATATTTAATGATATCATACAAGAAGAAATGCATGTTATTTTTGAAATGGATATATCATATACAGAAGAAGCCGAAGAAGATATGGAAGAGATAGTTGAGCATGCTAAATCTTCATTCTTTAAAGATTTTATACCTCCACGTTCATATTCAACAAATATAATTTTAAAGGAAGTAGACCAAGAATATGTCACAAAACAATTACAATATTTAAGAAATAAACCCCAACCAACACAACGCACAAAAGAATGGTATGAATTTAGACATAATTTAATAACAGCATCAAACGCATATAAAGCATTTGAAAATCAAACAACTCAAAATCAACTAATTTTTGAAAAATGTAAACCATTGAATTCTACATTATATATTGATGGGGAAGATAAAGACATTGAGAGTGTAAAAGAAATTCAATTTGTAAATGTAAATAGTACGTTACATTGGGGGCAAAAATATGAACCATTGTCTGTTAAATTTTATGAATATACATATAACACAATGGTCGAAGATTTTGGGTGCATTCAACATGATACTTATAATTTTATCGGAGCATCACCAGATGGAATAAATGCCGATAAAAATTCACAACTATATGGTCGCATGTTAGAAATAAAAAATATTGTAAATAGAGAAATTGATGGTATACCAAAAAAGGAATATTGGGTTCAAATGCAACTACAAATGGAGGTATGTAACTTTAATGAATGCGACTTTTTAGAAACAAAATTTATAGAATACACTGATATGAATGAATATAAATTAGATACACATAATGACACATACGAAGATGACCTAGGCAAAGAATTTAAAAATGTGTGTTTGTCAAAAGACAATAAAATGAAGGGACAAATTATTTACTTTCATACACCAGAGGGCAAACCATTTTATGTATACAAACCACTTGACTTAATACATCCGCAAGACATTATCGATTGGGAAGAATGCTCTATATCACTATATCAAGGTGAAAAATATAATTATATATATATAAAATTTATTTATTGGAAATTAGATGTTGTTAGTTGTGTGCTTGTTTGTAGAAACAAATTATGGTTTAAAGATAATATTGGAGAATTAGAATATATTTGGGGCATTATTAAAAAGGAGCGAATTTCTGGATTTGAACATAGATGTCCAAATCGTAAGATAAAAAAGGAGGTTGTAGAAAATGGAACTAATAATAATGCGTCGTCTGGTGGGTGTTTTCTACAATTTAATAAAGATACTGGGAAAATTACGGTTGTAAAACACAACTAACAACCTTTACAACCTTTCTAAGACTTCTCCCTTCGGGAGAGAAAAAGGTTGTTATTAATACAAAATATTCTCATTATCTGGTATAGAAAAATATAACTTATTTGGTTCAGTTCTAAAATAGCCAACCCGTGCTCCGTCTCCTTCTTCTGCTTGAGGCAATGGATTAACAATGTTTGATTTATTTTTTTTATTATGATATAATGCATCGCAAAAATCAGCACGTATACATTGCCCATCATCTGGGTTATTTCTATAACGCAAATTGTTAGTTATTTGTTCATAAGAACCTAATGTAAAAATAGGATATTTCCACCAAATATCGCTATAATTTTTATTAGATGTTTTATTTTTTCCTATTTGCGGATAATCATTTAATATTACTTTGTCAACAGACAATGGGAACAATGCTGGATTTCTGGTATCATCTGTATACTTTTGAAAACCTTCTGTATTAATAATAGGACCTAAATATAATCCAACTATAAGTATTAATACTAAAACTATGATGCTTCCAATAAAAGTATTTTTCATTAATTATAGTATATACATATTAAAATTAAAAACTAAAATGTGTTACAAAATATACTTTTAAAAATAACTTAAAATCAATTTGCCATTATGTAATAGACAATGGATACAGTTAATAATATGCGAGTTACTAAAAGAAATGGCGAATTAGAAGAAATCGCGTTTGACAAAATTTTGTCACGAATTAAAAAAATAGGACATGAAGTTGGAATATATATTAATTATCAACAATTAGTAATTAAGGTAATTGACCAATTATACGATACAATATCCACTACAAAAATCGATGAATTGGTTGCCGAGCAATGTGCTTCATTGTCTACATTACATATTGATTATGGAACATTATCATCCAGAATAATTGTTTCAAATCATCAAAAAAATACAGATACTCTATTTTCAAATGTAATGAAAACATTATATGATTTTATTGACGTTCATGGAAAAAATTATCCTCTAATATCTGATAAACTATGGGATTTTACATCTCACCATTCAGAACAAATTAATGATATGATTGATTATAATAGAGATTATTTAATAGATTATTTTGGATTTAAAACATTAGAACGAGCATATCTGTTTAAAGTTAATAATAAAATTGTGGAACGACCTCAACATATGTGGATGAGAGTCGCTATTGGAATTCACGGAGATTTAGACAATCCTGATAGTATCGCTCTTATTAAAGAAACATATGATTTAATGTCTCAAAAAGTGTTTACACATGCTACACCTACGCTTTTTAATGCTGGAACTCCTCGCCCTCAATTAAGTTCTTGTTATTTAATCGCATTAGAGAAAGATAGCATTGACGGAATTTACAATACGCTTAAAGACTGTGCGTTGATTTCTAAATATTCTGGAGGAATTGGTCTGCATATACACAATATACGAGCAAAGGGTTCTCATATTAAAAGCACAAATGGACAAACAGATGGTCTAGTTCCTATGTTACGAGTATTTAATTCTACTGCTAGGTATGTGAACCAATGTTTTACGCCAGAATCGTGGATATATTCTAAAAATGGACCAGTTCAATTTAAAAATGTAACTATCAACGATGAACTTGTAACTGTAGATGGCACATTTAAAAAAGTAAATGAAGTAATTGTGAATAATGTAAATAAGGAAATATTACAAATACGGGTTACTAATTCTATGTTTCCAATTGAAGTCACAAAAGAACATCAATTGTATTTAATTAAAAATGAAAAAAGAATGGGATTTTCAGTTATAAAAAATAAATTGGAAAAAAACAAAATTCAGCCAAATTATTATAGTGCAACTGAACTAACAGAAAATGATTTTGTTGGTTTTCCTATTCCAACTTTTGAAGAAGATAACGCAATTGATGATTTGGATTTTTATAAATTTTATGGACTAATGTTAAAATATGGATACATTAGTAAAGATGATACAGAAAGTGGTTTACTCTTTGATATTAAATGTAACCAAGAATTGATACTATTTACAAAACAATATTTAACAAAAATGAATGTTCCGTTTTTGGAAAAAGAACATTATAAATGTACTCTAATTAACTGGTCTTCTCAAAATAATGTAAGCCTTTCTATGAGTCCAGAGATGTTATACAGCGATATCGATAACGATAGTAAACAATTACATTCCTCTTTTTTACATTTGCCAAAAAATAAAACATTAATGATGATTGAAGGTTTAGTAGGCTTAGTAGGCTTAAACTCAAAAAAAATACAATTCGGTAGTTCTTTCCTACAGTTAACAATGCAATTAAGGTATTTATTTTTACGACTTGGAATTTTAACCTATGGAGATATTCGGAACCATGAAGGAACCGATATTACAACATATCGGTTACATATTCCAATCCACACTCGCCTATATTTCGAACATAATGGTATATTATGGGGGCGCATTAAAAGCATTACTCCAATTAATTATACTGGTGACGTATATGATTTTAATATGATGGACAATCATAATTATTTAACAGATATGGGATTAGTTCATAATTCAGGCAAACGGAATGGTTCATTTGCCATTTATTTGGAGCCTTGGCATGCCGATGTATTTGATTTTTTAGAAATGCGTAAAAATCACGGCGACGAAGAATTAAAGGCAAGAGATTTATTTTATGCTCTTTGGGTGCCAGATTTATTTATGGAACGCGTTAAAGACCCAAATGGGAAATGGTCGTTATTTTGTCCCAATGAATGCCCTGGACTCGCAGATTGTTACGGTTCCGCGTTTAAAACATTATATGAAAAATATGAATTAGAAGGTAAGGCAAGGAAAACCATTGTAGCAAGAGAATTATGGTTTGCCATATTAGACGCACAGATGGAAACTGGAACGCCCTATTTATTATATAAAGATGCGGTTAATAAAAAATCAAATCAACAAAATCTGGGAACGATTAAATCATCTAACCTATGTACCGAAATTACAGAATACTCAGATGAAAAAGAAACCGCTGTTTGTAATTTGGCATCTATTGCGTTGCCTGCATTTGTAAATGAAACAACTAAACAATTTGATTATGACGAATTACATAGAATAACAAAGGTGATAACTAACAACTTGAATAAAGTAATTGATATTAATTTTTATCCAACAGATAAAACCAAACTAAGTAATTTTAGACATAGACCTATTGGCATTGGGGTTCAAGGGTTGGCAGATACATTTATTATGATGGACATTCCATTTCACTCTTTGGAAGCACTGGAAATCAACAAATGCATTTTTGAAACGATTTATCACGGTGCTTTAGAAAAAAGTAATGAAATTTCCATTTATAGAAAACAAAATGTGTTAGTTGATGAATGTATTACTAATCAAAATATACAATATAGTGGGGCTTATTCATCGTTTGAAGGTTCTCCTGCTTCTAAAGGAATTTTGCAATTTGATATGTGGAATGTTCAGCCCAGTTCTCGTTATGATTGGTCAATTTTAAAACAATCTATTGTAGACCATGGACTCAGAAATTCTCTTCTCGTCGCGCCTATGCCAACAGCATCAACCTCTCAAATTCTGGGTTATAATGAATGTTTTGAACCAATTACAAGCAATATTTATTCTCGTAGAACATTGGCTGGTGAATTTGTAATTATAAACAAATATTTAATGAAGGAACTAATACAAACTGGATTGTGGAATGAACAAATAAAAAATAATATTATTTCAAATAATGGTTCGATTCAACAATTGACTATGCTTTCAGAACATATGCGTAATAAGTATAAAATTGTTTGGGAAATTCCTATGAAACATTTGATTGATATGGCGGCAGATAGAGGAGCATTTATTTGTCAGAGTCAAAGTCTTAATTTATGGATGGAAGACCCTGTATATAATAAACTAACATCTATGCATTTTTACGCTTGGGAAAAAGGGTTAAAAACAGGCATTTATTATCTACGAAGAAAGGCAAAACATCAGGCACAACAGTTTACAATTGAGCCTACCGCAAAACATAATGATGATAAAGAGGGTGACATTTGTGAAATGTGTAGTGCTTAACCCGTGTTATGCGAATCTTTTACAAATGCCGAAACTTTTTCTATGCCATTTGGTTATTCCGTATTGTTCTATTCCATCCATATGTTTTTTAGCACCATATCCTTTATTAGAATCTATATTATAACGCTCAATCAATTCGGGGTTTTCCATACATAAATGTTCAATATACTTATCACGCTCTACTTTGGCTAAGATGGATGCTGCTGCTATTGACGTAAATTTATTATCACCGCCTTCTATGGTTACATATTTAACAGTTTCCACTTTTGTTTTACCTTTATTTAGAGCATTGTATTGTTTAAAGTAATTTCCATCAACTAACAACAATATATTATTTAAATCATTGTCCTTTTTAAAAAGTTGTTCAATTACAGATTTTATAGCCTTGTGCATTGCTGATTGAGTTGCTTGTAATATATTAATTTCGTCAATAGTTTGTTCATCTTCATATTCTACAGCCCATGCTATCGCATTTTCCTTTATATATTCGGCAACATCTTCTATTTTCTTTTTTGAATGGAATTTTTTACTATCTTTCATTGAAGCATGTTCAAAACTATCGTCTTTAGGTAAAACTACAGCACCAGCATATACTCTTCCAAATAATGGTCCTCGTCCTGCTTCATCTATTCCGATTTCTACTAACTCAATATTGTAAAACTTATTTAATGAAACTGTTGGCAATCTTGAATGTAATTTTTTGGCTGTTAATTTTATACCATCATTCAATTTTATTAATTCTTTTTTTTCCACCATTGTATCCTCATTTATATCATTAATTTCAACACAACCTGATTTATTTAAATACATCTTGTTATATACTATTTACATTTATAAACAGTATATAAATTTAATTCAATTGTTTTTTTTAAAAACTTTTTAAAGAACTTTTTTCACCATATAAATTATATAATGAAAGGCAAATTCTTATTCCTCTTTGTAATTTTATTATTAGCATTAATTTTAGGTTCATTTTTAGGAGGTAGAGGATATTTTGAAGGAATGGTCAATAATTCATCTAATCAAACTTACTATGGTCCTAATGGTTCTACAGCACAAGTATCGCCTGATTCAAATGGTTCAAATAGTTTAGTTATAACTTATACTGATGGAACAACCGCAACATATTCTATCAATAATCCAGCATCTATCTCAACTGATTCTACGTATACTGGTCCAAATGGTTCTAGTGCAAAGTTCCAAACGAATGCCGACGGTTCTATAACTGTTGTAGTTACTCACGCAAATGGAGATGTACATACATATACATTAAATAGTTCAAATGCTTCCACAAATGATTTCACAAATGATTCCACAAATGATTCATCTTCTGCTTCTTCTACAAATTCTACATATGATAATTACAACCACTACAAAGGAACATCATTACCTAACATTTTTTATGGTCCAAATGGAGGAACAGCCCGTGTTATCGAAACATCAAATAATAATACTCTTGTTATAACTAATAAAAATGGGACAACCGAAATTTATTATATCAATACAGATAAATCGAATTCATCGGTTACGTCGTATTATGGGCCGAATGGAGGTTCTGCCAAAATAATAACTGATAGCAAGGGCAAGCAGGCGGTTGAAATTACAACACAAGATGGCACAAAGATTGTTTACTATGCTGATAATGTGTATACATATAATAATAGTCAAGATGATACAATTAATCAATATTCTGCCGACACTAATGCAACTGGTTCTGATTACAATACAGCATATGACTCTTCTGCGTATTATTCTGGGTCTCAAGGGGTAACTCGTGCACAAATACCACCAGGTCAAGAAGACTTATATATTTTAAAATCACAGGTTATTCCGCCAGTTTGTCCTAAATGCCCAGACCAACTATTACAATGTCCTAACAACTCAGATACTACTAAATGCCCACCTTGTCCTCCATGCTCCAGATGTCCTGAGCCAGCATTTGATTGTAAAAAAGTGCCAAATTATAATTCATTTAATCAAGATTTTATGCCTGTTCCTGTATTAAATAGTTTTTCTACATTTGGAATGTAAACTTATTTTTCATTTTTTACACTTTTCCAATATAAGCAATATCTTTTATTTTTAAACGCATATTGTTTAAAAAATTTATATTGTTATTTGTTACATATTGACAAGATAATACCACTCTTTTTTCATTTTTACATAATTTAGATGCTCTATGATATAAATAATTTCCTTCAAAACATATTGAATTATTATTAGTTAAATTTATACTTTTTATTTCATTATTATCATTTTTAAATTGAAATTCAGTACAAGTTAAATTATTTGTTATTGGTATTAATAATGTAAAAAATCGTCCATTATAATAATTATAGTCATAATGCCAATTAATCCAATCACCTTCATTTTCATAAATTAATAAAGCACAACTTGTTGGTAAATTTAAATCTGTTGGAAATAATTTTAATTTTAATTTTGTTGATACTAATTTACATAGGTCATTTTGATAAAAGTTAATTAGATTTGGAGCATATTTAATAATATTAGTAGTAGAAATGGTTATACCTTTTTTATTTGGTAAAGCACAATTAAAAATTGTTTCTGGAAATGTTGATATATTTACTCTTTTTTGAATTTCTTTATTATCAGTTAAACCATTTATTTCATTTTTTATTACATCTTGTAAATATACATTAAATTCTTTATATAAACAAAAATCATCATTACATATATATTTATTTATTACTTTACAAGAACCAGAATTATATCCATAAAGACAAATACAAATACAAATAATAAACACAAATACAAATAATAAAGACAAATACAAATAATAAATTTTACTATTTTTCATTATATATATATATAATTTTTATAAAACATAAAACTCGGTATAACTTTTCAACGTAGTAAGAAAAAAGGTGTAAAATTTATTATTTGTATTTGTGTTTTTTTACGCATTTTTTATCTATTTGTATGGACTGTCCTTTTTGTTCCTGAGGCACAATTTTAATAATACATCTAGATTTATTGCCGTATAACGGTTCAGAACAACCCTTTTCTTTTTCTTTATTAATTGCTCTATTCTTTTTACTTTTTATAAAATTAGGAAATAATTTGGGGGCTGGAGTAGTACATCTAGACCGAAAATGTTCATAACGCTCTCTAACATCACAATATGTTAATTTTGAATTCTTTTTAAGCATTTTATTTACGAGTTCATGCAAATTATAAATGTAACGTGAAAATGAATCTCTGTTTTTTAGTTCATCCATAGTTAGAGGAAGTTGTTTTAAATTCATAGCAAGATTTTTACGACATGCCCCACAAGGCAACACGTGTTTTAAAGATAATACATAATCTCTATATTGTTTTTTTTGTTCACATGTCGGATTTATTGGATAATTAAAACTAATAGTATGAAGCATATGCCATTGAGTTGGCCCCCATACTTTTGTTAAAAACCCATCCCCCGAATAAAAATCACTCCTTTTAAATACTCTTTGTTTTTTAGTTTTAGTTTTATTATATGGTGAATATTTTTTACGTGTTTGACTCATTTATATTATAATTATAAATTAAAATATAAAAATATTTGAACAACCTTAACAACTTTTCTCATTTCAAACGCCCATAAATACTAAATAATTAATAATATAAAGAATTTATCATAATAAACTTATATTATGTAATATCTTTATTAAATAAAAATTATCCTAATAAAGATTGGTAAAAAATTAATAAACACGAAAAATATGACATACTTTCGGAAATACTTCGTTATTTAGGCGCGAAAGTATTATGTTTATATGATGAAATATAATGAAACAACATATTCCTCTTATGAAGAAGATAATAACATAATTTGGGCGTTTTAAATGTGTGTTTTTCGCGAAGCTTAAGCCACAACCTTTTCAAAGGTTGTAGGTTTAGGACCATTAATTACAATGCTGTTATATTTTGTTGTATATTGAAGTCGAAGGTTGTATAACTTCTCATAATAAACAAAATCATTCTTACAGTTTTTCCTTGATATAATGTTTATCTTCCCATCAACATCTCTAACTAACATATGGCTTATTATATAATAGTGTGTAAACTTTAAATCATATTTTATATTTAATTATTCGTTTAAATGTTATTGTAATTTATTTCCACATAATATATATAATGAATTCTTTGAAAACAAATATAGGTCATATTTATTCAAATCCGTCGGCTTCTACTTTTACATCAAGATTTGCAGGATATATGAATTGGACCTATTTTATTTATTTATTTATTGTAATTATACTACTAATTATAGGATATTATACATATACACAATATTCTAATTCTAAAACTGGTTTCAAGGCTAATAGAGAACATGACACAGTAGACCAAAATTCAAATAAAACCGCAAATTTATTGCTATTTACTGTAGACTGGTGTCCTCATTGTAAAACGGCAAAACCAGAATGGGAAAGTTTAAAGGCTGAGTATGAAGGTAAAAATATTAACGGATACAATTTATCATTTACTGAATACAATTGTACAAATGAAACTCCAGAGATTGAAGAATTAATGAATAAATATAAAATTGAAGGATACCCAACAATTAAACTTATAAAAGATAATCAGGTTATAGAATATGATGCGAAACCAACAAAAGATACTATGTCTCAGTTTTTGAACACGGTTCTTTAATTGATAATAAAAAAGCAATGGCATCTTCTTCGCCTTGTTTTATCCAAACATTTCTAAAATTGCTGTTTGAAATAGATTGTGTAATTATATCCAATGACATTGGATTGCTATTTATATGGCATTTAACGGTGTTATTTATAGTTTCTGTTTGTATGCTGGATGCTATATATTTCATTGAATTTAAAGTAATGCACATTATATATTCTAATAATGACGAGTCTTCTGTTACAGAAACATTATTATTAAAACATAACTCATTTTCGTAACAACAAGTTATTCCCAATATTTCATTTTTTTCAGGATGGTCTCTTAAACAAGCATTAATTGGAAAATTATACATTACGCCTCCATCTATAAAACAATCTTCGCCAATAATTGTTGGTATAAATACACCTGGTATAGAGCAAGACATTGCGACCGCCTGAACCAATTCTAAATCTGGGTGTGAAATGTGTGATAATTCAACTGTTTCAAATTTATTAATGTTAAATGTAAACAGATGTAATTTAATATTTGAAAACTCATAAAATTCCTTAAGAGTGATGTTTAATGATAAGTTTTTTGCATTTAACAATGGTTTTAAAATAATTTCTATGAATTTTTTATCATACAGCCCTTTTTTATGATATGAATCAAAAATTTGTTGTCCTGATAGTTTAAAAACATCATGCCATGGTCTATCAACAATATATTGTTTTAATACATCCCAATTATATTTTAAACACATAAATGTGCAAATAATGCTACCAACCGAGGTTCCATATATAGATTCTATATCTGACATATTCCAAAATCCATCTACATTTAGTTTTTCAAGAGCACCTAAATATCTTAGACCTAATACTCCACCACCAGCAATAACTAAGTGTTTTATTGTCATTAGTTAAGATTATAAAATATATTTAATAATTAATATATTTTATTATAATTCATTTAGCAATACCCTTTTTAAAAACAAATGAAAATATTTTTTTCTATACTTGGATTAAATGGCCAATATATTTACATTAGAAAATTTTACAGATTTTTCCGAAAAAATTAATATTGATGATTTATACGAAAAGAAACGCCAAATTGACCTTAATAAATTAGAACTTTTTAAAAAAATTTTAAATCGAATACATGTAAGAATTAAAACAACATCTAAACAATCTGTGCATGAAAAGTTTTGTTGGTTTGTTATACCTGAAATTATTATTGGTGTGCCAAAATATGATCAATCAGGTTGCATTGCTTATGTTATGGATACATTGCAAACAAACGGGTTTCGGGTAAAATATTTTCATCCAAATACAATTTTTATTTCTTGGGATCATTGGGTGCCATCATATGTTCGGAATGAAATTAAAAAAAAGACTGGAATTATTATAAATGAATATGGTGATAGAGTTGACGATGAAACAACATTAGAAGAAATAGATGACAATAATGTACAATTGCAACAAGGTTCTATACAACAAATAAAAAATAGTAAAAAATTTACTCCCATTAATTCATATAAACCTTCTGGCAAATTAGTTTATAGTGAAGAACTTTTTAACAAAATTGAAGATAAAATAAATTAAAAATATATTGTTATCTATCAACTCGTTATAAAATATATAAGTATGAATGTATTGGTAATTTCGGTAACAAGTCAAAAAAGCAAGAAAAGTTCTTCAAAGGGGATTTCAAAAAATGAAAATTGGACATGAAAAAATGTCCAATTTCAGAAAGTGGTGGGAAGGTTTGAAAAAAGTTCACAAAAATCACTACCAGACCATAATGGTGCGAAAATATATTTTTGTGCGTTTATTCTGTTATGATAGTTTTTATATATTTTTAAAATAAAAAATATTAAAAAGTTATATATTAATAATATAGCAATGTATGGCAATGAAAATTACCCCCAAAAAACCCCTGAATATATTTGCCAACTATGTGTCTTTAAATCGTCTAATAAAAAAGATTATAAAAGACACATTCAAACCAAAAAACATTTTAGCAATGAAAATCCAAGTTTGGCAATGGACATTACCCCAAATTACCCCAAATGCCAATGCGTCTGTGGGAAACAATACGTTGATAATTCTGGCTTATGGAGACATAAACGTAAATGTATAACTATATTGAATAAAAATAAGGATACAACTGATAAGGATACAACTAATAAAAATAAGGATATGGTTTTAATTTTATTAAATCAAAATAATGAACTTCAACGGCAAATTATTGAAATGTCAAAGGATAAAACTGTCAATATTAACAATATTAATAATACACAAAAAATTAATATTAATGTATTTTTAAATGAACAATGTAAAGACGCGTTAAACATTACAGACTTTATACATTCTATTAAGTTACAATTACATGATTTAGAAAATACAGGCCGAATTGGTTTTGTAGAAGGAATATCAAACATTTTTATTAGAGAACTTCAAGAATTAGATATACATAAAAGACCCGTTCATTGTAGTGATTTAAAAAGAGAGGTGTTATATATTAAAGACGAAAACCAATGGACAAAGGAGAATGATACAAAAGATAAAATTATATTAGCCATTAAACAATTGGCCTATAAGAATTTTAAACAAATTTCAAAATGGATTGAATGTAATCCTGATTGTAGAGATCCAGAGTCAAAAAAAAATGACCAATATAATAAAATGCTTTGTAACATTGTCTCTGGTGGAACAACCGAAGAAAATAATAAAAATTATTCAAAAATTATAAAAAATATGACTAAGGAAGTATTAATATGTAAATATTAGACAAATAATATTTTATTAATGACATAATATATACAATCATGAAAACACGCCGAATTAAAAAAAAAAATAACATGACAAAAAAAAATGTACATTCTAACAAACAATTACAAACTTTATGTAAAACGCATTCCAATTCATTTAATAGTTTTGAAAAAGAATATGGTAAAATGAATAAACCCAATAAACCCAATTATAATGTAGAGAAATCATTGGTTAAATTATTTAAAACATCATTTACTCCAGTAGAATATAAATCTAAAAATGATTATTATACATATATTAATTATGAATGGATAAATAAACAAACTCAAAACCTAAAACTTAAAAAAAACATTAAATACTATGTTCAAATTGATAGTTTTAGAGTTACACAAGAAAAAGTGTATTATGAATTAATAAACATTGTTAAATCATACATTAAAAATAATAATTCTGAAAAGGCAACACAAATAAAAAACGTATATGAATCATTATTACATCTAGACAATAAATCAGCAGAAGAGTATATATCATATTATATTAATTTGGTTGATACTAAAATAGCATCTAATAATTTTTATGGTCTTTTAGGTGACCAAAATAGAAATGAAATAATATCTTGGGGTTGTCCTATAGTATGGAGTGTATTAAAAGATGAAAAAAATGTAAAAAAATTTTCAAGTTACATTTCTCCACCACAACTAACAATATATGATTATACTATTTACATTGAAGATACTAAAGAAGACCAAAATATACAAAAATACAAAACAGAATTTAAGCAACGATATTTAAAATACATTGATGAACTATTTGATGTTTGTTTGGGGAAAAATAATGGAATTAAAGCAACTGATATATGGGATTGTGAATATGATATGTTAATTGCGGGGTCATGTTCGAGTATAAAAAAGGATGATGAAAATGGTTATAATTTAATAACCAAACAGGAAGCATTAGACAATTATAATTTTGATTGGGAACATTTAACAAAAGAAATAGGATATACCAAAGCACCAAATACTTTTATTTGTACAAGTACAAATTATTTAAAATGTATTACAAATTTATTATTTAAAGATGATGCTTGGAGAACACCAAAATGGAGGGCATATTGGTTGTATATAACTTTTAGACAAGTTATGCGTTTTCATAGTAAATGGAGATTGATTTATTATGATTTTCATGGAAAATTTATAAAAGGGCAACCGATTCCTGTGCCAAAAGAAATATATCCAGTTTTTGGATTATCATTTTGTTTTAATACATTTTTAACAAATGAATATATTGATAAAAATAAAAAGCAACAATATATCGATTATGTTCATAATATGGCAACCGATTTATTGACTGTATATAAAAGAATAATAACTCGAAATACTTGGTTATCTCCATCGACTAAAAAATATGCTTTGTTAAAATTAGACACAATTAAATTAGTAGTTGGTTCACCTAAAATTTTAAGAGAAGATGCTACATTAATATATGATAATAAAAAGGCATATCAAAATATGAAAAAAATCGCACATTGGAGAACAAATAAAATGATTGAATTAGATGGTAAAGAATCTGAAATAGATATACCTATTATAGACTGGCAAGAACTTAAAATGGTAGGAAAACAATCCTATATTGTAAATGCTTATTATACTCCCACAGAAAACGCAATATATGTTCCTTTAGCCTATTTACAAAAGCCATTTATAGATTTAGATGAAAGAGGCATAGAATATAATTTAGCACATATTGGTTATACTTTAGGTCACGAGTTGTCTCATTGTTTAGATGATGTTGGTAGTAAATATGACCATAATGGGAATTTGCATAATTGGTGGACTAAAAGCGATAGAGATAAATTTAACAAGAAGGTTCAAAATGTGATTAAGCAATATGAAACATTTGCTGCGTATGATGGAATAAAAATGGATGCTTCGTTAAGTACTGGAGAAAATTTAGCGGATATTTCAGGAGTTGCTATTTGTATGGAATATTTAAAAGACTTTCAACAAATAAATGATGATATTGTGCCAATCAGGGCTTTATCTTTTCACGCGTTTTTTATATACTTTGCGGTTCAGGCTAGACAAAAAATTTTAGATGCGGCAATTACAGCACAGTTAAAAACAAATCCACATCCTATGGATAAATATAGAACAAATTGTCCATTGGCTCGTTTAGAATTGTTTAGGAGTTTATATAATGTAAAAAAAGGAGATAAAATGTATTGGTCTTCTACAGATACTATTTGGTAACCCCCCGTTTACAATTTAGTTAATTAATATTTAGAATGATTAATATTTAGAATGATTAATATTTAGAATAATTAATATTTATTATTTAGAATGATTATTATTTAGAATGATTATTATTTAGAATGATTATTATTTAGAATGATTATTATTTAGAATGATTATTATTTATTTAGTTAATTATTATTTAAAAATATTTTTTTCTAAATGTATTATATAAATGTCCGCTAAATCAAGATCACGCAATGCCAGCAGATCCAGACGCGCTTCCAGGAGTAGTCATATGGGTAAGGGAATGAGCCTAAGTAAGGGCAAGTCCTTAGGAAAGTCCTTAGGAAAGTCCCTCGGTCAGTCCTTGGGCAAGACCCTCGGTCAGTCCTTGGGAAAGTCTATGGGAAAGTCTCAATATGGAGGTCGCAGGACTAGACATCATCGCAAATAAGCGAAAAACATTCTATTGTAATAGAATATGTTAGTAAGCAATACATGTAACTGATAATAACGTTTACATGTATTTCAAAATTATATTTTAACCTTCTCAATATTTTTTTGAGAATTCTCTTGAATTAAAGACAGTTCTGCTGGTAGCGGGATTTGTTCTTCAGTAATTAATGTATCTGCCATTGATTCTAATGTTTTCATTTGATTTTTAGCAGTTTCTAATATTTGATTATCTACAATTGATTCATACATTTTAACACCATTTGTATAATCAACCTCGCATTTTATATATAATGTTATTATTATCGCACGTGTTTCAATCACTATTTGTTGTAATTTTTCCTCTGTTAATTTAGGATTTATTCTAATTTTTTTTTTGTTAGTTTGTGGGTCAATTGTGTATACAAATATTTCATTTAATATGTTTAATAATTTATTTTGGTTGTTGTTTGCGGTTTGAATCATTTGTTTTAAATTTTTAGCATAATTAGAAAATAATTTATTTGAGATGTTTCCTTTAACTGACCGACTTAAAATAGGGTCGATTCCCTTACATTCGGGAGCATTTTGATAATTTTTTAATTTAATATCGCTGAATTTAGTAATTTCAGGAGGCATTGGTAAATTTTTATTATTGCCTGTAAATATATCATAAAATATTTTTAAATCTGCCTTAAAAATTTGTTGGGTGGTTGGTGTCATTCCTGTAAATTTTCCTGAAGTATAATCATAATTATCATCTAAATATAACTCCATTAATTCTGGGATACCAGGTTCGTCTTCTAATGTTTTGGTATCTCCGCTATCATTAATGTTAGATGAACATATAGATGGATGTACATTAATCTCAGTATTTTCCGTAATATTTGAAAAATCTTGATTATTTAATAATGTATTTATTCGATTATCGCATATATTTAATTTATAAATATTTCTAGGTGTATTTTGTGGAATTTTTCCCTTTTCATATAAATTTGCTCTGGTCGTATTTCCTTCAGCATCTTTATATACATAAATTGGGTTGATAGTAGTAACAATAGCCGCAAATATATGTGCTATTTTTATATAAAATTTAGCAATTGACTGACATATTCTTTTCTTTTTAATAGAATTTTGAATATCCATATTAGCAAGGTCGTTGTTGTTAAAAAATATCACATTATCCTTTTCAACGGAATTAATTTCAACTCCATTTTTAATTCGTTGTGCTAAATATGTGAGTTCCATAGTAGTAAAATATCTTTCCACGATGTCAGATGTTAAAATAACTAAATTATCACAATACTTCTTATCATACATATTTCTTAAACTTTTAAAATCCATAGTTAAAATATATTTTGTAGCGATATAATCTAATATTTGCGATAAAGATTTAGGTTTAAGTTGGTCAGATGAATTTTGTTCATTTGTAGTAGACATGTTACCTCCCATTTTATATTTATATATATTTATATATTATATTATAATTTATATTTATACATTATAATGAAAGGTTCAAAAAATATAATTTTTGTGTTATTTTTTATTGCGTTTGTAATTGTGGTGTATTTTTTAGTAAAAAATTTGGATATATCTTCAACACAACAACAACCTAATAAATTACATGTTTTAGGAAATACAACATTTGTATCTTCTTCTAAGTATGCTGATGTTGAGTATAATACTAGTTCAGATTCCAATACGTTATACATTACTGTGAACTATAAGGATTTAACTGGTGTAAGCGCAATACATATACATGTAAATAACAATGGAAGCCCTGGACCAGTGTTGGCTTGGTTAGGGACAACTGCAGAATGGCAAAGTGGTGTAGCACAAAACACACCAGGCGGTAATTCGCCTTGTTGCAATATAATAAATAAATTGTGTACGTTGGCTGCTCCAGATAACACACCAAATATAACAGAATTATCAAATACAACAATGACATTTACAGTAAAAAATCCATTATGTAATAAATCATGTCCTTGGATAAATAATGGGACATTATTAGATGTTCACGGTTTTAATTTCCAAAAAGTGATTGATGGCAATTTGACAAGCGAACCTCCAGGTGCAGATATAATTAGTAATACAGTTTTTACATCAAAAAATAAAAAATAAAAATAAAAAAAATATTTAATTAAATAAAATTGAATTAAATATATTTAATATATGAATCAATAAATAACAAAAATGATAAATGACCGAAGTAAAAAGAAGAATGATACTATAATTAATAAAACGCATTTGTGGAATGTATTTGAATCCGAAGTCCCAAATGTTGATAAACAAAAGGACCCTTTAGAATGTTTGTATAGAACTATTGCGAATCGTGAAACATGTGATAGATGTCAATTTTCATTAGCATTTTCAGAAGAAGGATTTTTAACATGTACTAATAATAAATGTGGTATCATTTATAAAGATATATTAGACCAAAGCCCTGAATGGAGATATTATGGAGCGGACGATAATCAGAGTTCAGACCCAACAAGATGTGGGATGCCAATTAATCCATTATTAGAAGAATCGTCCTTTGGTTGTAAAGTGTTATGTATTGGTAGGTCGTCGTATGAAATGAGAAAAATTAGACGGTATACAGAGTATCAATCAATGCCTTATAAAGAGAAATCGCAATATGATGATTTTCAACGTATTACAACTTATGCGCAAAATGCTGGAATATCAAAAAAAATAATAGACGACGCTATTAGATACCATAAAAAAATATCAGAGTATGAACAAACGTTTCGTGGTGATAATAAAGATGGATTAATAGCCGCTTCAATATATATATCGTGTAGAATTAATAATTATCCAAGAACTGCTAAAGAATTAGCGATTGTATTTAACCTAGATGTAACTAGCGCAACACAAGGATGTAAAAACGCCCAAACAATTATTAATCATTTAGAGAAAGATATGGATAACAAGGACAAGACAGCATTTTGTAAAACAAAACCAGAGGCGTTTATTGAAAGATATTGTAGTAAATTAAACATTAATATAGAACTAACAAAGTTATGTCATTTTGTCGCAATAAAAATCGAAAAAAAAGATTTAATGTCTGAAAATACACCACATTCTATTGCTGCGGGAATAATTTATTTTATATCTCAACTATGTAACTTAAATATTAGCAAAAGAGATGTTAAAAATGTTAGTGAAATATCAGAAGTTACAATAAATAAATGTTATAAAAAATTAGAAAAGATGACGGATGATATAATTCCAGCCGTTATTTTACATAAATATGCGCCTGCTTTACAAAAATTATAAATTATATTTATTTACACGTTTTATAAATCTATATTTGCTCTATACATTTTATTATGCTAACAAAATTATTCTCTTTGCATTTTATATGTTTTAAATTTAATATATTTGAAATTTTATCGAAAAACCCCCAAATCTTATCGCAAGTTACTTCAATAATTGTTGTTCCTTTTTTACAAAAGAACATATTTGACATTACTGCTCCATGAGCACAAATTATTATTTTAGCATTATTAAAATATTTAATTTGTTCTTTAAAAGGTAAATTCTCAAAATATAAACCCCTAAATTTATCTCCATATTTATCTTTTAAATAACTTTCAACATTATCAATATTATCAATTTCTCTTCTTTCTTTTCCAGTAGTAGCATTATTATTTATTTTTGACAAGCATACATCATCTATTAAATTTACACGACCACCTCTTTTAATTAAAATTACTTCTGGATAATCATTAATATATTCTAAATGATTTATTTTGTATCTTGAAAATATAAAATTTCTAAATTTATCAAAATATATTTTTTTACAATAAAATTCTTTAGGTTTATAACAAATTGTATTAATTTTTAGTTTATTAAAATTATTTGGCCATAATTCTTTATGTTTAATCATCATAACCTCTGTATAAATTTTACTAAAATTTCCAATTGTTTGTTTAAGATTTTTTTCTCTAATTACTTCCTTATAATTAAACATATCACAAATTATTTCAGGGAATAAACAATCACATAGAAAATGAGCATAATGAAACATAGAACCATCGGTTCTTATATTTTTAACTTTTACCATATACATACAGAAGAATAAAAATAGCGTTTTAAATTATTTATTCTTTTCTTTTTCTTTTTCTACATTCTTATCTAAATCCTTATCTATATCATAATCATCGTAATACAATTCTTTGATATATATATTATTTAATTACATTATGATTTAAATGGATTATCGTATATCATTTTACTATGGAAATTACTATTAAAAATAAATATGTTAAGGCGGATAATAATATATTAATAAACGAACAATGTATTCGTTGGATTAAAAAGATAGATGATTGTTTATACGTGTGTAGTAAGTCATCTGGTTGTGCTCATGGTGAAACATTGCCAGTTTGTAAACAAAATAATGTAGATAGTTATAATAAATTAAAAACCCATTTTGATTAAGCATATTTGGTAAATGATTCGTAATTAATATAAAGATTTATTGCTATTTTACAATATATGTCTGGCATTCCTAAAATTATATTTATAGTGCCCTATAGAAATCGCCCACAACATAAATTTTTCTTTTCAAATTATTTAACAACGATTATGACTGGATTCAATGATTATGAAATATATTTTGCTCATCAATGTGATACACGTACATTTAATAGAGGGGCTACAAAAAATATAGGATTTTTAGCAGCCAAAGATAAGTATCCAAATGACTACAAAGACATTACATTTGTATTTAATGATATAGATACTATTCCATTTTCGACTATTTTTGATTTTGAAACAACTCATGGCATTGTTAAGCACTTTTATGGTTTTCAATATGCTTTAGGTGGTATAGTTTCATTAAAGGGTTCTGATTTTGAAGGAATAAATGGATATCCGTGTTTTTGGGGATGGGGAATGGAAGACAATGTGTTACAAAAAAGATGTGAATATAATAGATTAATCATAAATAGAAGCCAATTTTATCCGATAGGTAGTCCAGAAATCCTCCATTTATTTGATGGTGTATCTCGCATTATTAATAGCAAAGATCCGTTGAGGGCAACGAATGATAATGGTATAGATGGATTAAGAACAATAAGCAATTTAAATTATTCAATTGATTTTGAATCCAATAATCCATTAGACAATATTCACATAGTAGACTCAGATAAGGTTTTTATGATTAACATTACATCATTTACGACTAGTGTAAGATTTGAACAAGATAGTTATTATAAATATGATATTAGAGAGCCTCCTAATAAAATTATACATCCAGATAGAATACAAATAAATACAAAAGAACATTTAATTGATGATTGGAGCAATATTCCGTTTTATCCTACTGCCGAAAAAAAGCAAGAAATGATTAATAAATATGGAGTAACGCAAGCCGAACAAATTATTCAATACAGTTATGATAATTCGCATGAACCAACAACCCATATAGTGCCCCCGCACTTACAACAACCAAACCGAAATTCAATAAAGCATTCTGAAATACAATTGTATAATCAAGTAATGAGACAAAATAATTCTAATGCCAGAATTATACCTCCAAATGTAAACAAGTTTTCTCCAGAATATGCCAGAATAATGGCATCAAAACCGAAAGCATCCAAATCGGCAAATATTGGTCTAGGTGGAGTGTATTAATAAAAAATAAAAAGGAAGGAATAAAAAGGAATAAAAAGGAAGATAATGAAATAAATATATAATTCGTAAACATCATAAAATTAATTCGTTAAATAATTTTATAATGGATAGCAATAAAGAAATTAATTGTTTAGATGATATAAAACATACGTTTTATATTAATTTAGAGCATCGAACAGATAGAAGAACTCATGTTGAGAATCAATTAGCAACACTTGGACTATCAGCAACAAGATTTAATGCTATAAAGATGGAAAATGGAGCGGTTGGTTGTAGCATGAGTCATTTAAAAATTTTACAAAATGCGGTTACAAATAATTTAGATCATGTATTAATTTTAGAAGACGATATACAATTTCTAAACCCAGATGTGTTTAAAGCACAATTTAATAAATTTATACAAATTCATAAAAATGATTGGGATGTAATATTATTTGCTGGAAATAATATGCCACCGTATGAAACAATTGACGACACATGTATAAAGGTAAAAAAGTGTCAAACAACTACTGGATATTTAGTAAATGGTCACTACATTAAGGTTTTAATGCAAAATGTTAAAATGGGAATAACAAATTTAATTCATCGTCCTGCTCAACATTCGTTGTATGCTATAGATAAATTTTGGTTTGCGTTACAAAATATAGGTAAATGGTATTTGATAACTCCTGTAACTGTAATACAACAAGAAGGGTATAGTGATATTGAAAAAAAACGCACAAACTATTCAAGAATAATGATGGATGTAGACAAACATTGGATCCAACGTCAAAATATACAGAATATACAGAATACACAGAATAATATAGAATATAATCGTAAATCCAATTTATTTAATGGGAACTTTAAAAATATGGCAGAATTACAATAATTACAATAATTGTAATATTAAATATCTATAAAATATTTGTTAGTTTGGAGGTTCAACATATTTGTTTTAAAAGAAATATCTAAATAAAACCCAATAGCATAATCTTCTAAATATTCTTTGCCAATTAATTCGCGTTTCATAAGTAGATGTTCAACGGCATCATTGGATAAAAAATAAAACCGTCCACTACAATACTTGGTCTGTAATACTGGTAAATATTCTGGCAATTCAGGATGTATTTTATAATACTGGCTTAAATATGGTTTATCTACATTCACTACATCGCCGCCATAATGGATTTTATTTATTTCCGTTACATTATTTATTAATTTATTTTGAATTGCAAATAAAAAATGAATATTAGTTAACAGTTGGTCGTCATCTGTTTTAAAAATATATTTAAATGAATATTCTTGATATATCGCATTATAAGCAGTAATCACTTTTTTTGGCAAAGAATTATAATCATCCGCAACTTTAACATATAGTATTTTTTCAGTATAATCAAACAAGTGGTCAATCTCTAAATCAATATTTCCAATAACGTGAAAATAAGGCATTAATGTAAAATTCTCTAACCAATTTTGTTGTTGGATTAAAGCCTTGTATCTATATTTTTGACAATTCATTATTAATAATATACAATCAAGTGAAATTTTGTTAGTTGCTTTAACTATGCCGTCCAAAGGGTTAAATGTAAAGGTTGTAGTAGAATCCATATTGTATAAATAACAGTCTTATATTCTATTTATATACGTTTAATTTACATATAAAAAAATAGTATTAAAATTATAATATGTCATATATTTTTAATATAAACCCACACCCAATAAACTTACATCTTGCAAACAATAATCTTATAACGTTTTCAACGTGTTGGTATATTTTAAAATCTAAATTTCCAGTAACTCAATATTTAAAATGGATAAATAATTTATTAACAATAGTTAATAATTTTAATTTAGTGATTTATACAGACGCACTATCATATGAAACAATAAGTCATTTAATAAATCCAAATAATAATAAAATTAAAGTTATAATAAAGTCTATGGAACATTTTTATACTTATAAATATAAAGAATATTGGATTAAAAATCACGAAAAAAGTAATATAGACCTACATAAAACGATTGATTGGAAATTAAATATGTTGTGGAATGAGAAGGTGTTTTTTGTGAATGAAACAATACAGCGTAGTTACTTTAAATCATTACATTATGGATGGTGTGATATAGGTTATTTCCGCAATATACCAGATACCCAATTGAGTCGATGGCCGTCACAAGTAACATTATTAAATGATACATTTATAAACCATTTAATACATTATGGTTGTGTCCAAGACTCTACAGAAAAATATACAAATCTAGCAACAGATATAATAACCCATTATAAATTGAAGTTAAATACTCCACCAACTAACAAATGCGAAGAGATTTGTTTTGCTGGTGGGTTTTTTATTTTAAAACCATACATTATTAATCATTATTTAAAATTATATGATGAAAAATTAGCATACTATTTTACAAATAATTATTTTATAAAAGACGACCAAAGCATTATCCAAGATATAATATTTACAAACCCATCGTTGTTTTATATACACCGAGAACGCAATAAAATGGTTGATAATTGGTTTATGTTTCAACGGTTGCTTCTTTAAGTTGTTTTATTATATATTATATAGAACCGCTTAAAGCCGAAATATTCAAAATAATAAATATGTTGTAAACTAATCTAAAGAAATGGAGATCCAATCCTCAGGAAATAAAGTGGTTGTATCGTGAGATATTTTTGGCCCAAACCAAATATCAGGATAGCATACTATTTTACATACATTTGTATTTAAATATGCTCCCCACCAACTAAATGTGCTGTTTGCGATAATATTATATTGACACAAACTCATTACTATCATTTGTTCCCAATCATGCATTTCATTCGATGCTCTTTCAAATACAATTGTCGGAAATAATTGTTGTAATTGTTCTATTGTTTTTATAACATTAATAATATCACTATCTTCCTCTTCACAAAAATATAATACTTGTAAATTATGAAGAAGATGATTTGGTAATTCTTCAACTATATGTGATAAGGCATTCTTGTAATATTCGACTGGTAAAATAGGATAGAATCCATGTAACTTTTTATAATCGCCTAATCTAAAATGCATGGAAATTGTATTTTCATAATCTATTGCGCACATTGCTCTTACAATTTGTTGTTTAATATTAAACCGCATTAGTTTTAAAATTGTATCTTTATACATATCAAAATATAATGGACTTTGAAAATAACCAACTAACATACTTCCATAATTTAGATTAAAGTTTTCGGGAATCTCTGAATGCGTAAACCCAGGTTCTTTAATACATAACATTGATGGCATTTCATCCGCATTTTTTAAAAATGGCTTTAAAAAGGATAAAAATGTATTCCAATATGTATATCTGATAGTTGAACCATTTAAGCCATTATTTAATTGATGTTTGTCCAAAAAGGCAAACGGTTGCCTCATTTTGGTAGCATACGCAATTGTTGTAAATATTTGAAATAATTGATTTCCTAGTCCGCCCAGTAGTTGACAAGATATCATATTAAATATATTGTTTTATTATATTTAATATTGTTTTATTTATTGTTAACAAAATATTTTTATTGATGTATAATATACAATGTCAGCCTCAATGCTAACGCCAATGGCGACATTAACATCAGCCCCCGTCTCAGTCCCATCCTTAAAAAAACGTTCTCGAGCACCAGACACATTTGATGAACTTTTAACAGATATTGAATTAGAGAAAAAAATGCTCAAGTACTCACCGACTGGTCCCGTGGCGACCCTAGAGCCTATCCCTAAATCATTGGTGTTATTTATTAGTGCCCATGGCTCTGAAGGGGTTATTGAATGTAGACCAAAAATTATATTCCGCATAATGAACGAGTATTATAAAGGAGTTTGTACCGTTAAAGAAAAACGTAATATTAGAGCAAAAATTATTGAATTTATGACTACAAAAGTTGATTTAGCGATGGCTTTAGGATTGCCAGCAGCATTGTCGCCAATGATGAATGCGTTAGACACATATAAAGAAGTGAAAAGCAAAATGAGTTACATACCAAATTATAAATATAGGTGGGAGGGGTTATCATCATCAGCAATAGATGTAGCAATTCCTCAAAAAATATATGACATATTAAAAAACGCTCAAATTGTGCCAACAAAAACTGTATTGGAAAATGCGTTTACATTATCAAGAGAGGAATTAAAAAAAAACTTTATTTTAGTATGGGGACCTAATCCTACACAAATGCCTACACAAAGACAGAATGAGTGGGAAAAACGTTATCAACAATTATTACAAGCCAAACAAATTTGGAAACATAAAACATTGACTGAAAATACAGATGATAGAGAATATTATTTACAAGCTAATCCTGACGAGAACCCAGATATGGCTGCTTATGAAGGAATTCATATTCTTTTTGAAAATTTAGTTTCTAATTTTAGCATTATGAATAAAGACCCTATACCGAGTCATGTAATAAACGCACATCCAAACGCAGCATTTAATAATAATAATATATTGACGCTCGAAATATATAACAATATATTAGCGTATACATTACAGTTATATGGTGTCGGCACAGACCCAAATGCTATAATTGTAAAACAAATATTAGACAACACAATAAATACATTAACAATAAAGTTAAGTGATATAATAATGTTGGGTTACTGTTTACAACTTGATATACTGCAAATATTTGACCCAGCGTGTAGACCTCTATATACACTTAAACTTAGACCAAAGTTAGGGATTTACCGCCCAATAGAAGCGTCTTCAGCAGAAGCAGAAGCAATTGAGAGTTTTGGTAGAAAAAAGACACAGTACAATTATTGTAATCAACCACCATATGATAATACAACAACAGACACAGATTATGATGAAATCCCTGACCCCAGCCAAAATTTTTTGGTGTCTGGGTGTGTTATTTCAGGTGGCAATAGAAGTAGGAAAAATAAAAAAAGCAAGAAAAATAAAAAAAGCAAGAAAAATAAAAAAAGCAAGAAAAATAAAAAAAGCAAGAAAAATAAAAAAAGCAAGAAAAATAAAAAAATCTAACAATCTAAAAATCTTCAGTAAACTCAAACGCAATATCGGATGAACTTTTGTTTGCCAGAGCATATTCGCCAACACGCTTTTCAAAGAAATTCGTTTTCCCTTGTAGACTAATTAGTTCCATAAACGCAAAAGGGTTAGTTGTATTATAAATCTTTTTGTAACCGAGTTGAACACATAATCTATCAGCAACAAACTGAATATATTGCGTCATCATTTGGCTATTCATGCCGATTAATTTACACGGCAATGCCTCACAAATGAATTCTGTTTCGATTTCAACGGCCTCCTTAATAATTTCATGAATGCGAACTTTATCAACCTTTTTTAATAATTTGCTATATAATAATACAGCAAATTCACAATGGAGTGCTTCATCGCGTGAAATCAATTCATTCGAAAATGTAAGACCAGGCATTAATCCGCGTTTCTTTAACCAGAAAATACTACAAAATGCGCCTGAAAAGAAAATACCTTCCACACAAGCAAACGCAACCAATCTAGTCGCAAAAGTGCTTCTATTATCGTGCATCCATTTTTGTGCCCAATCAGCCTTATTTTTAATACACGGGAAGTTATTAATGGCATTAAATAATTTGCCCTTTTCTATTTTGTCTTTAATATAGGTTTCAATTAATAGACTATATGTTTCGCTTTGACAAGTTAATATTCCGTTAAATATTCCTCGGTGTTTTTTTGGTTCATTAAAACAATAGGTAGCCTCATTTTCAAATATTTTTTCAATACTAACTATTTTAATTCTTTCAGCGATGTCCGTTGGGTCCATTGTGTCATTTAATCTTTCACAATAAACTACCTTAAGACGTTTTGGCGAAAACCCAATATCCATCAATTTATTTACAGATTTACCTGTTATATATAACACATCATCTCCTTCTCCTGAACTTAAACTTTGGGTTTCAAAATCATTGTCTAAAATGATGCCATTTGTATCATTATTATTTGTATCATTATTTAAAATGGAGTGTTGTTCCTTAGACTTTATATTGGACTGAACTCCAAGAGTAGTTAATAATAGTTGGATGTCTTGTAAAAAATGTAAGTGAATAGATGATAATTGAATAGAGGTTGAATCTTTTGTTTTATTTAAATGAAGGTATCCATCAGCATCTACTAACCCTTCTAACCAACGAAGACGCGTTTCTTTTGAATAATTTATAGGAACTACAAATTTTTCTTTATTAATGTATTTTGTAACATAAAATTTTATCGGGTTATCACATTTTTGTATAGAATTATATTTAAAATAAGGTAGCAACTCTCTCTTTTTATCATATAAATAAATCATTGGATAATGATTACAATAACTTCCATCTCCGCAAAAAAAACCGTGCATATATGGATTTAAAAAATCATTAGGATCAGAAAATTCTATTAACGGAGTTATATATCTTTCAATTATATCTCCCATTTTTAAATCAATTGTTTCAACTTCTTCGCATACACAACTTTCTGGTCCCTGTTGTATTAACCATTTATGGCCGGGCGAACAATCCAATTCCATACCATTTGATAATGTAATCTTATAAATTTCTTGGTCGCCTGTATATTTCACTTCAACAAGTGAAAATTCTTCACCATTCCAAACATTCACGCTTGTATTTTCTAAATCCTTAATCATAAAATAACCATTATCTGTTAATATTTTTGTTTCTCCAGTTACGCAATGAACGTTTTCCATTGCGATTTGGAACCCATAAAAGGCACGTGCTTCAGACAGTTGGATTTCATTCATAAACCTAGAAGCCAAATTTTCTAATACAATTCCATCAGACGCCGCGAAAAAAGCCAAAATCATAGAAATAAACCATTTTTCGTCTGTATTTAGAGCATTCCAATCGGTTAAATCTTTAGATAAATCAATTTCTTCGGCGCGCCAAAAGCAATCAATTTGGGTTTTATACATTTGCCATATATCTTGGTGTTGAATTGGAAACATAACAAAACGATTATCGTCTGGCATTAATAATGGTTCTATAATATTCTTTGACATTCTAAATATTATATACTATAGATTTTTAATTTTAAATATTTTTTTTATATATTATATCAAAATTTAATCACTTAATACAATAAGTATAATGTTTGTTGCCCAAAGAGATTTGAAATTATTACAGATAGAATCAGTGATTAAACATAAAAAAGCATTGTTAATTAAGAAGAAAAAAGACTTGGAAAAAAAGGTAAAAGTAAATTCATTTTTAGAAGATGTGAATGCGGATTATTCCAAATATTATCAACACATTGTTCAAGAAAAACAAAATCAATATAATGCTCTTAATTTACTTAAGGAATATATGGGAGATTTAATTCAAACAGAAACATTACTTGATGACCATTTAAGAACCGCTAAACACGACCAACAAGACATTATTCGAGAGATTAATGTAATTAAAGGCGAATTAGATGTATTAATTGAATAATCTATTTTATTATCTAAAATGTTATAAAATATAATAATAATATATAAATGCAAAGCAATCCTTTAAATGACGCACTTGTTCAATTGGATTCAACTATTGGTTCTATTAACGCACGTGTTAACGTTGCCAAGGAAAACGCAAAATCCTATAAAACAAAGATTATTGTTGGATTAAAAGACATTTTAACACAGTTAAATGATCTCAGCAATAATCCAGCATTTACAAATATTGGGCGCATTCAAACAGAACTAACAGATGCAAAGTCAGCATTAGTTCAAAAAACGCAAGAATTAAATGATAGTCAAACAAGGTTATCCGATGCCAATAAAGAATCTGAAAATTTAAAGACACAATTAGCGTCTTGTAATCAACAAATTACAGATATAACCCAAAATATTGCTGATTTACAAAATCAGGTTGGAGAACAAAAAACGGCTAGAGAACGCGCGGAGGAACAGTTGAACACTTTAACCGAAGATAAAAATAGAATTGAAGCGGAACTAACTCAGTCACAAGGACAATTATCTAACATTATTGAAAGGATTGCAACAATTAACAACGCATTAATTTCCCAAATACAATTAATTGATACCATCGTAACAGAATTAGATGATACAAATGGGGAAAGTGTTGCATCTCAGTTTGAAGCAGTTGGTAGCAATATACAGGCAATTATTAATACATTAAACAATTCAGGAACAGGCGCAGGTTCAAGTTCAAGTTCCTCTGTTGGACAAAAAGGAAACCAGACTCCTAGAGCAAAATTCACCCCAGTTTCCCCTGATAAACTAGGTTTTACATGGAAAGGCGGGAGAAAATCAAAAAAAAATAGAATGAAAAATAGGAGACAAACTAACAAAAAACAAAGTCAATGTGGTGGGTATACATATAGTTCAGTTAGTCGTAAATTAAAAGATTCTAGTAGTGAATTAAAAGATTACAGTTCTGCTACAAAATCTACAAAATCTACAAAATCTAAAAAAAGACATTAAATGTATTTAGAATAATCGAAACGACGAACCACATTTAATTATATTATATCAAATTTTTTTAGAAGATAATATATATACAATGAATTTTGCGAATGAAGCCTCCAAATTATTAAATAACAAGTATTTTTTATACCTTATGGTATTTTTAACTATTACAAATGTATTAGGTTATTTAGTTACTAATAAGTTGAATGCTGTTATTTTCTTTGCCTTAATAAGTTTACTTGTACATCAATTTAGTAAAAATATGTCAGTTATATTATTGATAGCCTTAATCGCCACAAATTTTATGATGACTCAACATTTAATGCGTGAAGGTTTAGATATGCCTGTAGTAGATGTTAAAGAAGAAGACGAAGAAATTCATAAAGGAGGAGACGATGAAATAAATAATGCTGTTGCCATATTAAAAAAATCTCCTACTGTAACTGACGCACAAAATGCGTTAGGTGCGAATAAACCGGTTGATATCAATAATACTACTTTAAATGTGGGTGATAGTTCAGATGCGGTAGAAGGTGCTGGAAAAAGCACAAATGCCAAAACTGGATTTCAAAACGCAAATAGACAACAAATTGGAGCACCCATTTCTAATTCTGATTCTTTAAAAGGACCTCGTTTGGATTATGCGTCTACAATGGAAGCAGCATATGATAATTTAGATAAAATGCTTGGTGGAGATGGAATTAAACAACTAACAAATGATACACAAAAGTTAATGTCTCAACAGCAACAATTATTCGACACAATGAACCAAATGGGACCTATGTTAGAAAGTGCACAAGGGTTATTAAAAGGATTCGATTTTAAAAGTTTAGGCAATCTATCAAGTTTAGCGTCGTCGTTAGGTGGCGCCCCTACAGTAAATACAACAGCATAACATAATTATTAATATAAAATATTTTTATCATAATGTATATTAATGAAGCGATGTCCTCCTGGAGTATTATGTGTTGAAAATATAACATTATTTCTTATGATGATTATATTTTTAGTATTAGGATACTTAGTATATATTAATATAAAAGAAAATAAGAATAGTTCTCAAGGAGAGACTATTAATATTGAACAAAATGTTAATGAGCCTAACAGAATGTCTACTTTGTTTGGATTAATTCCTAGTTGGCCTTATAATAATTTGCCAAAAGATGTTCTATTAGACCCATATGCTGCTCCATATAGAGACGAACGGCATTTTACATTAGCCAATCGAAACTCGGTTCCTATTAATATGTCAACTAATGTTGGTGCTGTAGATACAACATATCGTCAAATGGGAATGCTGACTCCGTTAAATGGGTCTAGTAAGGATAATATATTGCCCTTAATGGGACGGCCATTGTTTACTGGGCGTGATAAATGGCAATATTATACTATATCGAATCAACATAATAATATTAAATTGCCTATATCATTTAAGGGAAGAAGTGCCCTAACAGATTATGGAGTAGACCAAATATTTTCAAGTGATACAGTTTATGTAGAAGGTTACAATGATGCTTTCAAGGCTACTGTTTATGAAAATGATACTATTAAATACTTGCCTTTTTTATAATCTTGTTGGTCGCTAATGGCTACAATTGTTAGTTGTTTTTTTAAATCGTCTAATTCACGTTTAATATTATTATAATCGATATAATGGTCTGTGATTATAATTAATGTTATAATCAGAATCATAATAAGAATTATATATATGTCACTAATATTAGTATTAGCATTAGTAGCATTAGTAGCATTATATTTTAATGTATACTCCAAAATTTTCTGACAATTTACACTGTTGTTTGTCATTTTATATCAATGTCAATAATTAATTTTTATAATTTAAAAATCAATTTTTTCCTTTAGTTTATTAACCTTTAGTTTATTTAGATTTAGTTTTAATGTTTTAATATATATACTTTTTTTAATTGTATATATTAAATGAGTTGTCCAAATTCTACATCACCAATAGATATAAGTTTGTCAAGTATAGCAGGTAAATGTGATTTAAAATGTAATTATAGTTTTAAATATAACGATAGTTCTTGTATAGCAACTAACAGAGGAGATTATATTTCATTATCATATGACTCGTCCTCTTCACCTCCAGTATTATATAACAATTCTGGGTACTCTGTAACAGAAGTAAGAATATATACTCCATCACTCCATTCGTATGATGGAGTAAAAACCCGTGGAGAATTAATAATAGTTCATTCGTCAATTACTGGTGCTAAAAATCTGTTAGTTTGTATTCCTATAAAAATGAATAATTCAAATGATGTTAGTTCAATATTGTTTACAACAGTTGTTGACGCTATGTCTCGCAATGCTCCAACGGATGGAGAAACAACCCCTGTTACTATTCCAAGATATAATTTAGACCTAATTGTTCCCAAACACCCATATTTTTCATATTCGGGAACAGAACCGTTTCAACCATGTTCTACAAGTGTTGATTTAATTGTATTTGAGCCATTGAACTCCGCATTAAATATTACTCAAGATACATTACATAATTTAAAAAAAATAATATCTACCAATTCGTATGATGTAAAAACTGGAAACTCGTTATTTTATAATGATAAAGGACCTAGCAAAGGCAACGGTGAGGACCAAATATACATTGACTGCCAGCCTGTAGGCCAAAGCGACGAAACAGTACAAATTGTAACGAACACAAGTTATAATTCAATGAGTTACGCCGATATAATAAATAACCCACTCTTTAAATTAATCATGGGTTCTCTTATATTCATTATACTATTGTATATAGTATCAATATTGTTAGGAATGATGAGCCCAAGTAAAGGAGGTTCTATTGCTGGTGGTGCCTAGTTATTTGCTGGTGCGGCGTCGTAATTATCCTCTAGCACAGGTTTATAAGGTGCCTTAACATAACTGGTATTAAATTTTTGCGATGCCATTTTTTTTACAACTTCTTGTTCTAGCGTATAATCAAATTGATGTGTTGGACTAAACGGAGACCATTTTTTTTCCTCACTAGGATAAAATTTTTCTAAACCAGCCATACCAGTTTTTATAGATGCCGACGTAATTAAACTATAAGCAACTAACAAACCTAACACACCCAAAACTGGATTAGAATAAGCAAACAAAAACAATGCCGCTAATGCTACAACAATTTTGCCAGCACTGCTATCAATAATTGTCGCTACTTGATGGGGCATTTTGAACCCTATCACTAAATATATAACAAATAATATACTCAATATTGATTGTGGCAAGTGTTTTTTGTCAAATAATTTGCTGAAATAATCCATCATTTATATATTATATACTTTTAAAAAAAATAAAACAGGAATGATATAAACATAAAATTGAATTATTATGAATTATAAACCGTGAACAAACAACCTAAAAATAGTATACTAAATAATAGTAACAATGATAACTAATATAATATGGCCACAAAATCTTAATACATATTTGGGACAAAAAGGGTATACCATTCTTAAAAGTGAATTATCTGTTAAACAACAACAAACTTTAAAGGAACAATTAATGGTAAAGCCATATAGTCCTGGTTCTCCAGTGCAAGTCCAAAAAACGTTTCCAGCATATAGAGAATCCGATAAAAAAATATATGTGCCCCGTTATTTTGGCGAAGAATTATTTTCAAAGGCTAAACAAAATAAAATTGCTGAAGGAGACGATATAAATCTAGAGTTTAAAGGAATATTGAGAGATTATCAGGAGCCTGTTGTTAACAAATTTATCCATCATGTAAAAAGTGAGGAAACATTGGGTGGGCTACTTGAACTACCTTGTGCTTGGGGTAAAACATCTGCGTCCCTCTATATATGTGCTCAATTAAAAAAGAAAACATTGGTAATTGTTCATAAGTCGTTTTTAATGAACCAATGGATTGAACGCATTCAGCAATTTATTCCTGAAGCCAAAATTGGTAAAATACAAGGCCAAACTATTGACGTTGAAGGTAAAGATATAGTGTTATGTATGTTACAAAGTTTAGTTCAAAAGGAATATCCTAGCACATTATTTGATTGTTTTGGTCTTACAATTATAGATGAAGTTCATCATATTTCAAGCGAATCATTTTCAAACGCCCTGTTTAAAATTGTCACAAAATATATGTTGGGATTATCGGCAACAATGAATAGAAAAGATGGCACTACAAAAGTATTTAAAATGTTTTTAGGAGATGTAGTTCATAAGGTAGAGCGAAAGGGAGAACATAATGTTGAAATACGAGCAGTAACCTTTAAAACGGTTGACGATGAGTATAATGAGACAATATTGGATTTTAAAGGGCAACCGCAAATTAGTTCTATGATAAGTAAAATTTGTTCTTATAATAGACGTACCGAATTTGTTATTAAATTATTAACCGATTTTATAGAGGTTGAAAATATTGAAAAATCGACAATTCAAAGTTGGAAACAAGAAATGAACGCGGAGAATCCTTGTTGCGAGTTATGTCATAAAAAAGATAATTATCTTGTAAAAAACACGTGTTGTCAATCAGTAAAATATTGTATGCTTTGTTTAGATAATATAATTTCAACGGCAGAACTAAATGTTACGCATTCTATTAATGCCGATGGAAAAAAAAGGGCTTCAAGGGAAAGACCGAAATGCCCTCATTGTAAAAAGGTTTTAAAATATGGTCAGCATTATATAGAAAATAAATATGTAAAGCCACTTGTTCAATGTCATACTATTATTTTAGCTCACAATTTGAATATATTAGAATACATTTATAAGAAAATTGTGTGTAAAAATATAGCATCGGTTGGTTATTATGTTGGGGGGATGAGTGAACCAGAATTAAAAATTTCAGAAACAAAACAAGTCATATTGGCAACTTATTCTATGGCTAGTGAGGCACTTGATATACCAAGTTTAAATGCTGAATTTCTTATTACTCCAAAAACAGATGTTGTTCAAACTATTGGCAGAGTATTGCGGGCAAAACACGCATTTGCCGACCCAGTTATATATGATATAGTAGATTCTCAAGATGTATTTCAAAGACAGTGGTTAAAAAGAAAGGCGTATTACAAAAAAAATAATTATAGCATTATTGGATGCGACATTTATAATTATAATAAAGATACTTCAACCTGGAAAAATATTTGTGCTAATAAAATAGATTTTTTAAGTAGTGATGAAGACGATGACGACTCGTTGGTAAAAAAAGATAAATTGTCTCAGGGGATTTGCTTTCTTAAAAAATAAAAAAATAAAAAAATAAAAAAATTATTAATTGTGTTTATAATATAATAGTTACATTATTATATAATGAACAAGTTACAAAAATATAAAATTTTTAGAATAAATGTGTTGACTAAAAATTATAATAAATCTGTTGATGTATTAAAAAATAAATTATCTAAAAGCATTCAATACATTAAATCGTTAAAAATAGTATCTTCTTCTAAAAAGGCAAGTTACATTATAATTTGTATTTTTAATTACAATAAATTTGTTAGGATTTTAAAAACTAAATTATATAATAACATTAAAAGAATAAAATTTTTATCTGTTTTGCCTGCTGGAACTGGAGTTCTAACAATTCGTTCACCTAATTCGGCACTGTTAATTGGAATAAATTACATAAATACAGTTAATGAATTACAAGGTTGTATAAATGATACAGTCAACATTAAACAACTATTAAAACAAAAATATCATTATAATAATAATAATATAACTGTATTAACAGATTATACTAACACAAAACCAACAAAACACAATATTTTAACTGAATTTACTAAATTAATAACAAACGCTATTTCAGGGGATACAATTTTCTTTTTTTATAGTGGTCACGGAACTAATTCAGTTGATTTAACGGGGGATGAATCTGATGGGCAGACAGAATACATTGTTCCAATAAATGCGGTTGATGCTACAACCATTAAAAATTGTATTATAGATGACGAATTAACAGAAATTATTAAATCAAATCTTAAACTTGGTGTAACATTATATACGTTGTTTGATTCTTGTTTTAGTGGAACAATATTAGACCTAAAATATCAGTATTACGATACATTGCACGGAGGCAATAATGTTATAAATAATCTAGTTCTAGATACACAGGGGCAAGTTTATTTATTTAGTGGGTGTAATGACGCACAAACCAGTGCGGATGCTACGTTTCAAGTTGGTAAAAAAATAGTTCATAATGGTGCGATGACACATGCTTTTATTAAAGCGATTAATTCATCAAATAAATCGTTTACAACTATTCTTGAACATATGAGAACAATATTAGTAAATAATAATTTCACGCAAATCCCACAATTATCGTCAGGACAATCTATAGACCCAACGACTACTACATTTTCGTTATAAGTCAACTAAAACCATCCTCTACTGGGAAACCCAGCCCCCACAGTATTTCCATAAACATTTTTTAAAGAATGGTTTAAGTTATCAACATCCGCACCAACTTTACTAAATGTAACAGGGTTTGCCATTGCACTCACAAACCCAGGCACTTGTGTTCCTGTAGCATAAGTATTACTTATTACTTTGTTATTGTCAAATTGAGAATATCCAAGTGTTTCACCTCCTCTCAACATTTTAGTATGTCTACGTCTATGACTTTTTCTATTAGAACGACTTTTATTAGAATATTTGGAACGAACGCGACTTTTAATTCGTCTAATACGATGACTAACGCTTTTTCTGGACCCAGCCATCTTATATTTTCTAGATATTTTATTTATTTTTTTTCGATATATTTTTTTTCCACCTTTTAAACCAGGAATAATTCCTTGTGCGGATAAAACGTTATTTCCTGGAAGGGGCATAGCATTCGGATTTAATAATGCTGGATTTGTAGTACTAGAAAATGGTATACCAGACACATGTGAATTATATAGATTTGCTAAACTACCATTCACATTGTTTAATGGCGGGTTATTTATATTGCCTATGGTTAAAAAGGACATTTATACATTATATTAATATAATAAACCTTTGAAAAGGTTTAACCAAACACCACCACCAATATTCGAGTGTTTTATTACCCTTTTTTAAAAGGGCACACCAACATTCGCGTAGCGTGTTTTATTACCCTTTTTTAAAAGGGTACACCAAACTTATAGGATACCATTTTTTAAATTTTTGATTATAATGACAATTCATTTTAAACGACCGATTTAAATAAACAAATTTATCAATTTTTTCATTTTCAAACTCTTCTTCATCATCGCTTTCTTCTAATTTGTCTAAACTGGAGTTTTCCTTTATATTTCTAAATAATGTATTCATCATTACACTTGTTTTATAATCTGGAATATATGCTATATCATAAAATTCTTCCTTATCATTTTTACAACTAAATAAATTATAAATATCATTTTGAATATTGGGAGTAACTTTAAAAACAGTAGTTGCATTTTTATTGTTAGTTTGATTATTGTTAGTTTGATTATTGTTAGTTTGATTATAGTTAGTTTGATTATTGTAACTTGCTCTTGGTTTAAAATATTTTATATATAATATTTTTGGATTATTAAAATAACGATACTTTATTTGTATTATTTTATAGGGTAAAAATTCTATATCTTTAATTAATGTATTAAAGTCTTGTGACATTAAAGGTAACCCAAAAATAACATACTTATCAGTGATTGCTGTTTGCGAAATATCATTTGTTAAAATATATTTTAATGTATTGATTTTTTCTAAAAACGATTTATTTGAATATTTTTGACCTTTATAATACAATAATTCTTCAATACAAAAACAATTGTTTTTATTATATTTAAACATGGTTCCATACAATACTGTTCCAAAAGCCAATGTATCATTAAAACTGGTTAGCACAATTTGAATGTTTGTTATACGTTTATTTTCGGTTGTTTCTAAAATAAAACAAACATTCTGTTCTTTATAACTTGTAAACCACGCAAAACATTTTTTGCCTTCAGGTATAGCAACTAACATATCGGCATCATAAACTTTCTTATGTATCATTGTTTCATAAGAAAGTTCGACTTTAGGAAAATCATATAAAATTTGTTGTGTTTCGCTGGCTTCAATATTCATACAATTGTATTATATATTATATTGACACTTTATCTTTAAATTTCTTTATTATAATGTTTAATTAAAACTGGCAAAATTGTCAGTTGATACTGAATTTATGCCCATAATATTATCAGTCGAACCAAAAGCAACATTAGAGTTACTATTACTATTGCTACTATTTAATTGATTTTTAAGAAATGATTTTAATTCATCTTTCATAGATAGTTTATCTGTGTTTATGCCTATGCCTGTTGGTAACAAATCGATACTTGTATAGGACTGCGAATTAATCGAATTATTTGTATTATTAGAAATGGTATCAAAAATATTTTTATATTTATAGTTAGGTGAATTTACTAAATCTTTAACTTTCGGTATTGTAAGCGTTGTTTTAAAAAATGTTATAAGATGATGCACCAAGAAAATAAATATAATAGAAATAATAACTATTTGGATTATCCAACCTAACATAATATATTATATTAAAATATTAGTTTAGTTCATTTAAAAACACATTAAAATCCTCTTGAAAAAATCTATTATTTATTGTATCTTGTAAATTAATATTTGTTTCACTATTATAAGAAAAATAAAAATCTATTGGTATTATGTCTGTGTTTAAATAATTCAATTCGGTTAAACAAATAACTACTAATGATAATTGTGATTTTTTATTTATTTTATATTCATTACAAGTCATTTTAGTCATTAGATAATTCACGGGTAGTTGCGAATCTTCTATAATTTGTTTGTATTTGGTCATATCAACTAACAAATCACAACCATTATAATTTTTAATTATTTCATAATTTGTTTCAAATATTGGTTCATGTCTAACTATTGTTTTATCATCTAACACGTTTAATCCAAAATCTGGCGAATGTAATTCATATTGTATTTTTTCAGTATGAATAAATTTGTTTGTTAATTTTGTTAGTTTACTTCTTAATTGTATAGGTAAAATATTGAGTATATATATTTTCATTTTAATTATACAAGTATTTATTGTAAACTATTTAAACCCATTCTATATAATTTATACATACAATGCCACAAACGTTAGGTGTTATTATTATTGATAAATTAAGTAGTCTAAAAACGCTTACCATCAAAGACTATAATGAAGAAGAATTATATAAAAAATGCGGATTCAAAAAATCTACTGGCTTTGAATTACAAGTTGAATGGCCTGTTAAACTAGATGGACAAAAATATGTAGTTGCGATGTATGGCAAATTAGATGGTAAGGCAAATATGGAAAACAAATATGATTTTCCACCTCCAATTGATAAAAAATTATATTTTGGAAGTTGTGTGTTAGTTGGTATGATTCGCAATGATACTAATAATAGGGAGTACATTAATTTATCTATTGAACTATGGAATAAAATATATGAAAAATTGTTTGGCGGCTTTGAAGATTTGGCAACTACTTGTGTTGACGACGAAGAAGAAGAGGATGAACTTGAAAGGGTTGCAGATTCAATGAAAACCAAAAAAGGCGGTTATTTAAAGGATGGGTTTGTCGTAGATGGAAGCGATAATGAGGAAGATAATGATGAACTGTATGATGAACTCGATGAGAATAAAACAATAACCTCCAGCGAAACCGATAATGACTTAGAAATCGGAGATATTGGTTCGGAATTATCGGAAGAAGTATATGATTACAGTGATGATGAATAACGCGAATACAATAATATAGTTTGGATTAAATAGAAAGTTTGGGTAAACCTTTTATTCAACGAAGTTTTTACAAGGTTTAAACATTATTAAATAAAATTGATTTTTATTTAAACAGTATTTTGAATGTAAATATACTATACTATGTCTGTAAGAAAAATTGAAGATTCAGAAACATTTCGGGCCAATATTCGCAAAAAGTTAGTTGGGATTTTTGAGAATGACAAATGTGCCACAAATTTGGAAAAGGGAGTGTATAACTGGGCTTTAAAGGAGGCGACTAATCTCAGAGTTGTAAAAAAATGGGATAATCCATTCTTTGTAATTATTTATTTAGACCATTTACGCAGTATATACATCAATTTAAAAAATGAAAAACTTGTTAATATGGTTAATAGTGGCGAAATAAAAGCACACGAAATAGCATTCTTGTCGCACCAAGAAATGCGGCCTGATGTCTGGGACACACTTATTAAAGCGAAGACAATTCGCGACACAAATAAATTCGAAGCTAATATGGAAGCATCAACTGATACTTTTAAATGTAGAAAATGTTTTTCGAAAAAGTGCACCTACATGCAAGCGCAAACTAGGTCGGCAGATGAATCGATGACTATATACGTCACGTGTTTAGATTGCGGTTCAAGATGGAAAACTTGTTAATTAAAAACTACAACCTTTAAAAAGGTTGTGCCAAACACACCAAAATACTTTTTTATATTTATATTTACATTAATATAAATATGAATTATATTTTTGAAGCAATTTGCGTAGGATTGTATACATCCGCAATTTATTTATTTTTCCATTATTTTATTAAAAATATTTACATTTTATTGTTAGTTGTTGGATTTTGTAAACATTTTATAAGTAATACATTTCGCATTCATACATATTATTGTAACTATGGAGAAGCCTGTATAAAAGTGATTAGACAAAATAAAACGTATATTTTTACCAGTCAATATATAGTATATGATTCAATGCTTGAATCTATATTATTTTTATTTTTTGGAGTTTGGTTATCAATGGTACTAACAAATATATACTTGTTTTTTACACTTGGCTTCATTTTACATATACTTTTTGAAAAATTAGGCATCCATAAATGGTTTTGTGAAAAACGATGTGAACCAATATAATCCTAAAAATAGGAATAACAATAATGGACAGGTATAATTAATAATAGTCTTTTTTTTTACCTGATTATGAAGCACATCATACGAATGAACAATGCCAGTATTATACATAATGTTATGCAATGTAGCATCTGGGAACCCTTTATGAACCTTGCGCAAAAACATCGTATATTTATGTTCTTTAAGTAGGTTACAAATTATATTAATATTCTCTTCAGTCCCCTCTTTAAATAAATATGGGCTTGTAGGGTTAGACATACGGCTCCAGTCGGCAACAGAACTATTATCGTTAATCATTGTTGCTTGATTTGTTAGTTCATTAAAAGTTTGTAATATAATGGCAAACATACTTTCGTTTGCTAATCCGCCTTCATTCACCATTTTATAAATATTATTTTTTGCTACCAAAAATAACATACATTTTTGCACGTGATTACGGGATAATGTAAACCAAGGGTCATTTGCGAGCCAATATTCTTTTTTTAATAACCGTAAATTTGCTCTTCTATGAATATTAATATTCCAATAAGCAGGTTGACATTTTAAAATAGATGCTTGATAATGATTGAAAAAAAGTTCTCTAAATTTTGTAGGAGCAATTATTGGAACACAAGATTCTGTTAGCATACAAAACCACGAATTGCCTAAATCATGATTAAAAGCATACGATAATAAGGATATATAAGCAGGAACTACTTGATAATATGTTGTTTTCTGTGTATACTGTGGCGGGATAGTATGCATTTTAATCCATGGAGATGTAATTTGATGAATATCTTTATAATGGAAATACACATTAATTATATCTTGATTTGGTTTTATCCAATCAATCCAAAATTGTTCTTTATTTAAAATATGTTCATAACTAATAATAAAACATAATGCTACTTTCATTAATATAACTTATATAAGTTATAAGTTATATATTTACACATAATAACGCTTTAACATACTTATTGCTGTTTAATCCATTTAATTACCCAATTAACACATGAAACGGATACGTTTTTAATGTCTTTTAATCCACTATTATTATTTTTAATATGAATGTCTGTGGGAACATTATTGCCGACCAAATAACATTTATCTATGTGGTCATATTCAAATATTTTTTGAATAGTTTCTGGTATTTTTGGTATATATGTTATAGTTGGGTTTTGTGTACTATTTCCCGATTCATTAATAATTGTATTTATTATATCATTAAGTATGACTTCTATATCTACAACTGTATTATCTGCATTATCTATAACTGTATTAACTGCATTATCTGTAACTGTATTATTTACATTTACAACTGCATTATTTACATTTACAACTGCATTATCTTGAGATTTAAGTAAGTTATATTTTAACTTTATTTTATTACACTCTAACGTGGATATGTCTAATAATGTTTGTAATCTTTGAATATTGGTTGTATTATTATTTTTTAACTGATTAATATAAATATATAAATGATATATCGAATAATAATCAATTAAAATGTGTATACCAGTTGCAATACAAATGTATTTTAAACTAATCATTGTATCATTATTTAAAATAATATTAAAATCATTATTTTAAATATATTTTATTATTTAAAAATTAAAAATATATTTATATTTATTAATGGAAGAAGCCAATTTATATGGCATTTTCAATGACCTATATACAACTCAACAATTGCAATATTTAAATAATGAGTTATCATCATTAACCCATGAAAGATACATAGTATACAATAAATACAACAATTTAATTTATAACATTGCACTAATACATCAAAAAATAGAGACATATAAAAATGTTTTAAATTTAAAAAAAAATCGTAGCATTTCTACATTGACATTTTTATCACTACAACAACCGCATATAAATGCTGTATTAAATAATCAAATAATAATGTATAATAAAATATTTAAAAAAATTAATAAATTTGTATCTAAAATAGATTATATTGATATTTTGATAAATAAAGTAAAATTTAAAATTTTATTTATTTAAAATATAATATTTTCAAGGTCTCTAATGCTCCAATATTCACTTCCGCCATTAGGTAAAGGTCTACGTATAATAAAAGGTATTCTTTTCTCTTTAAGTTCTATTTCTGCTATTAAATATCCATCAATAATATTTTCAGGAACTTTTACAAATGGAATAGAACCAGAATTTATTTGTTTTGCTCGTTGACCTAATATACGAGCCTTTTCATACTTTGTTAAATATGGTATTGTTTTATGTAGGTCATCAATGATAATGTCATCGGTATCTCTTACTACCTGTATCATTGCTAAAATTTCATCATAATTGTGTAAAACACATTCAGGGTGAAAATTAACTATGTAATTATCATTTACATCTTTATTAAATTTTTGTAAATATAGTTCACCATCGTCATCATCGTCATCATCGTCTTCTTCAGCATCTTGTGTATGATACACTGTTTTACCTGGAACCTTTTTAATTTTTTTGTTAGTTTCTTCTTTTTTTACATTGTCTTCTTCGTCATCTCCTCCACCAATCATAATGTCAATATCATCGTCTTCGTCATCTTCTTCCTCTCCTCCTACTTCCTCTCCTCCTACTTCCTCTCCTCCTACTTCCTCTTCTAGTTCAGAACTACTAGCAACAGAACTAGCATCAGATTCATTATTGTCATCATTATCGTTATTTTCCTCGTCTCCTCCCCCAAAGTAAGATTCGTCACTCATATTATAATAGTATAATGTGAGATAGTTTTAATTTATTATTTCAATTTTATTTAATAAAAAATAATAAAAACAATGCTAAATAAAATCATAATGTAACATTATTTTTGTTCTTCAGTTTTCCAAACAGTATCGCACGTTGAACATAAATATACATACTTCATATTTTTGTCATCATATCTAATATAAATTATTTCTCTTGGTTCATCTTTTGTATTAGTTCCACATTCTGGATTAGGGCATAAAATATTATTAATGCGGGGAAGTGTTGGGTCAAGTTTGGTATATTTATTAATGATATGACTAAATTCTTGCTCGGATTTTTTTATTTGAACAGTTGAAACTGTTACATTTTCTACTGATATTGTGGTGTCCTTATTTCCACAATTTCTACAATAATATACCAGTTTATTAGTATCAGTCTCGTCAATACTGATGTAATACATATTTTGGCATTGAGAACAGAAGTGCATTATTATATAATGTATGTATAATTTATTTATATTAAAATTATAATATTATTAATATTTCAATTTTATTTATATTACATTACATTACAACCTTTGAAAGGTTGTGCCAAACTGCTACGCAATAATTAAATATAATGTTTGTGACAAACTGCTACGCAATAATTAAATATAATGTTTGTCACAACCTTTTATTCAACGAAGTCTTAAAAAGGTTGTTAAAAGGTTGTATTCGTTTCAACAATTATCTTAACATTTTCTAATTTATGTTTTAATTGTTCATAATCAATCACAGTAGTCATTGAATATATTTTAACAATTTCTACCGACGGTAGACATGCTTTAGATGTAACAATGTGTTGTAATTTATCATAATTCATCAAAAATTTTTCTCTCATAAATGGATAAAAAATTTCAAAAGATGGTGGAATTATTTTTTTAGTATTATTTATTAAACTACAAATCGCAAAATCAATATTACAGTATTCAATGCTTTTTTGATAAGGTATAAAATCATACGATTGTTTATTTTGATGTGGTTCATTTTCCAAAGGAGCATTGTTTAATAAACTACATAATGTTAATAAAATGCTATTAAGTGTTTGACAAGAAGACCATTTATCACCTGACCAAGTATTAAGAATCGATATACATACTTTACCACATTTATATAGATTTGGATTAAATCTAGTAAACCCGTTATTTGTCATATATGTTACCTTAGGTGGTGAAAATGGATAATCGCAAGGATATTGAAACTCAAAAAAATAATATCCGCCAAAATATGGAGTATCGCTAGGTCCTACAATCATTGCATATCCTTTTAACATATCAGACTCGTCATGAGAATAATAAATTCCATTATCAGTTAATGGATTGTTGATAATTTGTTTTATATCTTTTAATAATCGTTGTATCGTGTCCTTTTTTATAGGTTGATTGTTAGTTGACATAATGTTATACTATTATTAAATGTCAAATTATATTTATATCAGTTTAATTATAAATATAATTATTACACAAAAGTTGGTATGATGAAAAGTAACGCCTATTTTTATTTTTTATAGTAAAGACATCGCATTGTAAATAACTGCCTTTATTTATTTAAAAAAAAAATGAAATAGAAAAATCTAAGTATATTGTATAAACAATGAATATAATAATGGCGTCATCGTCTCAATATAATGATTTATCAGATTTTCTTACAAAGCATAACGCTAAAAACAATCAGAGTGAAAAAGATAACGCAATGACTCATACTAGAATTGCCAGCACTGAATTGAAGATATATGGTGGCAGTTTTCACATAAGTAAAGAAGAATTGCCTACCTTTTACAAGTTGTATTATGAAAATGTATTTGTTAAAAATAGAAAAGAATATTTAACAGAAAAACAATTAGATTGTGATGGACCTGTTTTAGTTGATTTAGATTTTAGGTATGATTTTAGCGTTACAAAACGCATTCATACACCTGAACATATACAGGATATGATTGAATTGTATTTAGAACAAATTAAGGAATTATTTATATTTGAGGAAAATAAACCATTCCCCATTTTTATTATGGAAAAACCAACCGTAAATAGAGTTGTAGACAAACAAATTACAAAGGATGGTATCCATATGATTATTGGAATTCAAATGGATAGAACTTTACAAATGATGTTGCGTGAGAAAATTGTAAAAAAACTGGGGACTATTTGGGAACTCCCTTTAACTAATGATTGGGATAGTGTATTAGATGAGGGAATTAGCAAGGGGTGTATAAATTGGCAAATGTATGGTTCACAAAAGCCAGGATATGAAGCATATAAATTGACGCATTATATTGTAGCCGAATTAGATACAACAGATAATGAATGGATGACGACTCCGAAGCGAATCGCTGACTTTGATTTATCAAAAGATTTATGTCTATTATCGGCACAATACACAAATCATCCAAAATTTGAAATGAATCCTAAAATTAAAGATGAATATATAAGAAAAACAAATGACCTAGGCAATAAGGTAAAAAAACACAAAAGTAAGGGTAAGGTTAATTTGGCATTAGTAGATGAAGAAGATGATGCTATTGGTGTAGATGATATTACTAATATGGAAACATTAAATAAAGCGGTAGATTATTTTATAAGCAGTCTTAAAATTAATGAACAACCTATAAAGGAGACCCATTTATACACGCAAATATTGCCAGCCAAATATTATCAACCTGGTTCGCATTTACTAAATAGGCAAGTCGCGTTTGCTTTAAAACATACAGATGAACGATTATTCTTATCTTGGATTTTGCTAAGGTCGAAAGCAGAAGATTTTGATTTCGACACAATCCCGAAACTATATAATGAATGGACACATCATTTTAATAAAAGACCAGATGGTGTAACGCGCCGGTCTATTATGTATTGGGCAAAGCAGGATTCGTTTGAAGAATATGAAAAGGTTAAAAAAGATACAATTGATTATTATATTGAAGAAACCATATTTGAAGCAGGCGATTTTGATTATGCGATGGTGTTATATCATATGTTTAAAGATAAATTTGTATGTACCAGCATTACTAACAAAATATGGTATGTGTTTAACAATCATAGATGGGAATTAGACGAAGGTTATGCCTTACGCATGATTATTTCAAAAGAATTATTTCATTTATATTCTGAAAAACAAAATCAATATTTGGCAGATGCTCAAAATTATGAACCCAGTAATGAAATTCATGAAAAAATTCAAAGAAAAATAAAAAAAATAGCCGAAGTATGTCTTAAAATGAAGAAAACAAATGATAAAAATAATATTATGCGTGAAGCGATGGAAATTTTCTTTGATAAAAATTTTAATAAGAGTATGGATGCTAATCCATATTTATTGTGTTTTACAAATGGAGTATTTGATTTTAAAAATAAAATATTTCGAGATGGTTATCCGCAAGATTATGTTACTAAGACAACGCACATTCCCTACATAAAATATGACATTGAATCTACTAAAGTTATTACAGAAGACATTTTAAGATTTATGGAACAATTATTTCCTCAAAAACAATTGACAGCATATATGTGGGAACATTTAGCATCTTCATTAATTGGTATAAAGAAGGAACACGTATTTAATATTTATAGAGGTTCAGGGTCAAATGGTAAATCCATATTAACTGATTTAATGTCACAAGCATTAGGTGATTATAAGGGTACAGTTCCCATCACTCTTGTTACTGAAAAACGAAATATTATTGGTGGAACTTCATCAGAAGTGATGGCATTAAAAGGTGTAAGATATGCGGTTATGCAAGAACCGTCGAAGGATGCTGTTATTAACGAAGGAATTATGAAGGAGTTAACTGGTGGAGACCCGTTACAAGCAAGGGCATTGTTTTCCAATAGTGAAATATTTATTCCTCAGTTTAGTTTGGTAGTGTGTACTAATGAATTGTTTGAAGTTAAAAGCAATGATGACGGCACTTGGAGAAGAATGAAATTAATAGATTTCTTATCAAAGTTTATTTCTGAAGGAGAGACATATAGAGATACTACACAACATGTATTTCCAAAGGATAAAAGTTTAAAAGAAAAGTTACCATTGTGGGCACCTGTATTTATTAGTATGCTTGTTAAAATAGCATGCGAAACTAATGGGGAAGTAAAAGACTGCTTAGAAGTAATTGCCGCTTCTAATAAATATAGACAAGGACAAGATGCCATTGCTGGATTCATTAATGACAAAATTGTAAAGGACATTGATGGGTCGATTGGTAAGAAAATTCTCAATGATGTATTTAAAGAATGGTTTCAAAATAATTTAGGCAATAGACGACCACCAAAATTGGCTGAATTAGAGGAAATACTAAATAATACATTTGGAAATAGAAATGTAAAAACAAATAAATGGCACGGAATTAGAATTAATTATGACGATGAAAACGAAGACGCTCTTGACAACCTTTCCGCTACGCTGTAAAAGGTTGTGCCAAACCATAATACAACCTTTTACATACTTCGTTGAATAAAAGGTTGTTATATATTTTTATTCAAATGGAGAAGTTTGGCACAACCTTTTCAAAGGTTGTTATAAACATTAATCGGCATCATATTTTTTATTTTTATATACAAATTATATAAAAACCCTGTTATAAAATGTATTATATATGGTAAAAATAAATATACAATAATAGTTACAAGATTGATTATAATTTTACCTATACTATTCCAAGGTTTGCGCAGTATTGTTATTATTACAACAACTATAAATAATATATAATAAATATACCACCAAAATCGATACCATAATGTTAACCTTGCTAATGCCTCTGTTTCATAATATGTTTTTCTATCATTTGTTAGTATATCTCCATGTCTATCTTTTAATTGCCCTTTTAGTTCTATATTTTTGTTAGTATAATCTGTTAATAATTCCTTTGTATAGGATGAATTTATTAACGCAGTATTATAATAAGAATTCATGGTTTCAGCGTTTGATACTTCCTCGTTAAAACTGTCGCCTATTAAGGTAGCCATTGTAGTTGCCTTATTCTTTAATTCAGTTTCAAGCATGTTATCATAATATGGCTGACTTTCTGTATACACATAATAATTTTTTTTAGACTCTTCTAATACAATTGGTGCTGTTTGTATATTAGTTTGGGCATTTAAATATTTTTGTTTTAATTGTTCACTTGTTTTTATTTTTTGACAAGTAGGGCCACACGTTAACCTTTCAGCAGAAGTTGCTAATAATGCAGATAGTTTATCTGTTGTAGTTTGTTGTTTTTGAAGTAAATTTTTTTGTTGAATTTTTTGTTTATTTTGTTGAAATTTAGCAAACAAATTATCCATCTTGTATTATTCATAGATTTTAAAAAACAAATAATGTATTTTTATGCGTTTGACGGAACAACATTTCCACCTTTTAATCTTACAACAGGTTGTGGTTGTGAAAAAGCATATTTACTTAATACTCCAGAAATAAATGATTCTTGTGTATTTGTAGTAGCATTTGGTGTATTTGTAGTAGCATTTGGTGTATTTGTAGTATTTGGCGTATTTGGTGTGCTCACATTTGCCTGATTATTTTTCGCATATATTGGATTAGGAACACATACATTTGTATTAGTATCATAAGTGCTTCCCTCGTAACAACATTCAGACCCAATACATACCAATGAAGGAATAGACCAAGGACTTATGTCAGAGATTTGACTGGTAGCAGTAGGAGCAGTTGATTGGTTAAAATTCCAATTATATTCATCCCAATTCATATTATCTCTATTTGATATATCAATTAATTGATAACCGATTAAAACAACCGCTATAATTATAACTATTCCTGTTAAAAAGACATATATATTTGAGGGCAAAATTCCATTATTTGCTAAAATAGATAAAATTATTATTGGAATACAAAATATAACTACTGTTTTCATTAATTTTGTATGCGAGTTGTATCTTTTACCATAATATGTATTTATTTCTACCATTCTTAATTTGTTATATTTTTGGTCTTGTAATACATTCATGCGTCGTTTTGATTCATTTAATTCATTTTCAATTACATCAATTGCTGACATTTGTTCTCCCAAAGTATTTCTCGATGTTGATATATTTTGTTGATAAAATGAATACATATCTTTCATACTGGCATATAAATTCAATCGCATTTGTGAAATTTCGTTGATTTTTGTTATTATTGGTTGTTTTTGTTCTGCGGTTAAATTAACATTATCTAAACTATCATATAATTGTTGTTCAGTATTTTGTAACTGAGATATGTTATTTAATACTTGTTGGTTTCTTTCCTGTAAATTATCAAAATTATTTGAATTATCTGTCATTATATAAAATATAGATAGATAATTATCTCTGAAATCTAATTTTTCATTGTATTTATTGTAACTATAAGTATTGCTATTGCTAAAATACCCCAAAACGCATAATTATAATTCTCTTGAATAACTCTTAAATCAGTATCTGTAAACATACCATTTATGTCGGAAATATTTAAATTTTGCATACCTTCTATATTATTAGATAACATTTTTATTTCATTTTTTATTGTTAAACTTGTATTTTTATACATTTCCAATTTTTTTTTATATTGAGAAGCATTCATATTCATCTGTTCATATATTTTATTATTTTGTGTATACAAATTTTCCATTTTTAATGATATTTGTTGACCCAATGCTAATAATTCGGTTTTTACATTATTATATATTTCTCTATTTGCGGGTGATACAACTGGCAGATTACACTGCACATTTGGGTCCATCATTTGACCTTTCGCATAATTATCATATTGTATTGTATCTATATCTACCATTTGATTATTACAAGTGCTAGATGTTTTTAAAGCTCGTTTTTTAATACCTAAAACCAAATTACTAACCGATTGTTTATCCCCTTTAGGATATGTATTGCTATTTTTTAACCAACAAGTGTTAGTAGTTCCTTGATACACATATCCAAAACAATCAGCATTATTATTACAAGCAGATTGACAACTCGGTTGGTCAGTTACAGATACAGATGATATATCGTTTCCTGCCGAATCGGCATTGTTATATATTTGATATTCATTTGAAACTCCAACCATTGAATCGGGATATTCTCTTAAATAGTTATTTGAATCAATATAACCTACTTTATTTAAAGACGATTTATTGCCTGTTGCGTTCATTTCATAAACCGCGTTTATCCAAGAGGCGCCATAGTTTATGCCATTAGAATCTTTACTACAACCAGCCCGAGTTTCAGAGGTATACAACACCAAATTTCCATCTGGTTGCATAATTAATTGTAATGAACCATCAGTTGAACCTATCCATTCATCAGCAACCAAACTTTCCCCCATTTTTAAATAATTTCTACCATATTTTCCTTTTGTAGCCACCCATTCTGGATTCCCATTTTTTTGTTTTCCATTTGTGTCAGAACCCCATACTCCTCCTCGAATATCGCCAGGTTCTTTTCCTCTATAAACACAAAAATTACCATCATCTAATAATGTCGCAAAAAATACACAATTCAACATATTTTGGGGGGTTGGATTTCTTGTATAAATATCTCTATCATTATTTGCGTTTTGCGAACTAAGTGTTATTTGGGTTTTTAACCAGCATGAGTTTCCCGTTAATTTATTAAACGCAACCCCAGCACAACTATCATTATTATTACATAATAATTTACAATCATCCACCGTTTTATTATCAAAATAACCTATGTCACTATAAGGAGAATCCACATTATTACTAACAGAATATGTTTTTTTACAATCTGCTGGTGCATACGCTGTAGCAAATATGACTGTTCCTGAAGAATTATATACTATCATTTGCCCTTCAGTTGTTAATGACGTGTATGCTCCAGACTGACCCTGGGTTCCCGACGACCAAATTGGAATAGCAGGAGATTGTGTAGTAGATGCGTCGCCATACATTTGAGTTCTTGATAAATCATTGCTTGTTAAACATTGAGAAGAACCATCTGTATGAACATCTTGTAAACCAAAATATTTATATCCATTATCTACAGCATATTGTTGACAAGTATCAAATGACCCATAAGTTGAATTATCAGAATTTAAAATCATTGCTCTTTTGTCAGATGTAACATTCATATCCGAATTTGTAAATAAATTCCATTCTGCTATTTGAACAGATACACGGTCATTTGTTTGGTCGTCGTTTCCTACTTTATCAATAATAATTCTATATGTTCCATAAGCACCTGGACTTGCGACAGTATATGTTTTTGCTGAACTACTAAAAAATGATTGACTCACTTGCCTATCTACAGTATACCATTGGTTATCCTTTGAACCTATAACATACCAACTATTTGGACTCCTAAAAGCATTATACCCTACCCGTGGGAACAATGAATATTGTAACATTGTGGTAGCATTTGGCACATTTATTTGTAAAAATTCGCCAGCAACTGAACTTGTGCCATTTATAGAAGTTGTAGCAGTTCCTTCGTAAACTCCAGTTACGTTATTATATTTTGCATTACTGCTGTCTCCGCTATTCCAAAAAGTATTTGGATTTTGGTCAAACACTGCCCATGGCCCAAAACTATTATTATTTCCAACATAAATGCTAGACGCAATTGTAGTATAACCATTTGCCCCATTTGTCGAATTCATAATTGGAACTATATTGACTGTTGTAGACGGAGGCTTGTCATTATAGCAACCAACATATGTTGAACTAGGATTGTTAATTAATTTCGAGGCATATACATTTTTCCCCGCATTACTACAACTTTGTCCTTGAACCATTGCTGAACCAACAATTAAAGAGGGAACTGTTGGAATAATTGAACCTTCAATATAAGAACTATTCCAAGAAATAGATAAATTTACTAATTCGCTTTGAGATGGACACCCATTCTTACCAACTGTTCCATTATATATATCGGTTGTCAAATAAGGTTTAGCGACTCCTTGAGTAGTAACATAACATATAGTTCCATCTATAAAAAGCACGTTTTTCCCCAAATAAGGATTTGAACTACTTGTTCTATTTATTGTATCTAAACTACCATTACCGATAGTTTTTTCAATCGTTTTATATTGTTGCAATAATGATTGATACTGACTTTGCAATAGTTGAAGTTCAACCAAATCAGCCTGATTCGCACTGGAAATATTATTGGTTCTAATATCTTGTTGGGTAAATGCCTCTAATGTGACATTGTTATTTATTTTAGGGTTTCGTGTTCTAACGCTTTTTGTAATTTTACTTTGATATTTTGTAAATTGTTTTCCTTGATTTAAAGATATTCCATTCATTGTTAGTAATATAAATAAATACTAAATTTTTATTTAATTATATTTAATTATTTTTTATTTTTTATTTTTTTATTAATCCGATAATTATTATTAACAATATAAGCCACATTTACACAAATAAAAAAGTTATTAAACCCATTATAAGAAATAACAAAAAAATAACCTTTGACGAAAGAAATTCAATTCCAAACAGTTTTTTTAAAGTTATTATTAATACAAGTGCTGATAATAAAGCCCAAATTCTATAAGACTTATTTTGTTGATTTGTAAATAAACTCTGGTTTTCATTATCTTGTTCAACTGAATAATAATCCTGAAGTTGTTTTTCCATGTGTATTTTTTGCTGTAATAATTTTTGATAATATTCATCTAACTGTTGTTGTTTTTGTGCGTTTGCCGATTGTTGTTGTTTAACCTGAGGATTTATTTGTTTCAAATATGACCCTATTTGTTGATTTAAACTTAATAACTTGCTATTCAATGATTGTAACATATATAATGATGCTTTTTGTGATGTAATCAAAGCATAATCTGAATCCGTTCCAACGCTAATATTGTTATCACCAGTTCTAGTCCAACAATGTCTTTTTACTGGATTAAATGTTGCACCTGAACAAGTTAAATCAGATGCACACATAGATTCGCATTCTGATACGGTAGATACAGTTGCTTCTTTTAAAGCACCTGTCCCCCACCATGTTCTTCCAGGCAATTCAGTAAATGAAGTATCTATATTGGTCTGTAAAGCATTAATATAATTATTAAAAGCCTCTTGGTATTGTTTTAAAGTAACATCGTATTCTTTTTCTAGAGTTTCAACCTTTATTAAAACATCATTCATTTTATCTTGGGTTACTCCATTAGAATCATTCATAATATATAATATATGTAAATAAAGAAAAAAAGAACTTATTTATTGTTGTTGTAATTTATAACCGTTCAATTTATAACCTGTAAAAAAGGAACATATGCCAACAATCGCACATTACCTAGTCTAGTAGGCTGATGTGTTAAAATATTAAATTCGGACATAGAATATGTTTCTAGATATTTGTTAGTTGAATCCTTAATGTACTTCGACATGTCACAATCTACTAGAAAACCCTTCCTAACTTTATTCATTTCAAAACAAAACATTGTATTTATTTATACATTTAAAAAAATACAATAATGACTACGAATTGGATTTTCGAGATGCCATAATTATGACAGACATTATTATTGCTATTGAAATAAGGTATTGCCAATTTTTAAAATATTGTGAATTATATTCTTCTTTGGAATCATCTATAAGCAATAATGAACCATTTTGTGTATTTTCTAATCCAGAAATTAGTTTTATAAGTTCACCATTCAGTTTTTTTTCATCCTCTAATTTTAATGATACTGTCTCCATCTGTGAATTTAATTCTTCAATACTTTTTTCTATATTATTAGTTGTTACAAACATATCTCTGCTCATTGTTTGTAATTGTCCTTTACTATTTGCATAGTAATTTTGAAATTCATTAACTTCTGGATTTTTATTAAAATATACATAGTATTTTTTAAAATCATCTAAAGCAGAAAAAAAGGTTGTTTGAATATTTTTTATTTTATCAGCAAAAATGTGAGATTGAGGGTCCATATATATACAACCATTTTATAAAGTGTAAAATTTATTTTTAAAAACCTTATTAGTTACATATTCTATAATATGGTGCCGAAATTGCCGTTTTACTGGGTCTAATAATTTCACATACTTGTCCAGGTCTAATTCCAATTGCCTGAGCAACTGGGTCAAATCTAGAAATATCTGGAAATTGAACATCATCCATAATATTATATTTTGTTTTAATTGCTATTTTTTCAGCATTCGACAAAATTCTATGAGGTGGAACTAACACATGATCTAAAATATTAAACTGTAATCTTTTTAATGTGACAATAATAATAAATATACCATCTTGTTCCCAAATATGTTTTAATGTATTGGTTAACGTTTCATTTACTTCATCTTTTACAACAATAAATAATGTATCTTTTTTTGTTAATACTTCCTCAATATTAAATAAATCATCGATTATTTCTTGTAAATTTGCCGGTCGTAATGATTTTGCTAAATAATATCGAATGTATATTTTACGGGTTGTTTCATCATGCGCTGTTTGACCCGCTGTATCTAAAATCATATCTAACTGATTATTTGTTTTCATAGTATTTACTTCATTCACACTAAACCCATTATAATCTGTTATATAATACCCCTGAGCATCCATCAAACTTAACAAAATATTTCTTGATTTATAAACAGCCGAAATTAAACTACTGGTATTTTGACTTGTCATGCTTATATTATTATTATAATATAAACATATTGCCTTTATTTTGTTTCAATTTTAAGTTATATTTATTGTTTTAGTTGTTCCTTCATTAGAACTTGTTATGTCATTGCTATCAGAACTTGTATCAACAGATGGCGAACCGTCATTTTGTTCATATGGTTCTAAATGTAAACTGTCACGTAATTCTCCAATTGGATCTGTGTATTTATTATTAATAATCGTTATTTTTGGGGCATCGATATCACCCCCTAATTTATTAAAGGCACTTGCTATAGTTTTATATTGGCTTCCTAATGCGTCTACTTGATATTTAACTGGAAGTCGTTTAAACATATCAGTTAAACCAGAACCTCCTTGTTGCCCTTGTTGTCCTTGTGAATCATTTTGTCTAGCAGATTTTGCCATAATTGTTCTCATTACAATTTCTTGTTGTTCTTTAGGCATTTGTAATATAGTTGATTGTTTATCTCCAGGCAATTTATTAAAATAAGCATTCATCATTTCATTGTTAAACACATTTGCGAATCCTTTGCCATATTGTGGAGACCCTGGAGCAAATGGTGGATGCCCTGGAGGGGGAAAATTAGGAGACACTGGAGCAAATGGTGGAGACTCTTGGCCATATTGTGGATACCCTGGAGGGGGAAAATTAGGAGACACTGGAGCAAATGGTGGAGACACTGGAGCAAATGGTGGAGACTCTTGGCCATATTGTGGATACCCTGGAGGGGGAAAATTAGGAGACACTGGAGCAAATGGTGGAGACACTGGAGCAAATGGTGGAGACTCTTGGCCATATTGTGGATACCCTGGAGGGGGAAAATTAGGAGACACTGGAGCAAATGGTGGAGACACTGGAGCAAATGGTGGAGACTCTTGGCCATATT